CGCCACCTGCGACAATGATATATCTTCCTACTGTTGAATCATAGACTCCAGTGGCTCCACCGCCACCTCCTCCACCACCAGACCAACCAGACCCACCAGCTCCGCCTCCTCGTCCCCCAGATGCAACATCACTGGATCCAGGTCCACCATAAGCAGAGAAATTTCCGCTTCCACCACCATTACCACTTCTACCAATTCTAAAGGTTAAAGTTCTTCCTCCAGGAGTTAATATAAAACGTCCAGCCCTACCATTAGCACCATTTCCACCTGGGCCACCGGCATCGCTACCACCATTCCCACCTCTTGCTCCAGCAAGAGTAACTTCAATATCTGTGGAGTCGGTTGGTAAATCTATTGAAGAATCACTAGTATAAGTGACATCTACTCTTGTTGCTGACGTAATAGTTGTGATGACTCCATCATCAACAGCAACTCCATCTAGATACCATTGATAGGTTGAACCTTGAGTGAAATAAGTATCAGTCAGTCCACCATCAATAGTAAAGGTAGTGTTTGTATTTGTTGCTACCGTTCTATTTGATGGTTGAGCAACAATTTCTAAAAGTGGATCAACAGTTAATGTTGCAATACTAGAGTTTGCAGGTTCCAAAATTGCATTACCTGTTGATCTAGCACTTCCTACTGTGACTGCAACACCAGGTAATCCATAAGCAGAAGGTACATAATCTGCAGTAAGATAAAACTGTCTTTGATTATCTGTTGGAGTGATAAGTCTTGATAATGTAAGTGTAGTAGTAGCAGTTCCAGTGACATAAGTGCTATCACTTAATGCGCCTACTCCAACTTCATACCAACGATATGCAATGGATCCCGTATTTGTTGCTGTGTTTGCTACCGATCCAACAGTGATGAATGATGCTGTTGCAATACCAGTAAAAGTAGCAATTCCACTTCCAGTTCCAGAAATAACACCAGTGGAAGCAACTCCTACTGGTTGTGTTGTAAATGATAATATAGGACCGTTAAGATCAAGTTTGGTCTGCTGACTATTATTCATAGTGCTCTACCTTAGTTAAAGTTTTGACCGACTACGACTCCATATAATCCAGAACTTGTAATATTTGTTCCATCAAAGGTCTTGAAGGAGTAAATATCAGTTCTATTCGCAACTGTTGTAACACCAGGTAATACACCACCTGCAGGCCAGTAAACTGGAATAGATATTCCACCAGAGTTCTTAAAGGTGTCAATACCAACGCTACGATTACCTGTAGAATCCTGATCAATTCTTAATGTGAACTGAGTTGAACCTGCAGGGGGATTGAGAACGATAAATTCGTTAATATTACCAGTTGCAGTGCAAATAAATGATTGTGCCTTGGATAAGTCTACAGTTGCGATACCAGCAGATACCGTGATGAAGTCTACGTTTTCACTATAAGTCTTCAGTCTTGTATGACCTTCAATATCAAGTTTTGCTCTTGGAACTGATGTACCAATACCGACCAGACCACCAGTAGAAACAATTGCAGTTGAACTTGCACCAACATAAAGTGAAGTTGCAGTTACAACACCAGCAGTAATTCTACCTGATGAACTATTCAGATCATATGCACCTGTTGCAGTTAGAATTCCAGTTACAAATACATTGTTTGCGGTGATAACCCCTACAAACTTTGCTTCACCATTGACATAGAGAGTTGTTGATGCAGTTCCAATTAGTCCAACTTCAAGATTAAATCTAGGAACTGATGTACCAACTCCAACATTATTCAGTGTAGTGTTATAAATTCCACCAGTAATATTAGTCCAACCAGTTGCGCTTGCATTTAGAGATGTTAATGCACTACCATCACCAACGAAAGCAGTAGCATAACACGTACCAATGATATTTGTGCTACCATTGACGTGCAACTTAAAGTTGTTTGCTGTAGTTCCAATACCTACACCACCATTTCCATCAACAGAGAACTGGGTTGTTCCAGAACCAACCAGAAGTTTTGCAGTTCCTGGCGAAGTGGTTGCAATTCCAACTTGATCAAAAAGACCAATGTTGAGTGTCTTGGAAAGGCTAATAGGACCAAAACGATACCAATCATTGTTAGTGGTGTAAATCCAACCAACATAACCACCCGCAGTTGGGTTGTCTAGGTATACAATGTCTCCTGGGTTTCCTGCAAGTGCTGGTGTTGCAATACCAACAGTATACTTTCTAGAAACTGTCGAATCACCTTGTAAGAACAGGGAGAATGCTTCAATACCTTTTGTTGAGGTTGATGTGAGTTTGTTACTGAAAATAACAGGTCCATTAAATTCAGATGTTGCTTTACCATCACTCCCACCTTCAACACGAATTGAACGTCCAAAGGATCCTTCGATTGGATTAATAACATTCAGTCCTTGTTGTGCTCCAATGTCTTCTCCAGTGATGGTTTGAATAGGGGTATCAAAGATTTCTTCCAATCCAGTGATGGAACTCATCTTCTTATTACCGGAGTATGAAATACCCTTATCATTCATACCAGTGTAGAAGTTGATACCTCCATTCTTTCTGGTTGATTGTGCAAGAAGTTCTTCCTGAGCAGAGATTTGACGATCCTGCTTATCTGGGAATGCAGTTGAGTAATTACCAGGACCAAATCCAACATATTCAAAGGTATGACCTGATGCACGAATAATGGAGTGTCTTCTTAATTCAACTGGTTTGACATCAATCTTTCTAACAACCGTTCCTGCAATATGAGTTGTTGCTTTAGAACCAAGAACACCACGAAATACGGTGATTGGGTTCGTAGCACCAGTGATGCTGCTTGTTGATGTGGTTGTCTTGATTCTCACAATCTCATCATCAATCATCAAGTAATCACCAATGTTCACATCCAAGTTAGCAACTGATGTGATATTGATTTGATCAGTCGTTGCATTGATAACTGGACTTGCAAGTGTGGTAGTAATACCAGCATAAATCGTGGTCATTCTACCATTCAAGTTTTCATTATCAACTGTGATAACGCCATCATTTGAAGTTACACCTTCACGATATGCAAAGAGTGTTCCAGTTGCTGATGGAGCATTTGTAGAAACTCCAACATTTATTTTAAATGAGGTGAGACTTACATTTTCAGTAACAACGAAGTCACCAGTGTAGATACTTTGATTTGCACCAACGACACGAACCTTACTGTCTACCTTCAGTCCGTGATTGTTTGATGTAGTGACTGTTGCAATACCAGTTGTATTATCATAACTAAAAGCATTGATACGAAGTGCTTCGCCAGTCAGATAGACATAAGCAGTTGCAGTGTCTGTTGCGCCAATACCAGTTGTATTACCTGTTCCTACGGTAGAAGTTGATGTAACAGTGAAACTCTTTGCTGCACCAACAGAAACATTCGTAATTCTGTAAACATTATTGTAAGATACATTGGTTTCTGATGATACGCCAGCAATTCTAACAACATCACCGACATTATTATAGATGCCAGATACAGTTACAACTGCTTGTGAATATCCCGTTGTTGTACCAACACCAACGACTGCAAGAGTATTGCCAATACCATAAGCAGATCCACCATCCATAATCTTTACATCAGTGATGGTTCCTGACCCATTCACTGTGATTTTTGCTGTTGCGTGTTGTCCAGTGGTTGAACCAGCAAATCCTACAAGTCTTGCATTATAGATATTGCCAGCAGTGCCTGAGCCATAACCAGCACCTGCAGTTGTAAGAGTTAGTCTGGTAATTCTATTCAGTCCATGATCAATGTTTGTATTAATCGTGTGTGCAATACCACTGGTACTGGAAATAATATCAGTAACACCAACACCAATATCAGTATCTCTTAAAAACTTGGAGATTGTTTCTTTGGTGATGCTATTACGAACATCATTAACTACAACTTCACCAATCAGAGATGATGATGCAGAACAAATTGTTTCATCTGGATCTGATTCTGGATTATCACGGTTAATTTGTGGGTAAAGTTCTTTAACTGGTTGAGAGAACTTTTCACTTGTAAATGGATTGATTGTTGGACTATTTGAAGCATTTAGGATTGTGAGGTAGTAGATACCATCTTGCTGGCCTGCGACATATTTTTGTGCTTCTTGGTTTCTATAAACATAGTAAGTATCCTTGTACTGCTTTCTCTTAAAGTATGGAAGAGAGGTTGTTCTAGCACTGGTATCATTTGTAAAGGTTCCGGGATCAGTGTTTAGTCCAACAGTAAATTCTTTTGCGCTACTTACACCAACGACAGTATAATTTCTATTGAAACCAGTATTTGCAACACCAGTTGTATTATTGGTACTCTTGATGTTAACTAGTTCAACTTGTGATCCAACAGATAGATTATGCGGAAGTTCTGTTGTAATCTTTGCGGTGTTTGATGACCACTGTGCGTTTGCAACAAACCTAAAGTTTCTCTGTTGGTTTACACTACTGAGAGACCCACTTCCAAAGTAAGTTTGAATTTCTCCATCCGTTGATCCAATTGAAGTGTTGGACTCTTGCAGAATAAATGCATCAACTGGAGGTCTTGCAACTACAGATCCAGTGTTTTTTGGAATAACATATCTAATTCTGTAGAGAGTATCAGTCGATGTGCGATTATCTGGTCTACGCTTGATGTATGTTCTAGGAGTCGCTGCGCCAAGAGCAGTAGAACCAAGTCCTACAACAGTTGAATAGATGGTATTATCTGTTGCAGCAGTTGATACCTTAATATACCACTGACTGTTAGTGCTATCGTATTGAACAGGGTGGCCAATATCACCGGAGTTTTTATCAGCAACACGACTTACAACTGACAAAACTCCACCTTTATCGTTAATGGTAATTGCATTAGTGGAAACTGTTGAGTCACTTTCAGTCTTTGCAAGTTTCAGTTGACTTGAAGTGAGTGTACCATCAACGGTGTTGGTAATTGCATAATATACTATATTTGGAGATAATCCATCAGGTAACTGTCCATTATCACTGAGTACCCGAACAGATTCGCCGCTGAAAAATGTATGAGCACTGGTAAGGTTGAGTGTATTGCTGTTTGATACACTATTCGCAGTTCCAACACGACCAACAATGAACTTCTTCTCAGAGCTGGACTGTGATCCAGGCATTACAATACGAGCACTGTATTCTGATACAGACCCACCAGAAGAAACAAGAACTTTCAGCGTATCATTCTCTCTTGCACCAATACGATATCCTTCCAGTACATTCTCTGGTGGAATGTCTGAGTTTGTTTGATTATAGAGATAAAGATGTCCAGTTGATGCAACACCAACGGTTTTGTTTACATCAATTGCATTAAATTCAATTGCAGTTTCAGTAAGAGGTAATTCCTTAGGTGGAATAATGTGAGTGATATATCCTAGATCATCTTGAGGAAATGCATCTTTACGGAAACCTGTTGCAACCAGTGCTTTTGCACCAAAGTTGGAGTTGGAGTTTGTAACAGACTGATCGCCACCACTATCGGTTGAGAAATGTTCTGCATAACCGATAGCAAAAATTGAAACGTTCTGAATAAACGCTTCATTAATTGTCTTAATATGGAAGTTACGATAAGTTGGTTTAAAAATTGCTCTAGAATTATTGCTTATTGTTTCATTTCCAGGTTTTGTGTTATCATCGTATTCGCCTGTTGCTGAGTTATAAACAACAAATGCCTTGTCATCTTTTTGAAGACCGATACCCGTAAATTGGGCAATAACCATAGACTTAAATCCACTGGCCTTATCACCATCAGCAAGAACGCCACACATACCAAATACGGAGCGCAGTGAGATGTTGAAGATGTATGGCGATGCTGACGTAACTGTATCTGATGAGAGTGTTAATGATGCACTAGTAACGCTTGGAAGTGCAACTGTTGGGGTGTTTTGAACTTGATACTTGAAGTTTGTATCATCAACTCTTTCAGTAACAACAAACTGACCATTGTAAGTAGACTCTGATACATTACGGATACGGAATGCAGTATCAACATCTAAACCACTGACTGTGGATGCAGTAGTAACAGTAATGGTTGTTGTTGCAGTGACACCATCGCCAGATCTGATACTGGTGATTCCTACTTCACCTCCAGTAGGACCAACAATACGATATTCATCAATCTTTGCCTGAATGTCTAAACCAGAGCTTGGATAGTCTGGTTCAATCGCACGGCCAGAAGATTGTCCATAAGCAAGACCAACCTTCTCATAATACATATCCAGATCAGTACGATCTGTTGAATAGTTAGTGATAAATGCATCATTGATGAAGACATCATTTACTCCATCAGCATATTCAAAGCAAGTCAGTTTATGATGAGAAAAGTTAGGAACAAATAGATTTGAAGTATAATCAATATAGCACTGACCATTTGGATCAGCATCAAACATAGAAAACTGCCAGAAGTAGCACCCACCAGTTACACGGAAAATTGTAGATCTAGCGATATTATCATTTGTTGGATCTGGAACATACTTCGGACGAATCTTTGTTTTGCGAAGATCCAGACCAACGATTGAAGTACCACGAGGAACAATGACCCCACCGTGAATACTGTTTAGCTTATAGAGAGCATTATTTGAAGTCGTTAAATCAAAGTTACTTGTTAAATCAAAAGCAGGAAAATCGTTTGATGTAGTTCCATTTCTTAATTTAAAATTACTTAAACCGTCAGGAATCCATCCAGGACGGTTATCAACTAGGTGATCCCCAGGATAAAGAAGAATGGTAGTCTTTCCAAATCTATCATTATTCAGCCCTCTTTGATATGAAAATCTAGATGCCTCTATCAGTGCTCTCTGAATCGTTTTGAAAGGACGTGTCAGTGAGTTACCTTGGTTTTCAATAGAGTCTGTTGCATCAAGAGAGTTTGGATCAACGTAGATGATTGTACCACGAACTGATTTCAGAAAATTATCTAATCTGGAGAGACCCATCTTATTAGTGCTTATAGTTTCCGTTATGGATTATTTATCATACAACAAAACCCCCCGAAGGAGGTTTTGAAGCACACGGAAGGGGTTTGGTTTGAGTATCGCCTTCTTTATTTTACCACGATTGTTCTTCCCACGTCAACCTTTTTTTCAACTCTTTATCAAACACCATCAAATATCTATGCTTTCTACTTCGGTCCTTCCATTCACCATCTTCACCCTTTATTTTTCCACGAGAGTGTTTAGTTCCGTCTGAATAGTAGAAATCTTTTTTTCTATCCGTGAGACCGTAATATTTAAAGTTGCAAGCACGATAGATTGTACCAGAATGGAAATCGTTATCAGCATAAGAGAGGATTGCTTTAACTTCAGTATCTCTCCGAAGTTGTCTAATCGCTTTTGAAACAAACCAAGAAGTGATGTTATATTCACTAGATTGTGTATCAGGTCTGATGCATAATCTGGAGAGTTCGAATAGTCCTTGTTGTTCGTGTCTTTCAAGTTCAAATGCTCCTTTCGCAATTTCAGGTACAGGTAATCCAGTAAAAATACAAACTCCTAAAACACCACCAATATTCAGTGGAGAGAAGTCATTGTGTTTGAATAATCCATAATTATAACCAGACTTAAATCCTTTTGATAAGTCTTTTAGGTAATGATATTGAAGTAGAAGGTCTTCTGCTTGTTTTTTAGAAACTTTATCAATATAAAAATCAGACTTCACCTTTACTCAACATATATTCTACAGTATTTGCTACGTCATTCATAGCATCACGAAGATTTGGTTGCTGTCCTGATTCTTGCCTAACAACAGGACGCACATCATCACACAAAGTCCATCGCCACTGCCCCATATCTTTACACCACCAAAGATTAATTTTCATTTTTGAAATACTCCAATTTTACCCAATTAAGAAGAGTGTTATAAGAATAAATTGCTGCTTCATTGCAGTTATTCTTTTTCATATCCTCAATATAAAATTCTAGTGCTTCTATCACCATTTGGCGATCTTTTTGTGATATTAATGACATTTTGGAGTATTAGAACTCAAGCCCCCGATCCGATTTGAACGGACGACCGACGGTTTACAAAACCGTTGCTCTACCACTGAGCTACAAGGGCATTAATCTTGAGGTAGCATTTCTGGATTTTCCAGTTCAACGTCGAACATAAGAGGATGACACTGTTCATCAATCAAATAGAATGATGTTCTGTATAAATCTTCTGGTTCGTATCTACGTTCTTTATCTGCTGCTTCAAGTAGTTCCAAATCGTACAAATGACTTTCTGGAACGTCATCAAAAGTGAATGGAACGCCTTCTATAAAATACATTAGAACAAGTTCTGTTCCCTTATTGTACCAAACATATCTGGCATCAATGCGGTATTTCATAGGACATTTCCTACTTTTGATTATTTAGAGGTTGATTAAAACCCCTAATAGGGCGAGGGGGACTTGAACCCCCACGGGATTACTCCCAACAGATTTTAAGTCTGGTGTGTCTACCACTTCCACCACCGCCCCAAAAAATCACGCTTGATACGTGATAGGATTATACTTGAGATATTCCCAAAATGTCAATTTCATCTCTTTTTGTGACATTCCACAATGTTTTGCTGCTTGAGGCAAATTCCACTTTGCAGAGAAAAGTGCTTCATTTGCCTCTTTTACGTTTTCTGGAGTGGTTTTGACTGGATCGTCCTTAAGGGTTTTATATGAGATTTTGTATAAATTCATACTTTTGAAAAAGTATCGCGTGAGAAAATTTTGCCGGGATTTTTTCCCCCAGAAAATGAAACTTAAAGTGGATTTGCGTATGAGAGAGTGCTTTCATCCACGGTAGCACGAACGAACTCTAGCACATTCATAAACTCTTCAACCGTATCACACGACACTTGCTTCTCTGCACCTTCATTAGAATACAAATACACGGTTCGCTTCACAGGATCAACCACGCAGCGTGTCAGGTACTCATCTTGCATTGGTTCGTTTGTTGATTACTGGTCTAGTATAGCAGGATCAAACACCCAAGTCAAGTCCCAAGTTCTTTAATACCAATAAAGTCTTGTCCCGGATAATCCTGTAATGTTTCGCCTTCATATTCAACGATAAGTTTTTCTAAATCTTTTCTTTCTGCATACACGGTATAGTAACAATTGATTGCGCCACCTTCTCTATTTTTTACGATGATATTTTTACCCCATTCAATTTTTTCTACAAATAGTTCTTGATATAATCCTATCGAAGTTAAATTCACTGTGATTGTTTCTGGATTAATCAATTCTTCCCAATAATCAGGCAGTTGAATAACATTAGTATTTTCTAACTTCCCTCTAAAATATACAGCGATCTCTGGTCCTTCTAAAGAAACGTGTCTTAAACGATGATTTTCTTTAGATGGATGCTTAATATCAAATGGTTTTGCAGGCAATGCTCTTGCGGTTGCTAACTGTCCATCCAACCAAGTGCTAATTATAGTGCCATTAATTGTAATATTTTGAGTAACTGTAAAATTATCAATTTTTCCATTACTATGATAATAAGGAGTACAAGCGTCGCTAGGATAACGACTTTGATCCATATTACCATACCAAATATATTCGGGAGAAGTCATTGCCGTTCCCCATCCACCTGCTGCTACATCACAGTTCTTACCTGATGCAGATGGTACAAATTCACCTGGGAATGATGCGTTTTCTGGTTGTCCGGGTGCGGGCATTTTCAATTCTCCTTTCTAACGTCATAGTGGTATCCAGAAACTGAGTATTCATTGTTGTTTCCTGGATAATCTGCTGGGCTTTCACCCTCATATTCTGGAATTAATCGTTCACCATCAGCACGAGTTCCAAAAATATGATAGAAGCAATGAATAGGAATTCCGCTTCTTGATTGTAGATAAACTTTCTCTTCATCAATTCTCTTTACAATTACATCTTGGTGAGCACCAATTGGAGTAAGAGATACTGTGATGGTTGTGAAGTCTACAAGTTTCTTCCAGTATTGTGGAAGTTCAATTTCAGTTCTGTTGAGAACCTTTCCTCTCACATAAACATCATTTGATGGACCTTCTGGACAGGTGTGGCGAAGTCTCCAACCCTCTTTAGTTGGGTGAGGAATATCAAAGTTTTTCTTTGCTGCAAGAATATGACCACCACAGTTGGAAATCACATTGCCCGATACAATCAGGTCACCACCCGCTTGGATACGATAATTCACATCCAAGTTTCCCATCACTGCAGCATTGTTTGAGACGCACAGTGCATAAGGATTACTTACGGGTAAACATAAAGCACCTGGTACAAACGGTGGAGTAGAATCTGGATCTGGATTTGATAGTGGTCCAATATTTACAGTTGCATATGCTGTAGGAAAGTGTGTTGGACTTCCAAAAACAGCAGGACCTTCAATAAAAGCAGATCCATTAATTTTTTGGTCGCCCTCCTTAATTGCAGGAACAACACCTGCTCCTACTTTAAGTTGCCCACCTACGTTTACATCATCCCATCCTGCAGTCATTGTTTAGCTCCTTTATACTCTGTTATTTTTTTGTTGATAATTACGTCCTCCATTCTTGGAGTCCTTCTTCGCACAGGCATCAGTCACCCCCTTAATAATTGATCCATACATTTTTAAGACTCCATTTGAAATAACTTCTCCTGTTCCTGGTGTTGCTAATTTGTAATTAACTTTTGCGTCTACTAAGAATTTTTTTGAATCGGTACTGATATTTTCAGTGGCAGTCATTTGGATATTTCCTTTACTGCCGCCTTCACCTGTCGCAACAAGTTCAATATCAGTTCCTTCTAATCTAATTTTACCATTAGATGCAACAATAAGTATATTACCATTTTTTGCATTTAACATCAAGGTGTCTTGTGCTTCTTGATTAGCACGACCTGCCTCTACTTGGAAATTTCCAGGACTTGTAATGGTGGTCCATCCTTTTCTAGGACCATCTTTGTCCATAGAAAATTGATGCTTACCATCTGGTGCTTGCAGAATAACTGCGGCAGTTACGTCTGCCTGTGAGTGAATATGACCAAAGCTTATCGAACCATGATCATTACCATATCTTATAGCAGTATAATTTTGTTTTGAGGTGTCTGCTGGATTTGGATTTTCTCCACTGACAGGCAATCTATCTTCAACGCAATTTTTAAAGTTTTCAAAACTTTGAGTTATTTCCTCATTTTTAAGTGCGTTATCTAAAGATTTAAGTATTCCTGTTTCTTCTGCCATTTATAAATCTCCTGGTATGTTATATTTAAATAAGATTTTCAGGCGTCCCAGGGAGGTTAAGTCTAGGATTATTACTATTAATGTCAGTACCCTGTCTCTGGATTGCAGATGGAGGTGTGGTGACCTTAGCATCAATACTTTCTTGAAGTGTAGCATAAACCTGAACAAGATCTCCTGGGGTCTCATAGAACCCCGCATAACTAACTCCGTCTTTATAGAAGACAGCACCATAATAAGGTCTTCCATCAATATAACCAGTTTGTTTCAGACCAACCAAGTCAGTAACCTGAATCAACTTATCTGGTGCAACAATTGGATCTCTAATGACTTCTAGCACAGGTATCAATTCTGCACCTATGCCAGTATCACTCTCAATTGTTATTTCTGGATAAGTTGTAAAACCATAACACCCACCATTTACAGTCACACCCGTTATCCTACCAAAAGTATCACAAGTATAACTTAAATCACAACCAAAATCAGGGGTGATTACTATCCGATCCTTTGAGCAATCATAGTTAATTCCAGTGCTACCTGGACCATCTGGAGGAATAATCACATCTTTTAATCTTAAAGTTACTGGATATCCAGGTAAGGGATCTCCAGGGTTATTGGGTCTTGAGCGAGGAAATCTATTTCCAGGTTCATCGACAATTACTGCAACAACAGGTCCTTTACCTTTAACTTTCTTAGGGCAAGGTGGTGGAATGAGAATTGCAGAGATACCCATTGGATTTTCTGTCCAAGGTTTGCTGATCCCTGTTGAAGAATCAACAGGGACCGTAATCTGTGCAAATCCAACTACTGGATTTTGTTCAAATCCAGTTTCAGGGATGCGAATATTTGTGAGTTCTAATTCAACTGTTTTCTTTCCACTTGTTGCATTGAAGTTTAGTTTTCTTCTACCTTCAAATACTTTTGCCCTACCAACTTCAATGCCATCAATTTTTACAATCAAATTATCATCCGCCTCTGCCTCTAGTGTGTATTGACCTGTCACAGGAAAATCAACATTCGACCAACGGAAGATCCAAGTCTTACCTTGAATTTCTTCATTTGGTTTAGCATTAATATTTTGGAAGACAGGTGAAATAAAATCACCTTTATAGTTTGCAATAGGAGTTGGTCCTTCATAAACAACACCAGCAGCAGTGGGTGATTGTTTTATGATGGCAGTAGAAACAGTTGTTCCAACTTCTTTTGTAACTTGTGATGAACCTTTCTTCTTCCATACTTTAAGTTTATGCAAACCATAAGACTGAATGGACCGTGAGAATCGTCCATCTCTAGTCGGTATAGAAAAAGCAGAAGTTTCTGAAAAAGCACCTAAGGTGACTCTAGTTTGGTCATCAACTTGAATATATTCCCCTGCAGTATATGGACCTTTTGTTCCAACATCTGCAACTGTCCCATCTATTTTTCCACCACCCCAGAAAATAAATCCATTATTTGTACCAAAAGAAACACCTGGAGGTCCTAATATGTAAGTAGAAGAACCACCACGAGCCATATTTCCTAATTGAACTGCTCCATATGTAACCCAATTACTAGGAACTCTTGCATCATACTTACTACCTGTTGCAATATTGTCACGCAATGGACCAATATATGTTTCCGATTGAAGTTCATATTCATCAACTTGTTCTTGTACTACTATTGGTTGAACACTAGGTTGAACTAACCAATCTTTCGTACTGAATACTTTTTTGTTTATCTTTTCATAAGTTTCCGTCACTCCATTTTCAACTTCAATCTGTATCTTGTGTCTTCCTTTGCTTAGAAAAACTTTCTTCGACTTTGGATTATTTTCTCTGAAGTTATAGATAACTCCACCATCAATTGCTTCGATACCGCTTCTACGTTCAACTCCACTTCCACCTTTTGTATTTTTTAGATTTGTTGGAATATAATTTGCCTGCATTACAGGTTTATCATCAACTAAAATTCTACCTGCATTATCAACGGTAGATTTGAAGGCATAGAAACCATCATAAGGAATATCAACTTCCCATTCGTTTCTATATACGATTCCACCACCATCAGTTCCTTTCTTTGATAATGGTGGAATTGGGGAGATTGCATAACGATTCATAAACTGGCTCCACTGGAATCCAGGATCACCTTTATAATTCACTGGCCACCATTTTTGCTTAGCATTTGGAAATCTTGTAGTCCAAATTGGATTGTTAGGACATCTCCCCTCTTGCTGAGGAATTGGTTCCTGAGGAATGGGTGGCATAGGTGCATCAATTGTTAATGCAACTCCCATTGGATTTTCATTCCAAGACCTGGGTGTGACCACTTCATCTTCAGCGAAAGAAGTTTCAATATTTACAGCAAGAGCCATCGGATTACCTTTTGCCAAAGGTCCAACATTAATTTGCTTCAATTCTGCGATGAGTTTATAACTTCCTTTTTTGAATGCTCTTGTTTCTAAACTCTTTCCGGTGCTTTTACCAGGAGAACTATATCCTATTTTTGTAATGACTGTTTCTGTTCCAGCGCCAATAAACTTTAGAGTTACATCATCATCAACCATTACTTCAATATTGTAGTTTCCATCAACGGGGAAATTAATATTGTCCCAAACAATTGTGTGAGTGCCCGAAAAACTTTCAGTCTGTGCTTCTGCTGAGTTTGGATCAAAGGGAAGAATACCATATTGATTTATGAATCCTGCGTCTCTTCCTGCTCTTGGATCCAGTCTCCACAATTGTCGATTTGCTTTACCAATATAATCTACAGTATTAAAAATTTGTCTTGTTTGGGTACTATCTGTTTGAGTAGATGGTTGTGATTTTGAAGCAATAGGAGTTGGTGTTACTGCATTAGGAAGTGCATTAATTGAAGAAATTGTAAGGTCAACAGTATCATCAACACAGACAGAAATTTGATAGTCTCCGTCTTCATTAAGAGTTATATTATTCCATTCAATAGTAGTTGTTGAAAATGATTGGAGATTTTCTGGAAAGACGCCGTTTTTTATAAGAAAACCATCACTGAAAGCAGCGGCATTTTTTAATTGATCATATTCTGATTTTCTTAATTGTATGATGGGCAAAAGTTTTGGAGTTGCAGCTCCAATGTTTCCTAAACTATTAAAAACTGTCTTTCCGTTTGCTTTATTTTTTATTTCAATTGCAATTGCCCCAGGGTTACCTAAATTTTTAAAGACTGCGGTTATTTTGTATGTGCCTGCCTTGAAATTATTAGGAACATCTCTAACTCCCGTATAAGATGTTTGAATTTTAAAAGGTTGTTGTGTTGGAATTGTGGGTTGGGATATTATTTGCTTTGTTATTTTTTCTTTGATTGGTCTATTATACAAGTCAATTCGAATACGATGCACACCAGCATTTACACTCTTTTGTATAATATTTGGAGTATCTTTTACACTTAATGCACTATCTTGACGATTATTCTCACCAATAAATGTTACACTTTGAAGATCACCTAGTTTTAAATTATCCAGATAGAGTGTTGCCTTATTATCAGCAAGACCTCTGAAAACATATTCACCATCATATGGAAATTCTTCTTCCCATTCAAGGGTAAATCCTTCTCCAGAAAAGTCACTTCTAGGAGCATTTGATGGTGGAACAGGAGAAATAGCGTGCGCGTTTAAGAAGTCGCTCCAAGCAGGATAAGTTACATTATGTTTAATTTTGGTTGTTCGATTCGCAGAAGTTACTCTCAGTGGGTTTTTCTTTCTTGTAGTCCACCAAGGTGTTTGTAGTTGTTGTAAAAAGTCTTGGTACTCTTTAATCTCTATGGCAATAGGATCTTTGGTAAGGTTAGCATATAAAGTAGGATCCCAGTTTCCTAAAACTTTTCCGTCAGGACCATACCTAACACCATATCCAACATCAGTTGGTTCACAAATTTCATATTCTTCAAAGTCTCCTTCTTGGTCATAATACTCTACAGTCTCTACAACTTCACCAAGAACTGCACGGGCAACCGCACCAGCACCAATCCCACAGTTATCTTTAACTTCAACAATGGGAGGATACTGATATCCAAATCCACCAGATACTAAATCTACGGCAAGTAATGCGCCATCTTCACCAAATACGGGATTACCTTTGGCTCCTACTCCTCCACCACCATAAAAATATACTTCTGGAGATCCACAATCAGAATCTAATACAATGCCACCACAGGAACTTCCAGCGGATATAATGTCATCGGGAGTTAATTTATTAACTTCATTAATGTTTAGATACTTAATAAAGTTTCTTGTCTTAAAAACAAACTGTGTTCCTGGATTTAATTTTGCATAATCATTTGCTTCGCATATGGTAACATTGTCAACAAACCCTCTGTCCGTTGATATGTAACCAACACGAATGGAATTTTTTGTTGCAGGACCAAAGATATTAAACGACATTACTTATTAGTTCTATCTTTTTTCTTCATAGTGGTATTTATTGTTTAAGTTTAACGTCTGGTGTTGCTTTTGTTGGTTCTAGATATGGAGCATCTGGTATTGGTGATACTGAAACTGATTGTTGTGCTGCATTATCAACACCCTTTTCACTTGGAAGTTGGGAATCTGGTTGTGCTCCACTACCTCTTCCAAATGTATAGAAATCAGATACTGCAACATTAGGTTTCAACTCACATCCAAATATATTCAAACTAATATTAGTAAAACTTAATGCATCAGATAAACTTCCGCTAATATTACCAATGTTGGAAGTTATATCTGATAAGGATCCACTAACACCAGCAATTTGCCCTTGAATATCATCAAGAAAAGCATTTACATTATCAACAATTGTATTATTTGCATCATCAATTTTTTGCTTGTTATATGAAATTGCCTGTCCCGCAAGAGTTTCTGCATAACACATTGGAACACTAGGAGTTATATTCCTATTTGAAGGACTACTTCTCATTTGTTCTTCCAACTCTTTTGGTTTTAAAATACCAACTAACAAACTTTCAATAAGTCCACACAAACCTTGCGTAATTTTATTATACAAACATAAAATAAGTTCAACAAGAATTTCTTTCATATCAGCAAACATATTTCTCATGCTCGAAGGCATTGCTGATACCACCTTAGTAAGTTCTTTGTTCAACAGTTTAAGAACATACTCCATAATCTTATCAAAAATAATCTTCATATATTTTGCAATAATACAAGCCGCTTTAGAAATCAAGTTTTGTATACTCGTGATTAAACCAGAAACTGCATCTGCATAGCAAGTAATTGCATTTAAGTATTTTTTAATTTCACGCATCAAGTTATCCAAAACTGTTTGAATACACTTAAGTGCTGATGTAATTTTATTTTCCCCTGGTTTCATCAAGGGAATTTTTTCATCATAAAGATCTTTTCGTTTTAAATCTGCCGCACTTATTTGATGAACGGCATCAGCGTTTTCTTTTGCTGCTCCTGGTTGTGGTGGGGATGTAGGTGAACTTGCTTCTTTACATCTATTTTTAATTCCCTCTGCTACTACCTTTTGTACATATTCTTCCTTCGCAGTCCCCACTAATCCTTTTTGATCTGCTTCTGCTCTCGCACTTTGAGCATCTGCAAGTTGCGTTGATGTAAGTGGTTTATCTGGTCTTAATCCATACTTATTAAGAGTAACTCCAGGAGGGGCTGGAGCACATTCATCTGCTTGTGCTTTTGATTTGGGTTTAAGAACTACCTTTCCTTCATCAGGAACCTTTGGTTTAGCAGTTCCTTTTGGTGGATTTTTTCCAGCAGCATGTCCACTTGTAGCGGCAAAATTTTCTTTCCAATTAGTATTCAGAGCGGTCTGAGCATTATTGCCCAGAACACCCATAATAACTGGAACTTGTTGGTCTTGTCCATCAAGAAAGAAACCAAATACAAAATTTCCTTGGCGTAGATTAGGTGTTTGTGATGAATTTGCCTGCCCACCGCCAGCAGTGACAGGATACATTACCTGAGCCCAAGGCAGTTGATCCGAAGGAATCGTTGCTTCCTCTCTGTCGTGCAACCCAATAATCCTTACTTTATATCTTCTTCCCCATCCAGGAATGGTATTTGCATCTGCGAATTTTCCCGGCAGAATGTTATCTCTCCAAGTGGAATCGTCAGCAATCTGACCAATCCACCAGTTAAAACCTCCACCCAAAAACCCTGGATTGAATAAAGAACTTTCAGCCATCAGTCTTCATAAATCCTGCATTCAGATGCATCTGGGTGATCATTACAATACAACTCTAAACCAGTTGGGTCGTGATGATCATTGGGATGATTTTCAACCCATCTTTCAAGAGCATCTAACTCTTCTTCTACATGGCGTCTTGCTTGTGCTGATGTAGTTGGATCATCTAATATTTTTTTGTCATGCTCTATGTGCTTTTCTACACTTTCCATAGTAGGAATTTATCAGTGTTATTTACTATTTAACAGTTTATTTTCCAAAAGGATAATATGTTGGAGATCCTTTTTTACCAACGGAGTCTCTGACCGCAGTGATTTTAGTATATCCACCCTCAGTTATACTTATATAATGACACAAATCAGCAATCACATAATAACCACCAAGATGATCATCCATTTGTTTTGTTGTGCTTGTATCGTGAGATGGAGTATCAATATAAATTAAATCTCCAGCGTGTAAACTAAAATCTGCGTAAATTGTGATTGTCGTTTTTGAAGAGAATAATTGATTATATCTCATCACAGATTGTCCCAGGATATTTCTGGGATCAAAATTTTGTTCTTTTGATTTTTCAATTTGTTGTCTTGTAGTTCCAGAAGGTAATGTTCCAGTATCAAGGAGAATGTATTGTGTTCGAGTAAAATCTCTACCATCTTCTTTACGATTTAATTCTGGATTTAATTTTGGTAGAGTCTTTCCTGCTTTTTGTAAGTTATTTTCAGATCCCAGCAATCCCTTATCTGCTTGAGAATTTGGAGTAATAACTTCATATACACAAGAAAAAGGATCAAAAAGAATTGTTCTTGTTGAATAAGTTCCAGCTTCATCTTTGGTTTGCATATCACCACTTGGAGTTGGTGGAACCAACTCTAATATTTTTCCATCATACCCCGCAGGCAAATCCGCAGTTTGATTATACGCAAAACTTTTAATTTTCTTTTTCCCACCAGACGGATCAGTTTCTGATAACATTCCATCAATGGACTTGAATTTAAATCCATCCGAAGTTTCAAAAAAGAAAAATCCTGCGGTATTACCTTTAGCATTTTGTGTTTTTGGAATTGCTTTTTTTGCAAGCCAATTTAATGCATAAAATGGTCTTCTTTGATCTCCTGTAAAATTTAATTCGTTTTCAGTTTCTTCTATATCTAATTTTTTTTCCGATCCAAGAAGTTGAGGATCGGTAAGAATTTTTCTAACGTGTTCAGAAATTTTGCCATCATATCTTTTATTCAAAACTGACTTAAAATTCCATAGTCCTTCCTTTGACACAAATTCTAATCCAACCAAAGACTTCAAAGTATCTTTAGATAATGGAGTAATTTTATTCACATACAATTCAACTTTAATCTCTACTCCCTGTGGATCAACCATTGTGATTGATGTTTTTTCTTTTCCTTCTAAAGGAAGACCATCAAGAAGTGTTCTATAAATTCCATTTTTTTGAACTGTCTGTCCATTATCCGCGTATATAATTTGTGCTCTTATAGTTTCATTCAAAATACTTTCATAATAATAAAAGTCAGTGAACATATCAGGAAGTTTATCACTCTTCGTGACTCCATCATTTGATATAATTAAAATATTTTTTAGATTAACTAATCTTTGTTCGACTGTCTTTTGAGACATTTATATCATACCTCTTTATTATATTTAACCTCTATTATAAAGGCCATCAAATGTTTCACCATCACTATAAGAAGATCCAAAGGAATCCCCACCCATAGGTATGGGCATCATTACAGGAACAACTTCTGGTTCTGGTTGTTCAACGACTACTTCTATTCCTGATCCAAACTCATAAGAAGCATAATTTCTTAAAACTTGAATTGCTCCATCATAATTTGCTTTGTTTAATGCGCCTAAAAATCCTGGGAAGTTTTGCTCTAATGCTGCTGTTGAGTCAGCATCAATAACAAACTCCGGTCCTTTTTCACCAATGATTGCTCTTGTAAATCCTCTGACCAGACCTCCCTTTGCTAAAGCTACATGAACGTGATGATAGTGATTTGCATTTACAGATGATCCCCAATAATCTAACCCAACTTTTTTACCATTTGCAATACCAAATCCAAGAGGTGTGTATATTAGTTGAGTTAATGATGATCCATAATTTTCAACTAAGTATTTTGCAAATGCTAATTGTTGTGGGGTTCCTCTACCAACACCATCATTTGAATAATCTCTTGCTCTATTTTTCCCATGATATCCACTATCTCCTGGACGATAATCACTAGTCAATTGAAGACCAAATTTTTGGGCGATAGAATTAAACTGATCAACTGCACCAACTTTGCCAGCACCAAGAGGTCCGACCATTCCAGGACCAGGACCAGTGGTTGACGCTGTTGCTCCAAAATTAGGAACTGAACCTATTTTATTTGCTTGGTAATTATTATACCAACCAAAATAATTATCACCAGACTTTCGTTGAATTCCTCCCGAAACACTATATCCTCTAAAATCAGTTCTCCCTTGAACAAACTCTCTTGCATTTTTTTGAAGTGTTGGATCTAAAAGTGCTGCTGCAACTTTCTTCATCGCATCTTCCGATTGACCAGCAGCCGCTCCAGCACTAGCAGCATCTTTAATTTGATACCACTCTGGATTTGGTTTACCAGTTACTCCAGATTTTGGATATCTCCAAGTTGGTTCATACTGCATCTGTCCAACAATAAGATCTTTAATTGTTTTTCCAGAATAAGCACCAGATGCAAGTCTATTATAAATTGATTGCGCTACGTCAGCCCATGCTTGAGGTTCTCCATCCTCCCTCGAAGCAACAGCGACTAACGTCCAAAAATCAGCATCACCACCTTGAATATTGATTGTATCCATTGCATCAGGAGCAGCAGGTCCTGGAACTCCTGCAGGTCTACTTGATGGTTTTAACATCATCTCTCGCATCAAATCATTAATTACATCATCAAGTTTTGTAGAAATACTCTCCTCCACAGACTTTGCAATGACCTTTGTTAAATCTTCACCTGCCATAAACATTTCAGCATTCACCTCTCCACCACCTGCAAATGCTCCACCAGTTCTTAATACTTCTCCACTGAAAGTATTATTCATCCAAGAGTTTAACCCCTTTCCAATATTATCATAGTCAAGTGAAGATGGTTTATCACCTAGGAGTATCTTAGTCGCAACACCAAAAATTGGTCCAAAGAAAGGAATATCGGTGGACTTTTCATAAAACTTTTCAGTATATCTAAGTGGACTTACAGTGTCTGGTTTATCTGACTTAGGAAATACCTTTTGAATTTCTTTATCACCACCAACAGATGAACCTGGTTTTAGTTTTGGTGGAATGATACTAACTTCTCTCTTAGGAGCATCTTTTTTAATTTCTCTTTTTGCAGGACCACCAACAAACTTTCCACCTCTTGTTACAGAACCACCTTGAGCACGTCCTTGAACTTTTGTTTTCTGTGGTTCTTTCTGCCCAAAGAATAAATCATACAACGAACCACCAATCCAGTCACCTGCAAGTCCACCAAGTATTCCTCCAGCAATAGATGCTGGTCCACCTATAGCACCAACGGCAGCACCAATAGAACCAAGAAGACCTGCACCAACTGCTTTAAATGCTGCTCTTCCTGGGTTTTCTCCTAGTGCAACAGAAAGACCAAAATCAATCAGTGCTCCAATAATTGGAAGTCTTTTTAGAAAAGGTCTTACAAATTTTAGAACTAACTTTGATCCACCTCTACCAAAAGTTCTTAAAGCAAGTCTAGTTCCAGCTCTTCCCAGTCCTCTTTTTCCAACATCAGCAGATATTTTTCTACCTGATTTTTTAACATCAGGTCCAAAATCATCACTACCCAATTCACTAAAAGCAATTGCAGCAATGATACTTGCTTCTATCACCTTATCCATTGCACCTATAAATCCATCAAAAACCTTAGTGAAGTTTTCTCCACCAAGTCCTTTCAAGAACGCTTTTGTACCATCATATGCTTTATAACCCCAATCAACAAATGTGACTAAACCATTTAAAAGTTTTCCACCCCAATCAGTCACAAAGTCTAATGCTTGTCCTGCTAACTTTGCAACTCCCATTAATTTAGGAAGGTGTGGTATTAAGCGATAGACAACAAAACCTAAAAGAACATTGAACAAAAACTTTTTGATACGATCAAGAAAACTTAACCTTGGTGCAGCAGGAAGTTTTACCTTATCTATACCCTCATCTTTTGGTTTTTCAAGTTTCTCTTCTTTTCCTGCAAATCTTTTCTTTTCAGATTCTTTTCTTTTTCTTTCTTCTTCTTTTGCTTTTAGTAAAGTATTAGTTGCAATCAGGTCTTTAATTTTTATGACTTGTTTTTTGATGACAAGAACATCAGATTGAGGTCCATCTTTTTTTAAAGAAGACACATCAATCTTTTTTGGTTTGATTGCAAGACTTGATTTATTAAAAAGTTTAATCGCGCTAATTTTTGCGGGTGGGAGTGCTTTAGGTTCCATACGTTAGAAGATACCCAATATCTTTTTCTTCTTAGTTCTTTCTGGACTTGGACAGGTTGCTCCAAAAATTGGTGCCTTTGGAACTCCACCTGTTGACTTCATAGCACCTGCCTTACCAGAACCAACAGGATTAGATCTTACAATCACTGGTGGTTTTGATGGTGGAATTGGTGTTGATAATTTTGGTCTAGTTGAAGACAGTTTTATAACATTCATTGCAGTGTTATTAGTTTGATTAAGACCTGCAAGACCTCCACTTCCAAATTTTGGGGGACTAAATCCAAAAGAACCGTCAGACATCATAGAAGGTTTCTCTAACCCTTTACTTCCACCCTCCAAATACTTTGCACGATAATCTCTGATGGTTGTATCGGCATCTCTTAACTTCATTGCGTGTTCAGATTCTGCAGGAGATGCTCCACGACTTTCATAATATCCAGGACCATACGTTGAAGTTAATGCAACTGCATCACGATACGCTGCAGTCTCCGCCTCAGTGGGGATGGGAGGAACATCTGGAGTTACTTGCTGACCAGACGGAGTTGCTTGCTGTCCTGATTTATTTGGTGTTGGTTCTATTTCTGGAGTAGTTACTTTTGGCTTTGCCTGCGGAGAACCTAGATAAAAACTATTCAAATTAGCAACAAGACTTCCAGTTAATCCCTTTTTAACTTTTGGTGTTTGGTTTTCTGGTGGTGAAGCATAAGGAATTCTTGGTTCAGATGATGAAGTTAATTTATCCAATGAACTCGTTAGATTATTCAGTGCAGTTTGAACAGCAACTTCCGCAGCGGTTGGTTCATATGTTGATCCATAACCAAGAGTAGCACTAGCACTTCCTTGAGTTGTTTTACTTCCACCAGTGATATCTACTCCTATCCATCGTGTTTGACCAGTTCCAGGAGCTCCACCAAACGTTGTTCCTACCTTTAACATTCCTCCGCTGACTGGGCCATCGCCAATTAGTCCACCACCTGCAGCATAAGTAGTCCCACTAATCATTCTTGGTCTGTTTGTTCCGCCGCCAGCAGCGTTCATTGACTCAAGTGTATCAACTCCATACTTTTGTACTGCTCCACGAGACATAACAAATTCACCATCACTTAACATCGCAGGAATTTTATCAACTCCTTTCTGCCCACTTACATATCCAGGTCCACCACCAAAAAATCCAAATAACTTTTTAAAATTTGCTAGTCCTCCACCAAAAAATCCAGGTGTCTTTGGTTCTTTCTCTTCTCCGCCAATACCACCAAAGTTTTCAATACCACTACTTAAAGCCATGGTGGTGCCTACAGTTGCAGCGACTTGCAACCCAGCACCCAATAATTTTCCACCTCTGCCACCTAAAAATCTAGCGACTCCTTTTGCACCAACTAATCTTGCAGCAAGTTGCACAAGTCTTAATGTACCTGCAATTACAAGTTTAGAAAGACCACCAACAAATTTGCCAAACTGTGTTCCAAATCTTAGATAAAGTGCTAAAAGTTTTGGCCAATTATCTCCAAAAAATCTACCAATAACTTCTAGTTTTCTTTTATTTTCTGGATTACCAAACCATTCTAAAAGTAAAAATATAGATCTACCAATAAAGATAGCAGTAAAGTAATCAATAATTTTTTTCAGTAATGATTTAACTGGTGATAAGATTTTTTCTGCTACTTTAATTGCTGCCTTAAAACCACTTTCAAGTTTTGATTCTTGTAATGCTCTCTTTGCGTCCTCTGCTTCTTTTCTGGATTTTTCGTTCGCTTTCTTTTGATTTGTATTCTGTTGAGTTAGACTTTTAATAATTTCACCTAACAATCCAATAATTTCTTGGATGTCACTTTTCCCAGTCATCTTTTCAGTCGCTGGTGGAAGTGCTAACTGTTTAATTCCTGGGAGTAAGTTTTGTTTTTTTAGGTTAATACCAACCGCAGTTCCTTTTTTAAAACTTGCTGCTGTAATCTTTTTAACTTTAAATCTACCTTTCTTACCCTTTATTCTTTTCCATTCATTAGTAATCAATTCAACTTCTTCTGTTGCAACTCTCTGCTTGGTCATTCTAGCAGCAGCCATTCTTTCTCTCAGAAGAGAAGAATAAGTATCATAGTCAATATCAAAAACATCCTCAAGACCAATCATCCTGAGAATTCTTTCATCAATTTTTTCATTAACTAAAGCAGTCCCATTCTTTGCCTTTGATGGCATCAGTGCTGGTAAGGTTTTAGAAGAATTGGGTGCCATTTAATTGTTGTTGTTTCGTTTTCTCTTCTTCTAGATGCTGCTTTAAAAGTTCAACATAGATATCGCGTTCCCACGGTATCATATTTTCAATCTCCGTTAATGAGTATTTATGGTACTGCATCAAGGAAAAGTTAAGACGAAAATAACTTTCTAGGTCCATATGGACCAGTGCTATGCGAAAAAAGATGCTAACCCTTCTAGTACTACTTCACTTTCTACCTGAGTTTTTGGATTAGTAACCTTAACTTTATGAGAAAGTTTAGGCATTGTTTCAAAGAACTTCTCAATTTCTTTAAACTGAGATGAATTCATTTGTTCTAAAAACTCATTCAGTTCTTTTTTAGTCACATCTGAAGTAGACCAAACTTCATCCTCAGTATAAATTTTATCGATACAAGAAGCAATCAATTCAAATGATTGATCCATTGCATTTGCATCAGTGAAATCAAAATTGTTTTTAATAAACTGTTCAAGTGATGGATACTTCATTTCCATCATAATATTTTTATCTACTTTAATTTTATTTGTATGGTCTTCATTCTTTTGAACTTTGATTGAATCTAAATCAATTTTTACTGTTGTTGTAGTTTGTTCATCATCTGGACAGATTACATTAACTTCAATTTCTTCACCAACAGACTTACCACGAATATTCAAAAACAAATATTCAATATCAAAGGTAGGAAGTGTTTCTACCTTAACTCCCTTTGTCAAAATACAATTCTTGATAACTGTTTTGATTGCATTAGTAATTTGCTTCGTATCTTCACTCTCCAAAGCAATTACTAATACCTTTTCTTCTTTTACTAGAAACGGTCTATATTGAATTGTTTCTCCCGTTGATGGCAATTCAACTTCATAAGTTGGCGTACTAATCTTAGGTAAAGGCATAATGTCCTATAGAAATTTCAGTGTGATTATTTATGGATTAAAATCCAGGTCCCAAACGCCCGATAAGATTTCCACCTACTGATCCTCCACCAAGAGGATTGGTTGTTAGGTTCTGCCCCACTTGTCCACCTATTTCCCCAGTCCTATCAAAACCATATTTTGGATTTATAAAAGTATCAATTTCAGACTTTTGTTTTACATTAAACTCTCCACTAATTAGGTATCGAGTGTATGTAAATGATACTGTGCATTTTAGTAAAGATGATGAATCATAAGAAACTGGCATCGAAGATATTGATATTGGATATGCCTGCAAAAATCTATATCTAGTATATCTTCCATCATAGTCTCTTTCAAATTTATTAATATAAATTTCTGTTCTATAAAGGTTTGGGTAATTCACTCTATATGAAAAATTATCTAACTCAAGTGCATTATTAGGTGTTCCATCATTATCGGTAAATTGTTCATTTACAATAAAACTAATCCAATTTTCAAAAAATTTAATAATATTATGATCATGGTCAACATAAAAAGTAAAGTCCGCACGATCATCATATATTCTTCTATATGCATGTCTCTCTGTTACTCCAGTAAAATCATTATTAATTTCGTGAGTTGCTAATGAAGAACCAGGAAGAGATGCTTCAGAACAAAGTATTGAATAAAGTTCTTTACTATTATTATCATAAGGAATTCCAATACCAGCCTTACTTTTATCAATAAACCATTTTCTTACTTTTTCATTATCATTTCCTGGAGGATTAAACCAACATTCAAAATGAGAAGTTAAGGCAGGTCGTAAAAGTGCTGCCTTAATTTTAGAAACATTTTTTCTAGATGGTGCTGGCGACGCCATTTATAAATATTTTTTGATCTTATATATTATGTATGGCAGAAAGTATAAAAAGTAAGTACAAACCATCGTACCCCCAAAAATATAAAGGAGATCCAAATAATATTATTTGTAGGAGTAGTTGGGAAAGACGTTTCTGCCATTGGTGTGATTTAAATGAAAGTATTTTAGAGTGGGGTAGTGAAGAATTTTGGATTCCATATCGTTCTCCTATTGACAATCGTGTTCATCGGTACTTTCCAGATTTTATTATTAAAGTAAAAGAACAATCTGGGCAGATTAAAACCTATGTGATTGAAGTGAAACCAAAGAAACAAACAGTACCCCCACAGAAAAAAAGTAGGGTTACTAAATCATATCTCTATGAATGCACGACTTATGCAGTGAACCAAGCAAAGTGGAAAGCAGCAAAAGAATTTTGTGATGATAGATTATTAGAGTTTAAAGTCATCACCGAAGAAGAACTAGGTATTAAATAATGGCACAAGGATTTGGTCAATATGTAGGAACAACGGCAAGAGTTAATAAACTTAAGCAAGAGGTCGCTAAAAGAGATTTAAAAGATCCAGAAGATATTATGCTTTTGATTATGGAACTCTTTACTGAAAAAACTTGGGTTCCTGAAGTTGGAAAGTTTTATACGTTTGTTTATAATCCTAAGACACCAGATATTGAATATGATCAACATCCATTGATTGCTTGCACAGAAATTCAAAGATGGGGATTTAAAGCAATCAATTTTCACTGGAGACAATCAAGAAATTATACTTGGGAAGAATTGGCAGGACAACTTCACGTCGTTAAGTATGAAGAACTTGATGAACTTCTATCTCTACAATATGCAAAATTCCGTCTAAATAAATAAAAAACCGCGTCAATGCCTAAAAGAATAAGACAACGTACCTTCATTTGTTCCTTTTATGAGGAGATTGTCTGATGGCTACTGAAGGCATAGCTAGTGGTCCAATGCAAACTCCAGTTGGAACCGCTGGAACAAAATTAGAAACATATACAGAAACAAGATATAACATTGACTCTAATGGTAATATAGATCCAAAAAGTGTAAAAACAGAAATACTGTACAATAATTCAACAATACCTGGAGTAAAAAATTGGGTTCCTGCTGCAGCATCTACTGATGGCGGAAAAACTTGGGACACAACTTCAAAAAGATATCAAAAACTTGATGGTACTCCCGTGTTTAGTCCAGAGGCACAAAAATCTTTAAAGGAAGGTGCTTTACGAACAACAACAAATCAACAAATACAAATAGCGGCAACAAAAGCAAAACTAAAACCAGAGCAAACAAAAGTATTGTCTGATGCTGCTAAAAATAATGCATCAGATACAGAAAGAGAAGCGGCTAAAAATAAAGCAACAATAGAAGAAGAGTTATCAGAAGAAAATGTTCGAGAAAGAAAAAAAGGGGAATATAAACAAGTAGTAAAATATCCAGAAAAACTAAACCTTGAATATCAAGATTGTATAAAATTTTCAATGTTAAAGTATCAACAATCAGGACTAAATGTAACTGTTTCTGATTTAAATAAAGTTAAAAGATCAGTTTTAGTTAATAAGGAAGGTATTCCCACTGTAGGTGGTAGAGTTCCCATTACAACGATTATTCTTCCAATACCTGGAGGAATTAGTGACTCAAACGGAGTTGACTGGCAGGGAAATGAATTAGATGAAATAACAAAAGCTTTTGCAGGTATAGCGCAAGGAACTATAACTGGAGGTGGGGAGGGACTACAAAAGAGCGCGACAGAGACAAAAGATGCTGCACAACAAAATATCAGCGGTCTCCAACAAACCGTTGCATCAAAATTCGTACAGAGTGCAACTGGTGCTAGTGGAATAATGCAAAGACAATATGGAGCAATCATAAATCCAAACATTGAATTGTTATTCAACGGTCCTCAACTCAGAACTTTTAGTTTTATTTTTAAATTATCACCAAGAAGTGCAACAGAAGCAAAAGAAGTTCAAAGAATTATTCGATACTTCAAACAGGGAATGACACCTAAAAGATCTAAGGGATATTTGCTTCTACAATCTCCACACACTTTTGCCATATCATATCTCACATCTAATAAAGAACATCCATACTTAAATAGATTTAAAGAGTGTGCATTGACTCAGTGTAATGTAAATTACACTCCCGATGGAAATTATATGTCCTTCAATGGAACTGAAAGATCAATGACTTCTTATGAATTAACTCTTCAGTTTCAAGAACTTGTTCCACTCTTTGATGATGATTATGGTAATAAAGACGATAACATAGGTTTCTAAAATGCCAAGTTACTTCCGCCAAGTTCCAAACTTTGATTACGTTAGCAGATTACCTGACGCTAAAATATCTGATTATGCCCCGGTAAAAAATCTATTCAAAAAAGGAAAACTTAGAGAAGACATCTTTCAAGATTTATCATTCTTCACTAAGTATAAGATCAATGGCGATGATCGTCCAGATAATGTTGCGTTTGAAATCTATGATGATTCTTCTTTAGATTGGTTAGTTCTTATTTGTAATAATATTGTCAATATCCAAACTGAGTGGCCAATGACTCAAGTCGCATTTGATGAATATCTGTTATCAAAATACGGAACTTATGAAACTCTTTATAGTGGCATTCATCATTACGAAACAAGTGAAGTGGTTAATAGTCAAGGTGTCGTAATTGTTCCTGCGGGTCTTGAAGTTTCTTCTCCATATTCTATAAGTTTTTATGATTACTTTACAGACGGACAAATTAATACTGGAAATATAGCAGTTCCTGTTACAAATTATGAGTATGAAGAAAAGAAAGAAAATGATAAGAGAAACATCTATCTTTTAAAATCACAATACTTAAATATTGTTTTAAATGATATGAATGAAATTATGCCCTACAAAAAAGGGTCCTCACAGTATGTTAGTGAGGACCTCAAGAGGGGGGACAATATTAGACTTTATTCTTAATCACTCTTCAGCAAGACGCTGGAAGTAGGCAAGAGCATCATCTTCATCCTCATCAACTTCTTTAGTGACTACAGGAAGTGAAGGGGACTTAGAACGAGCATAGGACTCTTCCAGTTCCTTTACAACAGCACTTTCTTTGTTTTCAGTATAGTTGTCATACTCAGTCTCTTCCTCGACAGAGGACATACGGGGAGTGCCTTTTTGTCCAAGAACATACTTCAGACGCTTTTCAAGTTCTTCATAGGACTTGAATTGGTCAGGAGCAGTAATGGCAGTCAGTGAATACTGCTTTTTCCACAGTGCTTCAAGAGCATCATCATCGTCCAGGAGAGGTTCAACCGAACCAAACTCAGACTTATCATAGTTCCAATAACCATCCTTTTTCACAATCTTCAGTTTGAAGTTAGCGCCCTGCCAGAAATCAAAAGGATTGATAGGCGTTTCATCCTCAAACTCAGGTTGCATAGCTTCCATAATTTTATCAAAGATCTTCTTGCCATACTTAAACAGGAAGACACGACCTTCATTTGCAGGATTTGCAGGATCTTTTACCACATAGATGTTAGAGTAATAAGACAGTTTACGCTTCTGCTTACGAACAGTTTCTTTGTTTGCTTCAGTTCCACTGTTCCAGAGTTCGCGGTTGTACTCGCCAAGAGGATCCTTCTGACCAACAGTGGTCAGAGAGTTTTCAATGTACCAACCACCAGGACCTTGGAAGGCATGGGAATACATTTTTGCCCAGGGAAGTTCTTCACCCTCAGGAGCAGGAAGGAAACGAATGACTGCAAAACCATTGCCAGTCTTATCCATTTCAGGTTTCCAGAGACGCTCATCTGCGCCACCAGAAGTTGTACTCATCTTCTCTACTTCTTTAACCAGTTTCTGTGTAAGAGAACCCAGAGAAGATTGCTTTTTAAGATCTTTAAAAGACATTAGATTACCTCGTATTTGTACGGATTTGGCTTTTGTGTACTTCGTTATTCTACAGGTCGGAACCTGTCTTGTCAATCTGTGCTTTCATCACTTCCAGCATTTTAGTCATGTTAGAGAAAATAACATTCATATCAACACCAGGAGGAAGTCCCATCATTCTAGCTGAATCTGAAATACGTTCTTTCATTTCCTGCGCTTCAGGGTCATCAGACAAACTCATACGAGTATACAAAACCTGTTGCTTGCTCAATAGTTTTTCAAGAAGATTTACATGGTGAATTTTATCCTCCTTCGTCATTGAAGGAAACTTAAAAACACTTCCATAAATTTCCTCTTGCAGTTCAGAGATTTCTGCCATCTCTGCACGAACAAATTCGGAATCAAAAAAACTCATGCGTCTCCTAAAATAACTTCCTTTAAAATATTTTTATAACGCTGTACATTAATATTTAGAAACGGGTTATACTTTTTAATTTTACGACTTACGGTTTCCCACACTGGGTCCTTCAGTTTCTTATCAAAAGTATTCCCGTACAGGAATATTCTATCGTAAATCACCATAGTTTCAAGACTTATCTTACCGCTCAGGAACTTTTTAAGAACAGGTGGATGTCCCATAGAGCAGTTGAATACTTCTTCAAACTTATGTTGTTCAAAGAGTTGTTGAGTTTCTTCTTTGAAGATATAAGATAAAGACTGAACTTTCTTTTGCCATTGTTGATATCTATCTTCTCCTTCTTTCATGATTTCACCAATCCACAGCGACTCTGGATTGCTACAGGAGACAAAATTAGCAACAAAAAAATCTACAACTTCTTTATCTGTTTTGTTTCTTGCAAACTTCTCAAACCAAAAGCGATCTTTACGTTTATAGAAAGATTGAACAGTTGCTCTACTTTTTCCACAATACTTGTGATAGTCATAACTATCTTTTGTAAAATGGTTCTTTAGAGCAAGATATTCACGATATGCATCAAAAGGCATCATTCAAAAAATTAATTTAGCACGGGATGTTTTCTTAAGAAAATTAAGTTCCATTGCTTCGTACTTAATTTTCTCTTTTAATGGTTTTGAAATCAGTTTGGGAACAGACTCTACATCAATATTGTTCTGCTCACAGAAATGAATAATCGCATCGATATAGTTCATATCGGGATTTGTTTGAACTAACTTTTCAATTTCTTGTGCGAATCTTGATGGGCAAAAGAATTTGCTCTCTAGAACCTTCTCTAATTCATTCTCCATCTTGCCTAGTATTGTGACGTACAAATTCTTTGATATACCGAACTAATAACTTAATATAATCCCCTTTGTTTCTTTTGTCAAATATTTTGACTTCACCACCAGGAGTTACCATAATAGTGATAAGTTTTACTGGAACAATATCAGTTAGTTCGTAGTATGCAGCAGCATAGAATGTTTCTTGAACGAAATAGTTTTCAATCCATTCTTCTGGTTTAATTTTTTCTGAAGTCTTAAAGTCAATCACTGCAAGTTCGCCTTCATATTCAGCGATACAATCTACTCTACCTGCCAGTCCAAGATACTCTGAGTAGAGTGTGCGTTCAATTGCGTGTATGTTATTTATCTTATCAAGATAAGGCTTTGCGTGATAGAACATAAACTTTGTCAGGGGTTGATAGTCATCCCAGTTAAGTTCTTTGTTCTCAAGATAGTCTTGACAGACTTGGTGAAAGTCTGTACCCCTTGCTGTTGCCTTCTTTGTGATACGATTTGCTTCTTCAAGTCCAACACGCTCACGCCACTTTGCAAAGATTTGGCGATTATAGAATGAAGTCACAGAGGTAATAGAAGGCACCCAAGCTCCATTTGGAAGATTGTAGAGACGGATGCCATTCTGTTCTTTCTTTTCTAATTCAAGTTCACCTAAGTAATTACAATGAATAAAACTCATACACCAACTTCCATTTTCGCTAGGATATATTCTTTCACTAATCCAGAGCGAACAATGTCTTCAACTCCAAATTCAATAATATCAACTGAAGGCATAATGCGAAGAACTTTCATAAAATCAATAATTCCATTCTTCTCATTTGTTTTAACAAGGTCAGATTGTGTTGCGTCTCCACAGAACATAATCTTACTGTTTTCACCAACACGAGTAATTATACTATCAAGTTCGTGATAGTTCAAGTTTTGAAATTCATCAACAAGAATGATTGAATTATCCAGAGTTGTACCGCGAATAAACGAAGTACTCCAAAAACTAATCGTTCCTTGTGTTTTAAGGTTACCATAGAGCATTTCAAAATCTGCGTCTGTTGGCAACTCAAACATAAACTTTACCATGTTCTTATATGGAATTTGGTAAAGTGATGACTTATCTTCATGGTCTCCAGGGAGAAAACCAATTTCACGGGTAGCAACAAGAGACCTAACAATATAGATTTTTTCGTAAGGAGATCTTTCGTCAAGAACATCTCTCAGTGCATTGTAGAGTGCAATGAACGTTTTACCCGTTCCAGCACATCCATATGCAACAATATTTTGATCCAATTTATAGGACTTAAAAAACTCTTCTTGATTATCAGTAAGAGGATCAATAGTCCTCATCAAATCAGAGTTAATAGGTTTTTTACGTTTCATTTGTTTATTACTCATACCAAATGGAACTGGTGTTTTTGGAGTGTTTCTTTTTGCTGGCATAGGAGTATCAAATTGGTTTTACTTTAGATCCAGGTGCTTTCGATGCTTTATGTAAAACATCATTCCATCCTGGATGGGACTTTTTCAGTCTGTCATAAATTTCACCAACTTCTCCTGCAGAAGGACATGTTGATGGATCTGACCAATCTCTATCCCAATCTGGATTATCTTTCTTCCACTGATCCCAGTCATGAACACTCATGCTCACTTCTTTCTGTTCACCAGTAGTTTTGTTAATAACAGGATATGTTGCCATAAATTACATAAAAATATAGGAATATTTATTCAATGGTAATTGAAGGTGCGTCTACACATTCAGAACACCCATCACGTTTCCATCCAAGTGCTTCTGATACTGCAGGAAATTGGCAAGTAAAAATACAACGAATCAACTCTGCGATTTCCATATGTTCTTTTTGAGTTCCGTGTGCAGAACGAAGATCAATATAATGGATCCACGAACGCACAGAGCCGGTCATATAGAGGCGTGTGGGCGTCGCTAAGGGCAGTACGAACCTTGCACACTCTTTTGCCACTCCCTTGTCTAGAAGACGATTATAGATGCGTAGAGACTGCTCAAAATGCATTCTAATGTCTTCACACAAAGTCAGTTTCAAATAATCAGGAATATCATCAATACTGTTCTGACGATTTTTAGTATCCTGACGACGCAACTCAGGAAGAGGAATAGATTTACCTAAAAGACTTGCATCAGCATAGCGTTGTGAAAATTCTTGATATGTGAAAGAACGATGGCGAAGGATTTGAGCCGCGATGCCACGAGTCGTGTTAATCTCCACTGTCATCGTCGCTTGTTCGAAGATGCTCCAGTGTTGATGCTGAATACAATACTTAAGAAGACCGGAGAACTTTTCGTTTTCTTGATTAGCAGGATTACTCACACGGGCACAGTATGCCATATGCTTTTCTGCATCTGGAGTAACACTAATGAGTTTTACTTCTGGTTTCATAAACTCAAACTCAGTCGGGATATCCATCATCATCTCCATCATAAAATACTTCGTCGTAATCAGAAATGTAAGGTGCTACTTCTTCGTAGGATGCTTTATATGCGTCCACGTCTGAGTAAACTTCAGACTTTAAAGAGTCAACTAGTAACTCCAAATTATGGACGATCAGTTTAAGTTTTTCTTTGTCCATTTTTATAACACTGACGTAACAATTATAGTTAAAAAAAAGGGAGGTGTCAACCTCCCAGAGTTATTATTTTGCTGCTACTAGCGTAGCAAGAGATGCCTTTTGGCGTCTCTCTTCTTTTTGTTTTTGTTCTTTAATGATTTGTAGGAAGTTAAGTTTCTTCATTTTACCCTCTCCATGGAAGACTTGTTTCCATTTTCATCAACATAAAACATTGTTCCACGGTAGATTTCTACGTGTGGTTCACGCTTAAATGTTTGATTGGGGCGTTCGATGGTGTTATATTCTACACCACGGTATACTACTTTTGACATTAGGTTTCTCCTTAATGGTTTAGGTTAAAGAGCGTTCCTTCAGTCGGCGTTTGCGTTCGCTATTTGAGAATAGCGAATGAACGATCCGTTCCGCGTCGGCTTACTTCCGTCCTATTCAGTTCAGCACCTAGTCACAACATCCTTTCGGAGTTCTAATAGCAGTCGGTCTTCCATCTTTTGGTAAACTACATCGTCGTTTTTAACAATGTCCATTAGTTCCCACGCCGCATTGCAACTTATTCTAACTGGATATTCAGTTTTAAGTTGCGGTGAGGCAAAAGAAAGAAGTGGAACCCATGCTAAAAGCAAAAGTGCTTTAGTCATAGGATGAACGGTAGGGGATTATTATACCCCTATTCAACCTATATAGCAAGTTTTGTGTGTATTTCCTGATACAATTTTCCTATCGCTCAATATAACTTAACGTATGATTGGTTGCGTAAAGTTGTTGAATGATAATATCACATCCAATCTTAGGATTACAATCTCCACAGGTATATACATCAACTGCTGCTTTACCTTCTTCGGGCCAAGTATGAATACTAATATGACTTTCAGACAATAAACAAATCACAGTAACTCCTTGTGGTTCAAACTTTTTTGAAATTGTTTGAACCACTGTAGCACCACTTGCTACCGCTGCATTTTCTAATAGGTCTATAAGGCAACGTTCATCGTCCAAAAGAACAAACGAACAACCATATAAATTAAGTAGATAATGTTTCCCCATTCTCTTCTGCTTCTTTAATCAATTGACTCACATACGTTTCAGTTCCATCCATAGTCTTAACTTCAAAAATTGAAGATCTTTGGTACTTTTTTATCTTCTTATATCTTTTAAGAAGTTTTTTTACCTCTTCTTTGTAAATTGCAACTTCAATTTTTTCTTCACTAAAACCTTCACTCATTTTCTTTTTTTCTTTTCTGGTTGTTTGTATCCCCAAAGTTTAGGGTTAGTTCTACCGTATCCAAAATCAATTTTTTGGACTGCACCTGGACCATACTTATCATAGTACATATCAAAGATACGTACTCTAGTACCTCTTACGAGATCGATATAATCTTTTCCATCAAGATTGTACCAAATCAAATAGGCATCATTTGGAAAAGAAGAATCTTTTGCAGTTTCAACCGTTGTTTTTTCTAGAAGAATTTCGCATCCATAGTTGCTGGGCAGAACACTTCTGTCTTCTCTTCCATTATCTGCCATACGCTTCTCCGTACTTACTGCAACTGTCATGAACGCCCACCCCATTGAATATCGGGGTATGCCTCTTTTACATTTTCATGAGTGATTTTGTATTTAGTTTGTAACTTCTTATCCTTTACAAGGCACAGTAGTTCTGCTTCTCTGGGATGCAAACCTTCAAGAAGGTTAATGAACATCATTTCTCTACGAATAGTTGTCAGAGAATTGTTACCACCACGAACATAGTGATAAAGATTTTGATACTCTCTTCGAAGAGAAGTTTTTCCAAGACCCTGAAGGTCTTGAGTAGTTGCAGATTCTCCACCTGCAGCTTCTCTAGAAAGATTATCAGAAAGATTTCCAGAATAAACGTTTTGATCTTTTACATCACCATAAGGAACAGGTCCCTCTGGGAGAAGAGAGATTACAGTCTCATCAAAATTCCAAATCAAAACAGATTTAATAGAGGGATGCTCGTAAGTTTTTAAAACCTCTACTTTCTTTTCATTACTTCTTTGTTTTGATGCAAGTTCTAGAACTTCAAAAACAAATGGATTTGTGGGAAGAGATGGGATTGGTTCTTCAGTCTTCTTCCTCGTCTTCGTAGTCGTCATAGTCATTTTCAAATCGTACTGCTAAAATTTCGTCTGGTATTACATTCCCATTTGAGTCAAACATCTCTGGGTGTGTATAGACTGGCGAAGTTTGATAAAAATGCTCCTTTGCCATCCATCCTATTACTCCACCAACAAAAAAGAACATTATAGAAACTAGAGTGCCGATGGTGAGTGTTACTGCTAACATTTTCCTTCTCCAGAGAGTTTATTTTTTCCTAATATCAAAATGAAATTCTATAAAGAAGTGAAACTCTCTGCGGAATAGAGAGATCATCTTACCAAACTTCACTTGAAAAGTCTTTGGTTTTTCTGATCTTCTCCTCCTATTGCGTAATAATAATTCAACACCCCGATTAATCTGGGGTTCTGACTTATTTAGTTTGCTTCTTGCGTCTTCCTGGTCGTCTATCATGACTGTATTTCCAGGCATCTTCTAGGATGCTATACAAATAGTTTCTAATTTTTCTTGCTTCGGGTTTTGGTAGATAACCATATCCCTCACGAAGTTGTTTATGTATTTCATCAGCGCCACCTTCAAGATAGTCATCAAGATCCATTACAAGGCTATTAATTTCATTTGCAGTGGCACTTTCAATAAACTCTTCAACTTCGTGGCGTTTTGTTCCACGAATTTTTAAGTAATCATAGAACTTTAAAACAAATTGTCCTTTGAAAGCATAGTCGATTGCTTTCTCAACATCACCATAAACTTCGTGAAAATTGCTGTCCATTAAACTAGATTTTGCTCCTTCAGGTATTGAACAGTATCAGTGCATCCACCAATATGTTTATCGTCAACAATGACTTGAGGGAAAGTGGAACCCTCTCCAAATTCTGCGTAAAACTCTTCACGAGTAAAATCTGTATTCAATTTGTAGACAACATGCTGCAACTCTGCTAATTGTAGCACCTGTTCCACTTTTGTGCAATATGGACAACCATCTTTTGAATAAATTGTGAACTTCATATCTTTTATAAAACTGAAATTTATTTAGCGTTAACTGGAATCCCTTGTCCTTCAGGGAGTTTAATTTGTGGGAGTTTTTCTGGTTCACGGACTTCCCAAGAACCACCAACTCCACCGTCCATATTTACAATAATCTCATTGGTTGGTAATGCCTTGGGTATCTCAACATCAATCACTGGACTCATGAGTGTTTTGTTTTTTACAATCTCACGATTTGGTGTGTCCAGACTCATCACCATTTTTGCATCTTCAAGGTTACCACAATCACAAATTTTTTTATGAGTTCTTCTTTCTCTTACTGTGAAATAGTCTTCACTGTTGTACTTGTTCATCTTCTAAATTATTTTCCTTATTATAGGTCTCTTGTGGTTTTCTGTAAAGATTAGGCCAAGTATCTCTAATTATTTCTGCCAACTTGTAAGGTGTTTCTGTTGTTATCATAAATCTTGTGATACTGCTACTATAAACATAAAAATTCCAAAAAGAATAAAAGTAATTAGAATACCAAGCATAAAAAAAGGAGTTCAGAGAACTCCCTTATTTAGATCAGAGTGCGTTGCCTCGTGGCAAGACTTCCTCTGGGAACACAAAGTTCTCGTGAGGTTGGTCTACTGGTGCCATCCACGCACGGAGACCTTCATTGAGAAGGATATTCTTGGTATAGAAAGTTTCAAACTCGGGGTCTTCTGCTGCTCGAATCTCCTGACTTACAAAGTCGTAAGCACGAAGATTGAGAGCGAGACCAATGATACCAATAGAAGAAGTCCAGAGACCCATGACGGGAACGAAAAGCATAAAGAAATGAAGCCAACGCTTATTGGAAAAAGCAATCCCAAAAATCTGCGACCAGAAACGGTTCGCAGTAACCATCGAGTAAGTCTCTTCTTCTTGGGTTGGTTCAAATGCTTTAAAAGTGTTTGCTTTGTCGCCATCTTCAAATAGTGTGTTTTCTACAGTTGCTCCATGAATCGCACAGAGCAGTGCTCCACCTAGTATACCAGCAACTCCCATCATATGGAAGGGGTTGAGGGTCCAGTTGTGGAAACCCTGAAGGAACAATAGGAACCTGAAGATTGCTGCGACACCAAAGGAAGGTGCGAAGAACCAACTGGATTGACCTAGTGGATACATCAGGAAGACGCTGACGAACACAGCGATAGGTCCAGAGAATGCGATTGCGTTATAAGGACGAATGCCCACAAGTCGGGCAATCTCAAACTGGCGAAGCATGAATCCGATTAAGCTGAAAGCCCCGTGGAGCGCCACAAAAGGCCAGAGTCCCCCAAGTTGGACCCAGCGGACGAAATCTCCCTGAGCCTCAGGACCCCATAGGAGTAGGAGAGAATGTCCGAGAGCGTCAGCAGGAGTAGAAACAGCAGCAGTAAGAAAGTTGCACCCCTCAAGATATGAACTCGCAATGCCGTGGGTGTACCAACTGGTAGCAAAGGTGGTTCCTGTAAGCCACCCGCCAAGAGCAAGATAAGCTGTAGGGAAAAGGAGAAGGCCAGACCAACCGACAAACACAAACCGATCACGCTTAAGCCAATCATCGAGAACATCGAACCACCCCCGTTGTTGAATAGGTTGTGAAAGTGTAGATGAAACCATTTATTCCTCCATAGAAAAGAAAAGGGGATCCGAAGATCCCCAGTGAATATTGGTTGTTAAGTCAACCGATTGCAGGTGCAGTGAGAGCAACAGGAGTTGACTCAGCAGCAGCAAGATCCAGAGGGAAGTTGTGTGCGTTCCTCTCGTGCATCACCTCCATGCCCAGACCAGCGCGGTTCAGTACATCAGCCCAGGTGTTAAGAACACGACCTTGTGAGTCAATGATCGACTGGTTGAAGTTGAATCCGTTGAGGTTGAAGGCCATCGTGGAAACACCAAGAGCGGTGAACCAGATACCTACAACAGGCCATGCAGCGAGGAAGAAGTGAAGTGAACGAGAGTTGTTGAACGAAGCGTACTGGAAGATCAGACGACCAAAGTAGCCGTGTGCAGCAACGATGTTATAGGTCTCTTCTTCTTGACCGAACTTGTAACCGTAGTTCTGTGACTCGTTCTCGGTGGTTTCACGAACCAGCGAGGAAGTAACCAGAGAACCGTGCATAGCACTGAACAAAGAACCACCGAACACACCAGCAACTCCAAGCATATGGAAGGGGTGCATCAGGATGTTGTGCTCTGCCTGGAACACAAGCATATAGTTGAACGTACCAGAGATACCCAGAGGCATCGCGTCAGAGAAAGAACCCTGACCAAAAGGATACACAAGGAACACTGCGCTTGCAGCAGCAACAGGTGCAGAGTAAGCAACGCAGATCCAAGGACGCATACCCAAACGGTAGGAAAGTTCCCACTCACGACCCATATAAGCATAGATGCCGATGAGGAAGTGGAAGACTACCAGTTGGAAAGGTCCACCGTTGTAAAGCCACTCATCTAGGGAAGCAGCTTCCCAGATGGGGTAAAAGTGAAGTCCAATAGCATTGGACGACGGAATCACAGCACCAGAGATGATGTTGTTTCCGTACATGAGTGAACCAGCAACGGGTTCACGGATACCATCGATGTCCACAGGAGGAGCAGCGATGAATGCAACGATGAAGCAGATTGTTGCAGCAAGCAGGCAAGGAATCATCAGAACGCCGAACCAACCCACATAGAGGCGGTTGTCGGTGCTGGTGATCCACTCGCAGAATTGTTCCCAAGTATTCGATTGTCGTTGTTGAGCGATTGAAGCAGTCATTTTTTTAAACAGTTAGTAAGACCATCAGGGGAATGGTGGAGTTACTATGCTCCCCGCACCCTCAGCGGGGATATGAGAGACGTGATTTATACACCCATAGGTCTCGGTTAACGGGTGTTTAACAATGTTAAGATTTATGAGAAATCCGTAACATTTGTTTACCTATTTATCATACTACGGTTTGTTGCCAGTGTCAACCCTCAAAATGGGGACATTCTGCTAAATACTTGCAGTGTTTATCACAGAGAAAAATGAAAAGACTTCTACTAGCCTTTTCGTTATTCTTTATCACTCCTGTAAGTGCTGCTGAAATTACATCAAAAATCACTGACTCTATCCAATTAGGCGTTCAGGGCGCAGCGATTCAAACAGAAAGAGTAGGCGGACAATATGCCGTCTCAGGTACAAATATTAATGTCACAACTCTTGGTGGAGTTGGTGGAGCAGGCTCTTATGCTATCAACACAAACGGTCAAGCATTTAGTTTCACTGAATCAACTCGCACTGCAGATACGGCAGTCACCACTGAAACTGTCTCTGCTGGAGCAATTGCTTCTCCCCACACTTATGGGAGTTCTACTACTCAGTTAGCAGGAGACAAAGGTTCTCTTGCTGGTACATTGTCACCAACTGGTGTTCCTACTGTAACTGCTGGTGGTCCTGGAACCACTGCTACAGCACAACGTAGTATTGAATTGAGCGTATTCAAATGAGAAGGACCCTAGTGGCATTGATGCTGCTAGGGTTTTCCTCCCCCGCCATAGCGAATACGGTTGTGCCTAATTTTACAAGGGGGACGATTACAGCAGAGACCAAATCTCATACTGAAATCATAGAAACCATTAAACAAATAGAGTATACCACTGGAACTTCTTATACTGTCACTGGCACCAATATCAATATCCCCGGAACTCCTGCTCCAGGAGCGAATTATACGATTGTAAATCAAGGTGCTCCATTCCAGTTTAGTGAAACAACACTTGGACCTGGTGTGGCAAAAGAAACATGGATCGAAAGAACTACTACAACCGATTCTACAACAAACTCTATATCTGTCTTTACGCAATAGGACTTTATGTATCGCCAGTGCTGGCTCAAACAGCTCCTAGTAATACTAATATCGCTGGGCCTTCTGCTAGTGCTACTGGAAACGTTACAAACCAAGCGGTCCAAGTCCTCCAGGGTCCATACGCAATCAACACGTATGGTTCTGGAGTTAGTTGTCAAGGGCCGACAATGAGTTTGTCTCCATTTGTAATGGGAAGTTTGAATGGAAGTCAAGACCCAACAACATACCAAACTCAAAACGGAAATGCCGGATTCTCAATGGGTTTTAACTTTCCTCTTGATGGAAGTCTTACAGAGATATGTAAATCAAGAGCACGAGTAGAAATCTCAAGGCAACAAGCAGAAGCAGATAAAGCAAGATTAGATTTTGAACTGGTTAGATTATTAAAGTGCGGTGAAGCATTAAAAGCAGGAATCAGTTTTCACCCAGACAGTCCATACGCAAAAATATGTGCTGATGTTGTTGTGAGATATCCAAAAATTGCGGATGTTGTCAATGGAAATAAGACCAATAAGTAACATCGGTTCTCCAAACATTAATATTGCTGGACCTAGTGTTATACCAACAATCAATCCACCAGTCAGCAAGAGTGTAGAAGTTCCCGTTGTACGTGGAATGGATCTTCCTGTGATTCTGATGCCTGATACCAGAATCAAATATCCAACTGTTGATGTTCCAACTCAAGAAGAGTTTGATGCTGCGGTAAGAGCAGAAAGAGAAAAACAAGCACAGGAACAACAAGAGAAGTCAAGAGGACTTCCAGACACAAAACCAGTTGTTCCTCAAGTTCAAGTTCCTGTTATTGATAAACAAGAAAATAAAAATATCGCTGAAGAAACTAGTACAAATAATAATCTAGGAGTACCTGTCATTGAAGTACCGATCGTCGGGCAAGTTCCAATACCACCTAAAGAACAAGTTATTCTTGCTGGCACCACTGCTACTGCTTCTGTTGCTGCGGCTCTTGTTGGCAAATCTTTGGTGGAATGGATGGTAAAGAAGTTTAAACCAGTTGTTGAAAGAATATTCGCACAAATCAAAAAGGCATTGAATAGGGATGTAACTGACTATGAGTTACAACTATTCTTTGCCTATGAACATCAAAAGAAAGTCAATAAGATTTTAAAGAAAGAGTTTAAGAAACAAAAGTTAGAGCAATACAAGAAAGCTCATAACAAATGATTATTTCTTACGCTTTGCATCAAGTTCAGCAAAGTTCTTAACTTTTGTTCCACCATCATAATTCCAAGCATATCCTTCAGTAATCATTTGATTATTGAGAGATACTGCTTCTCCATTGATAAACAAGTGTCCAATGATTCTACCATACTTTTCAGTAGAATCTGGAAGTTCTGTCTTAATGATAATATCTTTGGCACCTTCTACTCTGTGCTTGAGCCATTCTTTTGATTCAAGCCCATATTTTTTCTCATTCGCATCAGCTGTGCGGCTCTCTGGGGTATCGACACCAGCAAGACGAATTCGCTTAGTAAGGGAGATATCAAAACCCAAATCAATATCAGCGTCAATAGTGTCGCCATCTACCACCTTATGAATTTCACGTATTCTATAAATGTAAGGATCCTTGTCTGGCATTTGTTAGAATAGTTTAAACTTCTCAGTATTTAGTTTAGGAATAGGCAACTTTTCAAATGCTTTACTTACTTGGTTCTCTACAACCTTACCAACAAACTCTTCTGGGTTGTTAAGAATTGCTTCTGCTCTCTTATAAGTCATATAAGCACCATAACAAAGTGCTCCACTAATTGCCAGACTCGTCGCTGACAGAATGATTGCTAGGTTCTTCATTTTTCATTTCCTCATTTGCTAATCGTAGTATGTAATAGATTATGTACAGAACAAATACTAAACCAACTCCCAAGATTGTAATAACACCATATGGGAAGTCTTGTGGCATCAGTATTTACCCTCTACACAATAATCTGCTTTTTTATTTGGAGTATATTCCTTATAACCTTCTTGTGGTTTCATCCATCCACAACCAATCAACCATTCCATCGTAAGTGGTGTCGGTCTGATCTGTTCCCACAAAGGACCTTTGGCACACATTTCTAGGTGCTTTGCTGTAGTATTTGATTGTTCCTCTGCCCAGTTTGCATCAGCCTCCCAAGGCACAGCACGGGACATTCCCATACTCTCATAAGCAAGTTTTGTATTTTTCATCACCCAAGCAGGAATCTCTGCATCCTGATGAACCTGTGCCATAAAAGATGTTTTGAGACCGCCACCCATACAGTCCTGAACGACGTGCCATCCTTCGTGACGCATTGTTCCTAGAAATTCTCTAGGGTCTTGAAGGAGAGATTCGTTTACATAGAAGCGATTGTATTCTGGTTTGTAGAGGCCAACAGTTCTTGGAGTAAAATATCTTGATGGTCCAACATAAACAGGAACACCAAGTTTATCGAGTCCGGCAAGAATACGTTTGATTTCCTCTCTGAAATTATCAAACTCCTTTCCTTTGATAAGAGCAGAGTCTGGTGTAAGTTGTTCTACACCTTCAGTACATTCTCTTAAAATCATACAACCCATCGCTGCCAGACTGTATGCTGGAACGGTGGGTTGTTTTTTGATTATTGTGTTTGCGGTTGATGGAGCAATCAGAGTTAATGATAAACCAATTGCTGTGAGGAATTTTTTCATTATCGCCCCTCTTGTTGATGTATCCAAACTTTCAAATCTTTTACATACTTTCTTAAGGTTTCTGCTTGAGAAAAGTGCCACTCATCACCTGTCTTTAGATGCTGTCGCATATGTTCATCAACAGCATCAAGACACTTTTTAATTACAGGGTTCCAAGGTTCCCGTATAGGAGTATTCCATTCTCTTGGCATAATACCTCATTTTTTCTTTCCACCATTTTTTGCTTTATTTGCATTAGCATTGCCAGAGTTCTGCTTCTTGTTATTAGCAGAGCCTGCTCCACCTTTTTTTGCTTTGTTTGCGGACTTTGCCATTAGGCTCCTGTGCGAGGTTGAACGAATCCTTCCTCAAGTGCTTCAACTCTTTCTTCAAGACTTGCAGCAGGTGCTTCAGCGGTAGGTGCTGGTGGTTCTGGTGGGGTTTCTACAACTTCTTCTCTACGTGGTTCTTCTTTCTTTTCGTCTTCATCACCACCTTTCTTCATCGTATTAATACCGAAAGTCGCAGCGGAGGCAGTAAAGACAGTCGCAATAAAGGTAGGATCCATTTTGGATAACATACCTGCATAACTAGCGGTAAGAAGAGCAGCAGACCAACTCAAGATAGCAATACGAATAACTTGTCCCATAGCTTTCTCTCTTTTGTTGTTTTCCATCAGTCTGTGCGATGATGTCCTTTTTATTTAGGATTTAGAACCTAAATTTAACCTTTCCTGCAATAGAGTTAGTTGTAATACCATCACTTACACCGTGAGAACCCTCAACAAATAACATCTCTTTATAATCAACAGAAACAGTTACGCCATAAGAGTTATCAGTTCCATAGGCACCTTCTACACTCATACCAAATAAGTCCCTCTTCTTACCACCAAATCTGGTTTCAAGTTTGAGTCCTGCTTCACCAACGTGTGTGGTTTGGTTGTGTGTTTCAACAGTTCTTGCAGACTGAATAGAACCAGTTTCAGTGTATCCATTTCTCTTTACATTCTGAACGGAGTATCCAACAAATGGATGTAACCATTTTGTAAGATGCAGGTAAAGTCTATTAGATACCCACCACTCATTACCTGTCGTTTCACCTGCATTATTAAAGACACCCTCTACTGTTCTTGAATAGTTATACTTACTGTTTGCAATCGCAGCATTTGTATTCAGAGTCAGTGTGTTGCCGTGGAAGGTATTAAAGATACCGTGAATGTCTTTCTTCTGTTTTGCAGTTGAATCAACACCACGAAGATTGATATTTACATTATTATATTGATAACCAACAGTCCAACCTTTGGATAAGTCTAACTCAAATCCACCACCGAAGATTTTACTATCAGCGGAATATCCATCAGCATTATATGACTGAATGAATCTGTTGTTCTCAAATACTCTGAACTTTTGTTTGGTTCTTGATGGTTCGTGATTGAGAAGTCCATTAATCGCACCACTCATATTATCAAGAACTTCAAGTTGGTCTACACGTCCATAAAGAGAATCATATGTATGAGTGATTCCTACATCATTCCAGAGTTCGTAGGTAGTAACAGGAGTTCCATTTGTTATTGTATCATTTCCAGATGAATCAGTTGTCGTTGTAACTGGTGTGGTTACAATCGTTCTCACCATTGGAGTGGTGGTTGTTTTAGTATGATGTCTTGCAATCCTTTGAACTCCACTATTCTCTGATGGAGTATGCTCCGTAATAGTTACGTTTAGAACTGGAAGAGTCGTAGATACCGCATTAGATATTGCAGCAGAAGGACGGGTGATTGCTGTGGTTTGTAGTGTGCTCGCAGTTACAGCAGAAGTTCCAGAACCATCAGAAGATGAAGATGTAACTACTGGTGTTCCTGATGAAGTCGTTGTAGTTCCGTCAGACCAGGTGGTGGTTGTGACTGGTGTGGTGGTTGTGGTGGTGGTTGTAACAGGAATGGTTGTTACAACTGTATCAACATAAGTTCTTACACCTGGATGTCCATCAGAAGAAGTGAATGTTTCAGTTCTGGTTACATAAGAAGTTTCAGTTCTTGTGGATGATGATGTTGAGGTAGTTACAGAACTTGAAGTTGAAGTTCCTGTTGATGTTGGTGCTGGGGGTGGAGTTGGTGTTGCTGGTGGTGTTGAACCATCGGCAGAACCAGTATCAGTAACTGTAAATGATGTTGGAGAAGCACCACCTGCTCCACCAGCAACGGCAGTAGAACCAGCAGCAAATGCAGATGGTCCAAAAATATATGCGTATTGGATATTAATAATGTCTCCAATATTAATACCAGAGAACATAAATGCAACGCCAATCGTATAATCACCATTACCACTATTCACACCATTATAATAATCAACTGGATTAGTAGTCCAAGCATTACTTACACCAGTATTGGAGTTTGTTGCTGCTGTGAAAAGTCCAAGTGCATATTTGGATGCAAGTGCTTCTGATAAAACTACATTCGTTGCTGGAATACCACCAGAATATCCCCTGGTATTATTCGTTGCCGAACTATCGCCCGCTGCTGCTCTTGCATCTGGGTCAGTGAAACGACCAAAGTAAAGAGTTGGAACGGCAACAGAAAACTCTAAACGAGTATTAATATCAACAAAGTGCTGACTATCGTTAAATCTTACATCGTGTTCGATATTAAAGTTTGATGTAGAACCAGACCATACAGCACGATTATCATAGGTTACTCCACGATATGATACACCAGAATAATCTACGTTTGTTCCTGTGACTGGATTACTTGGTCCGTATGAAGCATTATTGTTAGAGTGATTAAAAATAATCGCACCAGACGCATCTAAACCCTTAATCGTCCATCCTTCAAATGGAGTTCCTGGTGTGAGGTAATCGTATGCTGGATTAAAAGTGGAAGTACAGGTGGAATCATAGAGAATACCTGGTGCGGTGTTACCTTGCGAACCAATCGTCCCTCTATCTGATGTACCTATCTTTACACAGTTACCCTGTAAAGTAACATTTCCTGCTAATGCTGTTGGTGCCCCAAGCAAAAGGGCTGACGCTGCTGCGAGCGCCCTTGTGGTGTAAGACATAAAAAGTCCTCTATTACTTAGTGTGTACTAAACAAAACAGACCGAAGTTTGTTTAAAAGTAAAGTATTCACCAAGTCTTAGAGGACTTGGAGTATGTAGATTCAGATCAGAAGATCAAGAATCAGTATTGATTGCAACTATTTATCCCTTTTTCCACGCTTCTCCTTCTGCTTTTCTTCTACGTGCTAAACCTGCTTCAACATTAGAACCAGGATTGCGGTAGAGATAAAGAGCATCGGGAACTAAGTCCCACTCTTTATTCTTCAGGCGTTTAGTAATAGTATTAAAGTTATCGCCACCGTAAAAACCGGCACCAAGATTATAAGCAAAGCTGAGCAGAGCGCCTCTTTTTCCATCTGACATTTCATTCCAATGTGGGATTTTACGAAGTGCAGGTAGAAACTCTTTCTTACACTGCTCGATGAGAAGTGCGTCTGCTTCTGCCTGTGTTAATGTATCACCAAGTTTAAATGCTGAACCATCCTTCTTACGAGTGGAACCCCAACCGATTGTGATTGGAAGGCCTCCAGTCAGAGGGTCAGGATATGCTTTGAGATGACATCCCTCAAACTCTTTAATTAATTTGATGCCCATCATAGGAACATCATCACCACCTGTTACAGGAGCTGCAGCAGCTGGGGTTGCTGGTGCAGCACTAGTCTTTTTTCCTCTAAAAATCTCCGCCCACTCTACGTTATCACCAAGATATTCAACGGGGAGATTGTCTTCTAACCACTGGACTGCCTTGACGTGGTTAGGATTTCTTTCATCATAGAATTGAAAGAAATTATGCAAATCGATACGTGCCATTGTTGTGTCTCCTATCAGTCGAAAATTCTGCCCCAACCATCGTTGCCACCTGGGCACCAACGATGCTTAAGAACTGCTTTGGTGTAAACGGTTTTCTTACCGTTAGTCACAGGTCCAGTATAGTTATCATTGAGTGAACCATATGGATCGTTTACAAAATATCCCTTACCATCTGGAGTCTTACCGATTACAACACACATGTGCCCACCAGTAGGTGCAGATAAAGGACCGCGATGCAGGATACCAATAACGACAGGTTTCCCAGCATCAAGACTTTTATCAATATCAGCAAAAGAAAGATTGTAACTAAAGTGTGACTTAACTCCATAACCTGCAAGTACTTTTGTTTGTACCGCATGGTCCGTAGTATCACCAATCGCAAATACTTTCTTAACATATTCATCGTCGCCCTTGATACTTCCTGGCTTGAGGAATGCAAGGCACATAGCACACGATGAACTGTTACAAGTTCTATGTGCATCTCTATAGTTGTCTACTTGGTTGAAGTATGGAACTGCGAGTACTTCTGGAGTTGGTGGCTTAGTTCTGAAGATACCAATCCAATCAGTCTCTGCATCGTCTAGGAATTTTTCTGGAAGTTTGTCTTCCAACCACTGAACGGCAGCAACGTGGTTTGCGTTCTTCTCATCATAAAACTTAAAAAAGTTATGAAGATCTAGGGTCATTGGATATTACTCTAAACACTCAGGTATTTATTAAAAAAGCGCCCTTTTGGGGCGCTCATTTATCTTCAAACTGTAGCACCAACTTTTACATCGGCAGCGACATAACTCAAAACATTTTCAGGTGTCGATACCTCATATGGGTCGGTGTCCGCATTGTCACGCAGACCGTCTTCCACGAATAGTTTCTCGATGATTCCATTATCCACGACCGCAGCATAACGCCAAGAGCGATCACCGAAACCAAGGTTAGACTTGTTGACGAGATATCCCATTGAGCGAGTAAAGTATGCATTGCCATCTGGAATGAGTTTTACTTTTTCGATGTTCTGGTCTTGTGCCCAGGCATTCATCACAAAGCCATCATTAACAGAAATGCAGTAAATAGCATCGATACCAAGAGCAGCAAACTCTTCGTACTTCTCTTCAAATCCAGGCAACTGGTAAGCAGAGCAAGTAGGAGTGAATGCACCAGGCAGACTGAAAATAACTACACGCTTACCATTAAAAAGTTCAGTAGAAGTACGAGTTACAAATTCACCAGATTCACGAAACTGAAACTGAACTTCGGGAATAGTATAACCTTCTTTACGCATTTTGACCTCCATCACCATACGCCAGGAATGATTTGACCAGTGGCAGCATAACTACCCATAGCAGCAATAATACCAATCATAGCTGCCCAACCGTTAATACGTTCTGCTCTTTCGTTCATTGTTTTTCTCCTTGATAGGGGTGTTGTTGTTTAAGTTCAGGATTGGGTTGGGAGAAGACCATAGGACTTCTGGTTTTATTTTTGATAACAATAAAAGCGTCGTTCTGGTACGATACGGTTCCAAATGGCTTCGCCCACTTAGCATTAGCATCGGGATGAGTTGCAGTTCCTGTAACTGCTACGCCACCAATCTCAACAGAGAGTTCATCGTTAGCGTCCCATCCAAGTTTCTCAAGGGCAAGAGCAAACTGCCCAAGAATTCCAGCACTCACAGATTTTCCTCTTGCTCAATGAGAATTACACAATCCGATTTGGGATATGCAGTACAAGTAAGAATAAAACCTTCAGCGAGTTGATCATCGTCAAGGAATGTTTGATCATCATTATCAACAGTGCCTTCAATTACCTTTCCTGCACAGGAGGAGCAGGCACCAGCACGACAGGAATAGGGAAGATCAACATCCGCTTCTTCTGCTGCATCAAGGATGTAAGTATCCTCATCACACTGGATAGTGGTTTCGGTGCCATCGGGAGAGCGGAGAGTAACATTGTAAGCCATAAATTAATAAGTCTCTGATAGTTGATTTACGGAATGTGCCAGTAAAACGAAAAAGGCAACACTCGTAATTGTAAAGATAATTGAAGTCATTGTCAACCCTCAGAAGAGTCCGAAGTAGAGGTTGCCAGTGAAAGCGTAAGAAATAAACCCAGCAATAATGCCGACCATAGCCCAGCGTCCATTAGTCCTCTCCTTTACTTCATTAGGTGTAAGCATACCATAGTTCTCGTAGTACATAGTAGGCTCTTTGGCAAACATATTTTGTTGCCCATATTCATTAGTTGTTACAGTCATTGTACATTCGTTAAGAATTGTTACACAATTATATAGGAAAAATAAAGGGGTGTCAAGCACCCCTGGTAGTAATTTATACTTATTTTGTTAAGATTTACTGACCAATCTGTTTTACCTTGTTGCGAGCCTTGTTCAAAACAGAACCTGCAAGAGGGACATAACCCAGATCATCAGCAAGCAGTTGTGCCTTACCACTCAACATATAATTAAGAGCAGAACGAACATCATCTGCCTTTGCACCATTACCTTCCTTATAAGCAAGGACCCAAGTTAGCGTCGTAATAGGATAAGCATTAGGAGCAGAAGGATTAGGATCTTCGCCAGCAAGAGAAACGGGATCAAGTTTGATACCATTAACAGCAGCAAATCCACTTTTGAGAGTGGGAAGAATATAGTTTCCTGCCTTGTTTTGAAGAGAGGCGGACTGAAGTTGTTTGTTATTCTTCACAAATGCGTGTGAGAGATAACCGATAGAACCAGGAGTATTCACCAGGGTTCCAGCAACACCTTCATTACCTTTGGCACCAACACCAACTGGCCAGTTGATGGACTTGGCAGCACCTGCAGTCCAACCACCAAATGCCTTCAGAGAGTTGGTAAAGGCAAATGTGGTGCCAGAACCATCAGAACGATAAACGACTTTGATGGCACCAGCAGCACAACCAAGTGCTTTCCAATCCTTGATATCACCTTGGAATACATCAACAACCTGCTTCTGGGTCAGACGCAGTTTGCATCCAGGTTTGTTGTAGGCAACGTCAATCGTACCAGCAGTCATAGGCAGTTGGACATAACCACGCTTGACTTTGGCACCATCCTTGGCGCTGATAGGTTCATCAGATGCAGCAAAGTCAACAGTTTCTTTGATAAACTGTTTGATACCAGCGCCAGAACCAACTGACTGGTAGTTTACACGATTACCAGTGGCAGCAGAGTAATCGGCAAGCCAACGCTGGTAGAGAGGCGCAGGGAAGGTAGCACCAGCACCATTCAGAGCGGGTCCTGCAAGTGCAACGGTAGGCATCAGAGCAAGACCAATTGTAGCAATGTGTTTGAGTTTCATTGGAATTAAAAAACTTCTTAGTAATTGTACTTGATTAAGTTTAAAAGAAAGTTAAATGTCACCAAACACCAAAAAAACCTCCCTGAAAGGAGGTTTAAAGGTATCAGGATATTATCAGAAACGGAAAGTCGTCTGAATAACACCACCATAGTTGTCCGAAGCATTCTTCAGACCTTGGTTGTTAGACACATAGAACACAGCAGGAGTTACACTGATGTTGTCACTGACCTTGTAACGATAGAATGCTTCCCACATGAGAGCCTTCTTATCATCTGCAAGAGAAGCAGCATTACCAGGAGCGCCGATGGCAAAACCAGCAGCATTACCCTTGGCAAATACATCACTCCACTGAAGACCTGCCATCCAAGTCTGAGAGTTAGTAGCACCAGTAGGAGTTTGCTTACCAGCAGCATTCAGACTTACATCAGTCCAACCGTAGGAACCACTCACAGAAGGAATGATACCCGACTTCTTAGGTTGCCAGTATGCATTGATAGCATAGCTACTAGAAGTTTGTCCAGAAGCAAGAGCAGCAGAACCACCACCAATAGCATTGAAGTTACGAACACGGGTTCCTTCAGTGCCATAGCGGTAACCGAAAGCAATACCATACTGAGGAGCACGATAACCAACTTGAGCAAGAGTGTTCAGAGCACCAGTCTCATCAAACTGTCCCTTAGAAGAGTTGTCACCACTTTGAGCAACATAGTTCAGAGCAGCAGTAAGAGCAGGTTTGCCCTTCTTGACTTGTTGAGTCCACTCTACGCCGAAACCAGAACCAGTTGCCTTGTTATAGACACCAGGAGCACCAGCAACAGCAAAGAAGTCCAGAATATCAGACTTATATGCGGTGGGCATCCATGCCATTTCAGTGTTACGAACGATAGCACCAGCAGTCAGATTCACACCTTTAGCAAGTGCTGGAAAACGGTAGTAGAGACGATCCAGTTGCAGTGCATTAGCATAGGTTTCTGCCTTGTCCAGTTTGAACAGGGAAGAAGAGGAACCGAAGGGTTGACTGGAGAAGTTACCAGTACGCAAACGGGTCTTGAGCAAATCCTTACCAGTAAAGGAAGTATCAAAACTCAGACGGAGATCATAATTGAAGGCAGTATTGCCAACGTTAGTGTTGTTAGCAAGACGAGCACCTTCTACACCACCCAGAACGAAGGTTGCTTCGCCCTTGAGTTTGGTAGTAGTAGAGAACTGTTGCGCTTCAAGAGAACCAATCTTCTTATCCAGTTTAGCGATTTGACCACGAAGAACAGTAAGTTCCTTAGCAAAATCGTTAGCAAGACGATTAAGTTCATCAGTGTTTTCGGTTACACGCTCAAGACAGGAGTTCAGCAGTGCTGCTGCCTCAAAACGAGTCAGAGTTTGACCACCAGCAAACTTGCTGTCAGTCATACCAGCGATGCAACCATACTTTTCGATAAGATTGCCCAGGGCTTGATATGCCCAATCACCAGGCTTAACATCTGTAAATTGTGTGACGCTTGTAGCCTGTTCCGAAGAAGTGTATTGGTTGACTGCTGCCATATTAAGGTCTGCCGCATTCGCAGCAACAGGAGCAACCATTCCCAGAGCAACAGGTGCAAGCATCAGTTGTTTGAGTTTCATAAAAGTTTGTTTTTAGTACTAAACGACATTGTACTTCAGGGTTAAATAAACCCCTTGTATTATGGGTCACATATAGACGCGAGTAGTTGGGGCGTCTTCTATGCGGGAGTATTTAGAGGTACTTAATCAAATCTTAAAAGACTATTAAGTTAACGGTATCATAGCATAACCATATAAGATGTGTCAATTAAGAGACGGTTAAGAATTTTCTTGTTGTTGGTGCATTGAATTTTCAGTTACCCGACCAAGATATGGATCATAATTCATATAATCTTTGATATCAATGGTTGCTCCATTCTGTTCCCAAAACTGAGACTGTGCCTGATAATTTCCCTTATGAAAAGCATCTACGTGCTCTGGGTGAATACTAGATCCAAGCTCTGTTCTATAGAGAAGAAGAGGAATAGAATAAGTATTACCAGAATTATAAATCAGATCATCAGCGACTGGACGTGGTTTTACACCATTATCAAGTTTATATTTTTCTCCTCTTACGTGATGCTTTAGAAGTTTTTCGGCATGATGACGATTAATTAGATAGCAAGCCGTTGAGAAATCATTTACAAATCTTTTGTGAAGTTTAACGTGAATATCTCCGGTACAAATAATAGCAATCTGTACGATATCCCAGTCATAAGGAATGTTTGCATAAAAATCTTGCCAAGAAAAATTCCAATACCTGACTAAATCTAAACTGCAATCATCCTCCATCATAATCGCATATTGACTATCAGAAGTTTCATACCAATGTTTGATTGCTTTAAGATGAGAAGTAATACATCCAATCTCACCAGAAGTCATCATCTCAGGATAACGTCCAGTAAGAATATCACTTAGGTCATCTTCACGACCATCATATGCAGAAATGCGTGTGTAATTTTCTATCTCCCAGTATTTGAACTGGGATTCCATATACTCTTTTCTATCAGGTTGACCATCAAGATTCAAATAATAAATTGGACCGATACCTTTTAGTTTATATGCTGACTTATTTTTATCATTAAGATCAAACATGATATTTTGAATTGTTTTTCGCTAAGTGTACTATCTTTGGTTCAAAATTGCAATACGTTTCAAAAATTTCTGGATATGCAAAAGATGGTCCTAATAAATGAACGTTATCTTTGTTTTGAATAAAAAATTTATTTAAGTGGCTTTCATCGTGCCAAACTGCAATTACATTATCATCCAAATCTTTTTTAACTCTATCTTGCAACTCATTAATCATATCAAGAACTGCAGGAACCTTTCCTCCCCATAAGCATCCTTGATAATAAACAGAAGTGTCATCAGTATCAGTTACACAAGCTCTTGAAAGTGGGTTGATTTCAAATGCACCTGGTAGTTGATCGTGAGGTGGCATTTGGAGATAATGGCAAGGATGATGCACTCCAAAGAGAGACTTTGTGCTATCAAAGAAGTCTTCTTCCGTAATCGTATTAACTACTAAAGCATCAGCATCAATAAAAACAAACCAGTCGTTTTGTGAGATGATGTCTTTTGCTTTTTGAATGATTTCAAAACGAGTTAGAGTAATATAAGGCCACTCCAAATGTTCTTGATAATATGGAATTAAATTATCTGGAGTCTCATTTAACTCTCCGTCAGTAAAAACTAAAATAGTTTTTTCTGCATTTGGCAAAAAATACTTTTCAAGGTTCTCATAATAGTTTGGAAGAAAGTTTAAATATTCTCCCGTGCCTATAAAACAAATAGCAACTTTCATCAAATAACCATCCAATCTTCAGGAATTATGTCTTTAGTATCTAGGTGTTCATTATTTGAACCTTTAAACCAGTCTTTGGGAGAAACTACTTTTTCTTGTTCGGATAACCATGCTCCCCACCAACTAAAAGAACTGTTAGCAATAATATGTTTAGAACAGAGAGTCATTAAACAAAGGTCAACATAATTTGAATTTCCTTCAGCAATCAAAAATCGATCTTCAGAAAAAATTTCTTGCTGATTACACCACTCTGGATCATCAGAAAAAACTAGAACTGTTGAGGTCTCATCAAACTCTTTCAATGCTTTTTTGTAATAATCAAGTTCAAGAGCAGTGTGATTTGGATTAGTGACATAATCTGTCCTACGAATGTGTAATGAAATGGGTGAGTCTAGTTCAGATAACATTTCATTACAAGGTTCAAAAATTTCATCTTTGAAAGAAAAATCTCCTTTGATTTCATCTTTGATATGTTTGAAGTACTTTTCTGTTTGAAAATACCCTTGAATAGAAACCCAGTCTGGACATCCATTAAACAGTTTTTCGTCAAAAGAAAAACCACCTTCTACCACTGTAGGGCGATCAACATCAATAAACTGAACGTTTAACTGAGTTGTATTAGAAAGTTTAAACGGATTGAATAATTGATGATCAGTCCATTCATTTTGATTTTTTGTTGGTGGAATACAATACTCATATCCATTATTCCTAGCAATTCCTTTAAGAGAGGCAAATTGAAACATTTGGTTTCCAAGTCTACCAAATTGACCTAATGCATTAAAACCAATCATAACGCAATCACCTTTTCAACATTTGGTAGATAATAATTTTGAATGATATTTACCCAATCAAACTCTTTAGAATACTCTAAAATTTCTTTTCTGTTTTGTACAGAATAATTTCTATTCTCTATAATTTTTTCTTCAACGTATGAAATGTCCTCTACCTTGTCTTCAGGAATGATTGTAATAAATTCCTTCGACTGATCTAAGTTTGCCTTTCCCCATTCAGTAACAACAACGCCAAGTCCTGCAGATAGAGCCTCCATACACACCAGAGGATGTGCTTCACCATCGCTTAGTAGAACAAGATTTCCATATTCAGTTAACTGGTCGTGCAAAGTTGGTTTATCCCATTCACCAAGATAATTTTTAGAAGTATTAAACCTACTGTCTGCATTATTACCAGCAAACCAAAGACTATCAATACTTTGGAACATATGCTGCCGTTTTCTATAATCTATCTTTGCAAGATAAATTGATCGATCAGGATAAGCGGGAGTTTCAGAGTATCTAAATGCTTCGCAGTTAACTCCATTAGGAGTAACAAAAAGTTTTTCCTCTGGAATGTTCATCAAAATTTTATAGATGTTCTTAATCCCATCAGATAAACAAAAAATATTTGGTTTGATCTGAGCAAATGCATTGGCAATATTTGCATATCCACCGAACATTTCTGGTCTTTCCAAATACCCGAAGTGACTTGTAATTACTTTTGGATATTGAATGTATGGATAGACACCTATAAATTCGTCATAATGTACGTGTACAAAGTCAGGTCTAAATGCATTTATCTCATTAATGATTTGATTAGGATCTCTGGTGTTTACAATTTGAACTTCGTGTCCCAATTTTTTCAGAGCATTTCTAGTATCCCAAATTAGAATTTCAACTGCCCCCCAGCCCGTAGGAGGAATTGGCATAATTCCAGGACCAACTAAAGTAATTTTCATCGCTTACCCAACTCCTCAAACAAAGCAGCGTGTTTACCATTATAACGCTCATAGACCTCATAATCATTGGAATATAATTTTACAAGATAACCTAGAGCAATTTGTTCATTATTTACAAAGTTCTCTGCAATCATTTTATTCAAGAAAATATCTTCAATGTCTGTTGCAACTTTTTTAAGAGACTCTACACCTCCACCAAACATCGATCCAAGAACATAAGATCTATTATCAAGAAGATAACTCTTTGGAAGAATAGATGCATTCGCAAGATCTTTGTAATATTCCATATTCATTTGAACAAGGAATTTATCTCCCATCTGGTTCAGAGCTTCTATTGCGTTTGGACTTGGATAAGGAAGGTCCAAATCATAGTCATCAAAAAATCTAGATCCGCCAGCATCAACCCAAAAGAAGAATTTACTATCAAATGGATTTTTTTCTGCAGCAGTTGTTAACCACTTGAATTTGGAGTATTGAATTATGGAATACATTGAGTGCTGGCACTCAATTCTATTTGGATCGGAAATTTTGGTTTTATACTCATCCGAAGAAATAATTCCATCAATCTGTTCCTTGAGGTGATAATAAGGAATGTCATCGATAGTTTGTACAATCACTTCTGTTGGAAGATCCCCTCTCTTCTCTAAAATAAATGATTCAAGATCCTCAGTAACGAAGAAGATCATAGGGCATTTTAATTTAAGGGTGATTTCAAACCAATCAAGATATTCTTGCCAGGTTCTTCCATCCATCCCTTCTCTTTTAATATTAAAAAGAGCGGATACAATGGTAAAATCTTTATTCATAATATTCTCTAAATTGATGAACTAATGGATTTGGTTTTGATTTCCAATCCGAATCTCTTGAACACTCTATAATTTCTGGATTAAAAACTTCTTCTTCTCCAACTAAAGCAAATAAAGTTGGGAGAAGTAAATCGTGAGCGTACATAGCATAATATTCCATTGATAATCTATCAATGATATCTGGATTAGATTTTAGCACAGATAAACCTTTTAGGAAAGTTTTCACTTCAAAAATTCCAGGAGTTGCTCCCCAACAATCAATAACCTTCGCTCCCTCTATAGAAGATAAAACTTCTTTAAATCCAGGAAAAAGACCTTGATTAATTCTAGATCCTAAAAGTTTTGCTGTCTTTGGTATTGTCAATTTTCCTCTTACTAAGGCATCAGGATCCAACATTAAAATATAATCAGTTTTGCAATAATCAATTGCCTTTTCCAATCTATTCAACGTAGCCCATGCACCACTTATAATTGCTTTTTGATTTTCTTCTTCTCTAAAGTTTCCGGTGATTAAATCTCCAGTAATGTGTTTTGTCGCTGAGATAGTATCTTCTTCCAAAGAAGTAGTAAGATTTTCATATTCTTTTTGAAGATATGAAAAATCCATTCCACCATCAGAAACCAAATATATTGGATTATCTGGATATATTTCTCTCAATTTTTTAATAGAATATTCTACTGCTCTTTTTTCATTATAGCAGGTATAAAAAAATCCAAGACTAGACATATTATAAGATCGAAATCAAACTATGTATTCTGTTTATATACGTATGATTTTCTTTTACAAATTTCATACCACTCTTTATTAAGGTATAATTACTTCTATTTTCCATACCATCATAGAAGAGTTGTTCAGTGTTATCATTAAAAATACAATTTCCATCCAGTTCTTCATAGACTGATGGAGAATTTGTTAGTCCCAAATGACCGTAACTTATGTTTTTAAAAACTCTACACGTTAACAATCCCTGTTTTAAATGTTGGGGACCTCTAATGTCTATACCAAGTATTGATTTTTTTGTTCTGGCAATTACTTCATCAGTTGATAATGGATTAGACCAGGGATCATTATGTTTAAAATCAATATTGTTTTTTCGACAAGCATCTATAAAGGGAACAAAGTTTGAATAATTTTCACAAACTCCACTTGGAGATATTGTACCAGAATAATAAATTAAATTCTCTCTTTCCAAATAGATATCATTCTCATCAAATTCTTCTGGAAGAAGATTGGTTGCCCAACTAATATAAACCTTATCATAATCATCCATTTCATAGTCAACATAATCGTTAACTACTCTGACTTTTTGATTTGTCTTTGGTACAAAATAACACGCTGGGCCCAACTTGGTTGAGTTTTGTTTATCTACAGAATACTCTTGAATATGATCTTTAAAATTAACAGCAGTCATTCTAACATCAACATATCTTTCAGCATTCTGATATTTGATGGGAGAAGGGCAATACATTATATAATAACAACTTGTATCATTGATTGGTATATTCTTATCGGCAAATCCCTCCCCAATAAACAAACAATTAGTATAATCAAAATCTAATGGATAATCATCATCGTGAAACCAATATACATCATATCCAAGATGCTTAAACGTTTTATAGTAAGATTCGTGAACATATGAATGCGTATGGGAATATAGAGGATGTCCCCAAATTATTACTTTTGAATATTTCATTTGCAAGAGTCGTAATAAGTATGTTCAGTAAACCACTGATAAGTTTTAGCAAGACCAGATGCAAGACTGTGATTGGGTTTCCATCCCAAACTAATCATTTTTGAATAATCTAAAGGTCTATTGGGAGTTCCGTTCGGTCTAGATGTATCCCATTCAATTTCCCCAGTATATCCTACAACAGATGCAACAGTTTCTGCAAGTTCCTTAATACTCACATTATACCCAGATCCAACGTTAATTAGCTCTGCATTTTCAAATTTGTCCATAGCAAAAAGACAAGCATCTGCCAAATCATCAGAATATAAAAATTCTCTCATTGGGGTTCCATCACCCCAGAAAGTTACAGTCTTTCCATTTGAATTATTAAACTTAGTCATCATAGCAGGAATGACGTGTCCGTTTTCGGGGTGAAAATTATCACCAGGACCATATAGATTAGAGGGCATTAAAGAGACACTTTTGAACCCATATTGTTTACGATATGCCTGAAGCATTTTGATTCCAGAAATCTTTGCAATAGCATATGCATCATTTGTTGGTTCAAGAAAACCCGTCAATAAAGATTCTTCCTTTACAGGAACCTCAGCAAACTTTGGATAGATGCAAACTGATCCTAGAAACAAAAACTTTTTAACTCCGTGCTTCCAAGAATTATGAATTAGATTTGTTTGAATTAAAATGTTTTCATAAATGAAATCTGCAGAATAAGTGTCATTTGCATAGATTCCACCAACGCGAGCAGCTGCATCAAAAACATATTCAGGTCTTTCAGTATTAAAAAAATCTTCTACATCATTTTGATTTAAAAGGTTTAATTCCTGACGAGTCTTTGTAATTATATTTGTATATCCTCTTTCAATCAATGTTCTCACAATAGCAGAACCAACTAGACCTCGGTGTCCTGCGACAAATATTTTAGAGTCTTGTTTCATAATAAAATTAAGGAATTACAACTTCTGGATTTGGTAGGGGAAATACTAGCGTTTTTCCTTTGAACTTAGGACTATTAACAAAGAAATTTTTAAAGTGCCACGGTAGAATTACGAACACGTCACAGGCATCGATTACAGAATCTTCTGCTTGAATAGGAATCCAAGTGCCTGGAGTAAAGGAACCATCTTTATCTGGATTAACGTCACCCACGACTTGAATATCATTTGGAGTAACGTTCCAAGTTTGTAGGGTAACATTTCCTTTCGTGCTTGCTCCAAGAGCTGCTACCTTTAGTCCTTGATCTTTAAACTGACTGATCAACTTCCAAAATTCTAACTTACATTGTTCAATACGGAAAGAAAAATCTTTCCAAGGTTCAAGAGTATCTAACTTAAGATCTAGTTCTTCTTGTATAAGATCGTTAACTCTTTCTGTTGCTTCTTGATACTTACTTTCTTTATTTGCAACGACTAGAGAAATACTACCACCATTCACCTCATTGAATTCAAAGTCAATAATTTTAAAGTTAGAACGATCCATAATATACTTCAACTGCCTCATTCCATAATAAGACAGGTGTTCGTGACATACAGTATCAAAAGAATTTACCCGAAGCATCTCAGGCATATAACTTTGTTCTAGAACCCAAATTCCATCTTCAGGATCCAATACAGAGTTTACTTCGCGTGCAAACTGACAAGGATCTTCAAGATCATAAAACATTGAGAATGATGTAATTAGTTTTGCTTTTTCATTCCCAAAACAAGACTTATATGTCTGCTCACTAAAAAAGTCTGGAATATAATCTACGTGCTCTTTATAATATTTGGAAAACTTTTTGGAGGTTGGATCAATGCTCACCAACTTTAGATGTGGGGGAAAGAATCCAAGAAAAGTACCGTCATTACCTGCAATATCAATTACAAGATCCTTTTCTTTCAAGTCAAGAAAACTTGCAATCTTTTCATACTTTCCTTGGAGATGTTTAACCATACTGGCATTCAGTCCAGATCGATACCCATACTCCTGACCATACATTGTAGGGAGATCAAAAGTATGCTCTAACTGAACGTGGCCACACCCACCAGTCTCTTCATTACACTTCACAAGTGTAAGCGGACCTCTATACATTCCAGTATCGACAGTTTTAGGAAAAATTCCTGACAGATATTGATTTCCTAAATCTAAAACTGTAACGAGATGATCATTGCCACAGATTCTACATTTTTCAATTTTATGAAACATATCAGTGCTCATTAATACACATATCCTCAACTAATTGTTTAAATGAAGTCTTTGGTTCCCAACCAAGTTCCTTCTTTGCCTTAGAGGCATCACCCAATAAAGTTTCCACTTCAGCAGGTCGAAAATATTTAGGATCAATTATAACACAAACCAATCCAGTATTGCTATCAATACCAACCTCGTCCAGACCTTTACCTTGCCATACAATATTCATACCAAAGTAAGGTGCTGCTTGCTCTACAAACTCACGAACAGAATACTGAACACCAGTTGCGACCACATAATCATCAGGTTTATCTTGCTGAAGCATTAACCACATTGCTTCTACAAAGTCTCTAGCGTGTCCCCAATCACGTTTTGCATTCAGATTACCTAGAGTAAGAACTTCTTGCTTACCTTCGGATATTGCTTTTAGAGCCCTAGTAATCTTACGAGTTACAAATGTTTCACCACGTCTTGGAGATTCGTGGTTAAAAAGAATACCAGTGCAAGCATACATTCCATATGCTTCACGATAATTCTTTGTAATCCAATATCCATAAATCTTTGCTACACCATAAGGAGAGCGGGGATAAAAAGGAGTAGTTTCGCGCTGAGGAGTTTCTTGAACAAGACCGTAGAGTTCGCTTGTAGATGCTTGATAGATGCGTACACGGTCTTCCATACCCAGGAGACGCACTGCTTCAAGAACACGAAGAGTTCCCATAGCATCGACATCAGCAGTATATTCAGGCATCTCAAAGGATACCTTAACGTGACTCTGAGCACCAAGATTATAAATCTCATCTGGTTGAACTTTTTGTATGACTCTTACTATATTTGTAGAATCTGTTAAATCTCCGTAATGTAACTTAATATTTTGATACAAATGGTCAATACGATGAGTATTGATTAGGGAAGAGCGCCTGATGATACCGTGAACTTCATAACCTTTTTCTAGAAGAAGTTCAGCAAGGTATGATCCATCTTGTCCCGTAATACCTGTGATTAATGCAACTTTCATAAGTTATCCTTTATGTCCAAATACCAAAAGATTTGCGTGAATTATTTTTATATTATTATTATTCAAATGATGTTTGACGTGAAGTTCATTACACCACCACCCATCCATTTGAATTGATTGTTTGATAATGCCATCAATATGGTGGTAGATTCCACAATAAGCATTCATCGATTCTGTTCGTCCTACAGCAAACCAATCGTGTGGCATACCATAAGGTAAACCTGTTGAATGACATAGGATTTCATCTTCTTTTAAATTAAGAGCATTGAAATTAATAATTCCGTGTGGAGCAAAATCAAATCTGCACCTAACAACAAAATCATATTCAATGTTATTATCAACCGCGTATTTTTCTTTTATAAGATTAGACATCATTATACTATAGAACATACTATTTGTCATATTACACAAATACTGCTTACCAACTTCAAGACCACCCTCAACATCTCGAGCCCATCCAGGTCCTTCATCAAGTTGTTTTTCTGTTATTTCATAACTTCTTTTCCAAATCTTTGGTTTTTCAACCATCATTCCTTTTGGTTGATAAAGGTTCTTAATTTTATCAATCGCGTCTGCAGAGAAAGTCTTATGAGTTCTGTCTGGAATGACGGAATTATGACTTAAGTTATTAGGATCCCACCAAGTATGAACGAAAACATCAACATCATTACCATCAAGAATAGTTTGTTTTATGATAGGATGAATGATATCAATATCTCTGGGTTGCCCAGAAAAACAAAGTGCAATTTTCATTAGAATCCCTCCTCATCCCAACCTTCATTTGCCGAATCAAATGGCAGACAGTATATATTTCTTTTTGGCCAAATCATATGAACATCTCTTCTAGGAAATGATTTGAAATATTTTGGAGTAACTTCATCACTCACTTTTTTTGCCTCGTTCCAATTTGGTGATTGATCATAAAGATATTGATTCTCATTATCAACCATTTTTTTCACTCTCTCATCAAATCTACTGCAATAATGAGCGCCAATATAAGTCTCTGGGCGAGTAAATAAATTCATCGCTCCGCTATAGTTGCTACTATTGATTCCCATTCTTTCACAAACTTCATTAACTTCGTGAGGGGGATCAAAGAGGTTTATCATATCATTTCGATATCCCCAATAGACCCAATCCTTTGGATGAAAAAGATGATGAAAATGATTTCCAACTACAAAGATTCTTCTGTCTTTTAAGTTGCTCATAAAAAAATCATACATCTGCTCAATCCCCTCCAGATTAAACAATTGATCACTACGAAATTTTGCAACTAAATTTGAACTTGTTCTTTTAACACCAGCAAGTGATGTAGTCAGTTGCAAGTTTACATTTGCTGGACCAGGATATTTTTGATACGAGGGACTTCTAACAAACTCTACTTTATCAGAAAATACGGATTGATCTTTATCAATTTCCCAACAAGAAACAATAATCTTATCTACAAAAGATAATTTTATATAAGAAGAAATTACCTCATCAGTAAAGTCGGTATATGGACCCTGTACAATAAGATCTATTGTCATACAAATCCAGGATAATCTGTACAAACGCCATAGGCATTATCAAAGAAAGTCGTATTTGTCAGTCCAAGAATATCTTCTTTAGATAAAAGTGGGATAATTGTATTATCATCAATTTTTTGTGTGAGATCGTGCAACCATATCTTTCCAGTTGAAGTATATGTAAAAGGATCTCCAGTATGGCAAAACGAATGATATGCCCAACATTCGACTGCTGCTTCAAGATTTTTACAATGAATCCAGAGATAGTGCCGACGTTTGTCTAACCAATTATGATCAACTTTGTATTGGGGTTCATCGTGCCCTAACCACAACTCACCATTGATTGATCGGATATCAATTTCAACATCATATCCACAACCAATAGCACAATCAATGTAACTGGGTCTGTTCTCTTTATCTAGAACAGGACCCTTAATGTTTCCGCGATGAGATATAAGTTTCATAGTTCTTCAATTCTCAATGATTTATCTTCAATAAACAAATCATAAAAAGGTTTATCTGCTCTTAGCTCATGGTACTTTGCGCCCCAAGCATTAAGTTGATCTCTAGTAAGTTCAGTCCAGTCGTTTTGCCTTCTACTTCCACGAGCAGTCCAATAAACAATAGTATGACCCTCATCATAAAGTTTATTGATCTTATCTATGTTTTCTGGAATTGGTTTTGCTTTAGTATAGTCGTGCTTTGTTCCAAAATCTACAGAGGTTTCTCGATGACAAATAGTTTCATCAATATCAACATAAATGACTTTCATTGATACAGTGTTCTCCTATAGTTTTCATTTGGGCAGGTATCGACATCAGCAACTTCTTGTTTGGTCAGAAACTTAACTCCACCTAGAAGTTTTGCTCCAACAAAAATATCAGCAGATTTTTCACACATTAAAGTTGCAGCAGCGCAATCTTTCTTAGATGCAGATGCTGTAATTATACCATGATTTTGTAGTAAGATCAACTTAGGAAAAAATCCTTCGTGATTCACGAATGCAGAGACGTGTTTTTCAACTAACTTCAAAATTGCTTGTCCAGGAGGAGCATAAGGAACCACACAGGACTTTGTACCATTTCTAACAATTTGATCAGGGAACCAACGATGATTTGCAAACTGATATAACTGACTTGAACAAAGAATTTTTGTGGTGTGTGGTGGATGAGTATGTGCAATAAAATTAACTTCTGGAAAAGTCTTCATAATCCAAGCGTGAAAAGAAGTTTCAATACTTGGTTTCTTATGAAGAAGTTCTATCTGTGCTCCATTAGTATTGCATAAGGTCAAATCTTCTTCAGAGAGTGTGTGGAGACTTGTTCCACTTGCCTTAATCAAAAAAGTATTTTCATCTTGGCGCATAGAAACATTTCCTTCACCACAAATGGTGTATTCACATATTTCATGAGCTAAATCTAAAAGTTCGTTAGTTTGTAAAATAGTCATTTTCGTAAGAGTAAGGATGCCAGTCTACTTTATTAAAAAATGTTTGCCAATACTGATATGTTTTTAAATCGTTTGGTGTTCCCCAACAAATATATTCATCGATTTCAAAGTTTTTAACTTTATAACCAAGATCTATTGATTCATTCAAAAGACTATCTATATAAAATTCCCCATTCACTCTAACATTATTTTTATATAAACTCTCAAGAGATTTCAAATATATTTCTTTATTTCTAAAGAACATAGTTCCAACTACTGCATACTCTTCAATTGGATTTTCCCAAATAAAATCTTTAACATAAACATTTTTTACATATCCTTGATCATCAACATCTAACCAAGAATACATATTTGGATTATAGAAACTAGTGTAATTTTGTCGATAACTCCAAACAATCACATCATTATTAATATCTTCAACTAAAGAGAAAAATTTATCAACATCATAAAGCATTCCATTATCACACGCTGATACTAGAATTGAAGAATCTGCATTTACAACTTCAACTAATTTTTCAGTAGTACACGCCTGGCCAGGAAGAACTCCATCAATCCACAAAACCTCTCCTGCTGGATGTGGCGCTGTCTGTTCTCTCAAACAAGCATAGATTGTCCTATCAGTTTTGGGTAAACAGCGAACTGCTTGCTCAAACATATTCCTGCCATTTACGGGAATAAATGGTTTTGGTTGCTCATAACCTTCTTTAGAAAATCTACTACCAGCACCTGCCATAGGAAAAACTAGAGTGCAATTTTCTAGTCTAACTTCTTTCTGACCTTCTAATGCTTTTCTATAATAATTAGACCACTTCAAATACATATCAAGATCTAATGGCGTTCCCCACTGCAGCATATGAGGAACTTCATAAACTAATGATGTTAAATTATTTTTACAGAGGAGATTATAAATTAAACTTACATAATATTCGCCATTCAAGTTAACATCATCATTCATCATTTCTTGGAAGAATCTTTTAACATATTCTCCTCTTCTAAAGTAATAAGTTCCAGTAGAAGCAAACTCAGACATTTTATCGTCTGTGAATGGTTGCTTTTCGCGGACCTCTAATATCTTATTGTTTTCATCAACCTTACAAAATGCATAATTATCACTACCCAACATATGTGGATGAAATCCAGTATAGCAAATTACGCACCCATCACACTGAGTTTCATTTACAAATTTTTCAAAGTCTTGGTAGTCCCAATACATTGAAAAATCACAGTAATTAATTACAACTTGTTCATCATCTTCAATTTCATCAAAAATGTGAGATACTGTATAAACAGGTCCAAACTTATGAGATGGGATAACAAAAACTTTTTTGTTCTCACATATATTTTCTAATAAATTTAGAACATCAGTTTCTTCTGAGTTCTTATCATTTACAATGAATATGAATTCAGAATCTTTTGGATACAGATCTACAATATGTTGAATTACAGTTTTTCCATCTATTTCTAACAAATACTTTGGCAGTTGATATCCAGCTCTAGAAAATCTACTGCTCATCCCAGACATGGGAATAATAATTTTCATAGATAAAATTTTTCTTTATAATATGTATTATACAAAAAAAGAGGAGTTTATACAACTCCTCTTTGAAATTCAGGCTCGCCACTTGTTCTTTAACTGGAAACAAGAAACCAGGCGGGGTTGCCCCATCCGCACCACTTGCTCTTGAGAGAAGCAAGAAACTCATAGGGGTCATTTTGACTCCACCACTTGATTTTAAGAAACCAAGAAAAGTTGGGATAGTTTTGATATCTCGGAAATACCAAAGAACGCGCACAAGAATAGCACATCCCAAAGTTTAAGTTTGATTGCAAAAGGTACTGTGAGTAAACCTCCAATACATTTTAACAACAAACCATTTTTAAAATCTCCCCATAGCATGATTTGGTAACCAATAACGAGAAGAATATTTCCAATCCACCGAAGTAAATCAGATTTTGCCATAAGGGGTTTGCTCCCGACCAGTGCTGTTATAGACCATCCGTGTCTTCATCATCTCGTACATAACAAGGAACTCTATCTGGATCTAACCATTTCGCATATTCAATATCCTCCATTGCAGTAGAACATTGTAGAACATTATCAAAAAGATAAATGTCATTCCAGCGTTTGGTGTATTCGTTTTGCTTTTGCATACGGTAATCAGGTTTACCGTTGATTTCAAGGATACCTGCTTCAACAAAACGGTATCCTTCACGTTCCAGAAGAACTTTCATTATGCCTCAACTGTTTCAAGATCACTAGCGACGTATTCCATAAGCATCTCATAATCATCCAGAGGATCACCAGAAAATACTACACCTTCGTTCTCATAGTACCGACGAACCTTTTTGTAGAGTTTCGGATTCTTTACATCAAGGTAGAACTCGCCATTTGCGGCACCACGAAGGGTTTGAACGTCTTTCTTGAATTTTGCTGTGAGAGTCATTGTTTTGAATGTTGACCTTAGTATTATAAGGGTTTGACAGGGTTTCTGTCAAGTGCTCCCTGCGAGGATCGAACTCGCCTATATCCGATTATGAGTCGGGTGCTTTCACCAGATAGCTAAAGGAGCAAGGTAGGACCGCAGAGAATTGAACTCCGTTCACACCGTTATAAGCAGTGGGCCTTAACCAATAGGCGACGATCCCTTGCTAAATTATGAACCTTCTTCGTGGTCAGTGTGAAGACGTATAAGTTCGTCATCCACAACTGAATCCACTGCAAGTTTTATAGTTTCATTATAAGGGACTATTACTGCGTTCCTTTCTCCGTCTGTTATGATAAATGATTCTCCATTCTCAACTCTTTCTATCAGAGTATCAAAATTTGCTTGAAACTCTTCGACTGTAAATTTTTGGAGGTCCGTAATTTCTGGATACATTTTCATAAAGTGAAGTTTATGAGTCGGAATGACAGGATTCGAACCTGCGACATCTCGCTCCCAAAGCGAGTGCTCTACCAAACTGAGCTACATTCCGTTATCTTTTAGTATAATAGCACTCGGTCTTTACGCTGTCAAGTCTATTCTTTTGTATTATGTATGAAAGCAATTCCCATAATGGGTAGAACAATAATACCAAATCCACAAGCACCTAACCAAATAGGACTTGCTGCTAAAACTTCTACTAAGTGCAACATTAGTATCCTCTCCAGGTTTTAAATTCGTGGTAAAAATATTGATCTACTGTATTATCCAGTGGGGCATTATCTTCCCTATGTGCCCATTCTACACAAAATTCTACAATACGTCTATCGTGAAGTGAAGTGTGTCCCCACATTCTCACAAATGCTGATGCAGCAAAGTGGTATCTTTGTTTAGTGTGCGGTTCCATTTCCCTTATAATCTTTGGAGTCATAGTATCCTCCTCGTGTTCCGAAATAGAGTGTTGCTAAAACAAAAGGAACTGAAGCAAATAACAATAGTTTTCCCAATAACATCAGACCATCTCCATTGCTCTTGAGAGTTCAATATAATGGTTCATCTCATCCACTGCGATCTCAGCGATCTTGGTGTCCTCCTGATGGTCCCACAAGTAGTTGATATAAGTTTCGGTTGCGTGAAACTCAATCCCAGCATTCAAGTGATAAGCAGAAACGGGAGCAATAAAATAATAACCCACCAAAATCCAATAATAGATGAGAACCAAATGATAAGCGAAAAAGCGATCAATCCAGCGATCTGCTCCGCCACGATGCTCCATTTCAATAAGGTGTTCCGTTTCATTTAAGGTCTGTGCAAAGTGTTCTTTCATCAAATAATAATGAGATAAGTCTCTGAGTCCTAGTGATTCTTTGAGATGAAGCACACTTACAAAAGCAAAGTAAGGTGCTCTGGCAATGGTCTCTAAAACCCAGAACCTTTGAATAGGAAAGTCACGATACAGAAAGTCAATGATTGATATCGTGACTGTTAGTATTGTATCGTTAAACTTTTTCATTGTGGATATGCGTGATTAAGTCCCCAGATAATAAAAAGTCCAATCGCACCAAAAAGTGTCATTGCTGTGTAGATAGTTTTACTCATCTTCTTCGTCCTCGTAAGTAGATGGTTCTTCGAATAGTTCGTCTATCTTTTGTTGTAAAACTCTGCGTTGTAGTTGTTCGATATCTTCTTCGGTGATTCTTAACACTAGTAACGGGTCTCCTGGTTTAACGTCGTTTAACTCTGGATGTTTTACTTTTGGACTTTTAGAATACCCATATTGAGCATTCATAATCATCCAACCTTGCACAATCATTGAGAGTGCGATACCCACAAGTACAAACCAAGGAACTAAAAATATTAGTGGAGTGTAATGTTGAGCCATGGGAACACAGGTGGAATGACCCCTATGAGTCTTAGTAATCCCTCAGCAAATAAAGCAAGAACCACCCAACCGACGCACATACTAATGATAGAAGCATTACGGTTGTGTCTTCTGATAGCATCATCGATCATCTCCTGAACTTCAGAACGTGTAATAAACTCTTCTTGTTCGTGCATCATTTCTCGTCTCCAAGAAATTTTGCGAGAGGATCTCTTTTGGTTTTTAAAATTTCACACGCTCTATAGTAAAACATATTGTTGGTGTTGCCAGAAGCTTCAAAAGTTGCCTTGATCTTCACCCAGTTATCATAGGTGTGTTGATCCATGAGGTTTATACTTGTGATACTACTATATACTAGTCACAAGTATTTCACAGTCAACATTTTGTGTTCATTACGTAACACTGTTGAAGAAAATGTTAAATTTGTAACTTATCTAAACGGAAAGGGTGGGATTCGAACCCACGGATGCTTTCACATCGCTAGTTTTCAAGACTAGAGCCTTCAACCACTCGACCACCTTTCCAGTGGGGAGGTTCAGCGAACCTCAAAGTCCAAACGCTTTACTTTGCGTTGGCGTCTTGCCTCTTGCCAGGCAATATCTTGTGAAGAGAGAACATTGGTTTTTTGTTCTTTCTGAATAGAGTTTAGCATTACAACTCGTGATAAGTCAACTGCGGAAATCTTATCACCACGAATTGTTGCCATATTTGGACAACCACAAGTGATTGTTTTCGTTGGGTGTCCAGTAAGTTCTTTATTGCAATCTTTGCATCTTATTGAAATCATTGTTCTTCATCCTACTCATTGTAAATGAGATCTTAACTGCCAAACAAATTTACCGTGAGACTCCATTAAATCTTGAACTAGATTTGCAGTTGCGTATTGCTTTTGCCCTTCAGACTCTTCTGAAATCTCCTGCATTAGTTCACAAAACTTTTCGTTGTTCTCAAGCAGTTCCTGAAGCATTTCTTTTGCTCCTGTTGAACTTGCTGCTTCTTTAATCTGAGTAACCTCAAGCATTCTTGAAAGAGAACTGAGAGGTTTTACATTCAGATAACGCATATGTTCTGAGAGACGATCAATCTCTTCAAACATAGTTTCGTACTGTCCACCAAAGAGTTGATGAAGTTGAGTGAAATCTTCACCAACTACATTCCAATGAAATGCCCAAGTTTTATGAAACAAAACAAAAAGTGATGACTGAGCATCACTCAAGAGTTTAAATAGTTTTTCCATTATACTCTTTTTTTAAATATTTATCAAGTGGGCGATGACGGATTCGAACCGCCGACCAATTGCGTGTAAAGCAACTGCGCTACCGCTGCGCTAATCGCCCGTGTTATGTTTCCAGTAGCCACTCTTATCTCCCATAAGGAAGATGTAGGCATCGAACCTACAAAGGACAGTCTCTAACGAAACCGCTGGGAATTCCACCCAGAACATAGTTGGAAGAACCAAAGTACTTCCAACTCCCCCTCCTGGATTCGAACCAGGGACCAAATGATTAACAGTCATCTGCGCTACCGCTGCGCCAAGGAGGAATGAGGAGAAGGAGTGCTCTTGGGCGAACCCGCAGGATCACTTCTCCTATTGGCGTCTTTCTAGGCTATCTGCCTAGCGACTACCAAGAGCGGGTAACCGGGTTCGAACCGGTGATTCCAACTTGGAAGGATGGCGTGTTACCGCTACACCATACCCGCAGGTGAGAAACATAGAGGGGTGGTGGTGTCTCTACGTTTCTCATATGACAATTATAAGGTGTGGATTTATAATTGTCAAGTGTCGATGAAAGGACTTGAACCTTCACAGAATACTCTACTGGAACCTAAACCCAGCGCGTCTACCAATTCCGCCACATCGACTAATTACGAAGTTCTACGTGAACCTCACGATGACAGTTAGCACAAAGTATAGAACACTTGTCTAACTCTGCTTGTATTTTTTTCCAACTCCAAAGTCGCATCTTAGTCCAAGATGCTTCTTTTTCTATTGGATTAAGATGGTGAAATTCTAAAACATCTGGATACTTATCATATCCACATCTTTCACATTTTCCACCTTTGTATTCTACGGCATCAAGTTTTCTTTGACGCCATCTTTGAATACAATACTGATTGAAGGCAGATTTCTCTTCCTCCGTCATCAGTTTATATGGTTTACTCATTAGATTAGAATGTATAAGTCTAATCTATTTATAAACCAAACAGGCACGGAGAGGGTCGAACTCCCAATCGACATCTTAGAAGGATGCTGCATTATCCATTATGCTACGTGCCCAAAAGACCTCCTGGTTTGTGCATCGTTGAGAGGCATAGGAGGGGCAGGACTTACACGGAGTTTGGACCCCCGCTGCCTATGAGAGTATTGTATCAGTTCTTAGGGCAGTCGTCAACCCATACAGAACAAATCCTCATTTCACCTCCTAATAATCTTTGAGCTTCTGAGCTATCTGGAGCTTTCTCGCTTAACCGTGGCAAAGGTATTTTAGGTGTTCCAGTGTCTCCTGTCAAGCGTTCATATTCACGAATAGCTCTATCAACATCACGCTCGACTCTTCTTTCAATAATCTTAGGGTCTTTAAGCAGCACGTCGTTGATTACAGTGCCTGGGAATAGGGACCTCTGAACCTCGTCTAAGAGGTCCCAGAGCGCCTCCTGGGACGCTCCAGTGCATTGGGAGAGAGTTGCTACGATACCACTTAATACAACGCTTATAAGGATTATCTGGTTCTTATCTGGTTTCTTCTTTCCGAAGTTAAAATTAAACATAAAAAAAGGGGAGTAGCAACACTCCCCTCTATTTATTATTCAGTTGTTATATTTTATTGTATCAAACTTCTACCGTGATCAGTTTGGAAGCATACTCATGAGCATACGAAGTGCGGGCACCATGATGCCCCCAACCAATCCAACTATACGCATAGTCCATGTAACGATTGATAGACTTACCTGGAGTTTTCATCCTGTCTTCAATACGTTGCCATTGAACCTCAGTCGTTAGATAACGAAGTTGCGTATGAAGTGATGATGGAGAACCACCATACTTCTTAGCAAAATCACCCAATCCATAATATCTGTTGGCAGATGTCCATTGGATCAGTCCATAACCGCCGTAGCAATTATAGTAACTGGTCCTGCTACCACCTTCACAAACATTAGGAACAAAAGTAGACTCTTGTCTAATGTTGCCCATGATAGTAGCAAGGGCGTTTCTGTCTTTAATACCACGCTCCTGGAAGAATGCCAGGGTAGCATTTTCATGTTCATTACACCCTTTACAAATTAGCCTTTTCTCTTTTGGCTTTTCAGCGGGAGCAACCTCTTTGGTCGCTGTCGTATCAAACTCCTTAATGATTGAGAATGGCACTGGAGGTGCCGTCAGAGGAGGAAATACAGGCAGTGTTGCCACATTGGTTGTAACCGTTGCCACAAGAGGCAGGGCTACTGTAAAGAAATTTTGCACTAGTTTTAATTGAACTCTACATCCGTATAGGGAAAGCGCACTTCCCTCTTCTCAGAGGGCAGACCCCACGGCTCTAAATCAACTCAAAGTCTCATTATGAGAAAACCCACTTTTCAGTGGGTTATTAGCATTATAAGTTTTTATTTAGATTTTGTCAAGATTCTGGTTCTAGAGAGACAATTTCTAATTCATCTCCTTCTGGTTCAATCCACTCATAGAACTCAGCAAGAATAGCACGGGCATCCTCTTTTGGAATACTCATATCAGCAGCACGGTCAAGAGACCAAGTTCGTACATGAGCAACAATGTCTTCAGTCGTTGCATTCATAATAGTCTTTTCGGAAGTACCTGTTGAGGATGTTGCTATTGTAGTATCTGGGTACTCCACTGTCAAGGGACTCTGTGAGGACGTTATGTGCGAATAGCTGTCGCGTTTCCTCAAAGTTTGTTTTGCCCTTTGTTTTATGTAATGATAAAATAGTGCGCGTAAAATTCTCCCTACCATACTTATCTACATCTTCCTTAAGTTCTGGACATGATCCGTAGTATTTTTTCCAATCAGACTCCGACTTAACTTTTCTAGATTTTCCTCTTGGTGTGCGGAAACTCCAGAAATACTTTCTACCAATATAGTCACGATTAGTTTGGTTGCAATGAATATGATATACAAAACCAAAATAATCTTGAATATCACTTGAACCAAATACCTCTCCATTGTAGGTCCAAGGATTTTCATAGTCAATATCTATACTCATCAAGAATGTATAACACTTCGTCCAGATATTTATGAGCAAGTCCTTTCATATCCATATCGTGCCTAACGTGCTCTGTGTGAAGTTGATTCTTGAGTTTTAAAACACGAACCTTAAGTTCTTCTTTCGTTATTTTATTTTTAGACATAAAAAAGAGGAGCTTATTGCTCCTCTATGTAGTAATTATTGTTCATCCATTCATTACAATAGTCATAATCTCCAAACAAATACTCATCACACTCTGCAGCGTCTTTATATGCGTTCAGGATTGCCTGTTCGCACCATTCATCATAGTTTGAATCCTGAGAAAGTATTTTTGGTAACATCTTGCTTGATTCCACCAACTACATATGATTCTACCTCCGTTTCCTGGGGAGCAACCTGAAGACCTTTGGAAGAAATCCAGTGCTGGGTCCAAGGAAGGGGATTATTGTTTGCTGAAATATCGTATTGGGGTTTTAATCCAATTGCTTTAAGTCTTCTGTTTGCAATCCATTCGACGTATTGCTGAAGAAGTTTGTCGTTCAGTCCAATCATGCTGCCATCTTTGAACAGATAATCTGCCCATCTCTTTTCTTCGTTTACAGCACGATCAAACATCTTATACGTCCACTCCTCTTCTTCCTTCATAATCTGCTTCATTTCTGGATCATCACCATCACGCCATTTGTTTAAAATGTTTTGAGTGATAGCTAGATGTTGGTTTTCGTCTCTTGCGATAAGAGAGATGATCTTAGCGGATCCTTCCATAAGCTTAAGTTCGCCAAAGGCGAAACTACAAGCAAAACTAACGTAGAACCGAATACCTTCAAGAATGTTAACGTTTGCGACTGCTCTGTACAGTTTTCGTTTGACATCGTTGAGTGTTTCTTTTGCGTTTTGAACTCCTTCAAGTCTGAACATCCAATCGTTGGAAGTTCCATAGTTTTGCGCTGACTGAATAAAGTCATCATATGATTCCGTAACGGTCTTAGCACGCTCCAGAATACGCTCATCCCTGATGATAGTATCAAATACCTCACTTGGGTCTGAATAAACGTTTTTAATGATGTAGGTGTATGAGCGACTATGGATCATCTCCATAAATCCCCATACTTCCATACACGCCTCCAGTTCAGGAAGAGAGCAATATGGAATAAATGCCATACCAGGACCACGACCCTGAACTGAGTCAAGCATAATTTGATACTTTAAATTAGAAGTGTAGATATGCTTTTGTTCTGGGCGCAAAGTTTGATAGTCACCGCGATCCTTCTGGAGAGACACCTCTTCGGGTCTCCAGAAGTATCCAAGTTGCTGAGTAGTCAGTTTATCGAAGATAGGATATTTGTACGAATCATATCTCTGGATTCCAAGAGGTTGTCCAAAAAACATTGGTTGTTTTTTGGTGTCAACTTTTTCAGTATTAAAAACCGTCATTCCTTTGATTTGGGGTTCCTCTGTTGAGGAAATTTTAAACTGCACAGGATTCACACTCTCCCTCCTCTACTGAACTTAACTCACTTAGCAAATCTTGAAGTTTGGGTTTTTCTTCTTCTACCTCATCATTCTTCATATCGTGAGTGTTTTGGTAGTAAGAAGTTTTCCACCCATACTTGTATGTAGTCAAAAAGTCTTGTGCCATCACGGACACTGGGACTTCGTTATCTTCGTAATTCTCCGGATTATAGGACCAGTTTCCAGAAATCGCTTGATCAAAGAACTTTTGCATAACAGCAACAATATTGATATACCCACGATTGCTAGGCATATCCCACAGTAACGTGTAATTGTTCTTAAGGGTATGATACTGAGGAACGATTTGCTTGAGTGGTCCCTTCTTAGATTTCTTAACGGACAAGAATCCACGGGGAGGTTCAATTCCATTGGTTGCGTTTGACACAACGGAACTGCTCTCCGATGGCATCTGTGCGGACAGTGTTGAGTGCCTGAGGCCGTGTTCCAAGATTGATGCTCTAAGACCTTCCCAATCATGTTGATAAGATACTGAAGTGATTTCGTCTACGTCTTTCTTGTATGTATCGATTGGAAGAAGACCATCCGCATACTTTGTGCGACCAAAGTATTCACAGTGCCCCTTTTCTTTTGCAAGTTGGTTAGATGCTTTCAGTAGATAATACTGGAATGACTCCGAGAGTCCATGGACGGCATCCCATGCTTCTTGGGAATCATAATTAAAACCAAGTTTTGCCAAATAGTGTGCGAGACCAATAAATCCTATACCAAGGGAACGACGTGCCTTAGTGGCGATTTCTGCTGCCTCTACGGGGTACTTCTGATAGTCAATTAACTCATCAAGTCCACGTACTGAAAGGTCACAAAGTTCCTCAAGTTCTTCATCAGACTTTACCTTTCCAACATTAATAGCGGAAAGAATGCATAGTGCAATCTCACCAAACTTATCATCAATATGATTGATTGGATATGTTGGCAAAGTAATCTCTTGGCAAAGATTACTCATATTAACTTTATCCTTGAACGATGAGTGAGAATTGCAATGGTCAATGTTCATGATGTAGACACGACCCGTCTCCGCACGTTCTTTAAGTAAGTTAAGGATGAGTTCCTGCGCTTTAATAGTTTTTTTCTTAACGGACGGATCTTTTTCATATTGTACGTAGAGATCATCAAACTCAGGGAGTCCAAAGCTATCATAAAGTCCAGGGACATCATGCGGAGAGAAAAGCGTGATCTCACCGTCTTGAATAAATCTTTCATAGAACAACTTGCTAATTTGAATTGAATAGTCAAGTTTACGGACACGATTATCTTCCGTACCCTTGTTATTTTTAAGAACAAGAATATCTTCTATTTCTTGGTGCCAGATTGGAAAGTGGACAGTAGCACTTCCACCGCGAATCCCGTTTTGTGTACAACATCTGACAGTTGCCTCAAACTTTTTGAGAAATGGGACAACACCGGTATGCTGAACTTCACCGCCTCTGATTTTACTGTTGATGCCACGGATGCGACCTGCGTTGATACCAATTCCTGCTCTTTGAGCAACATAGCGACCAATTGCCATATCAGAGCTGAAGATGCTATCAAGGGTGTCATCAACGTCAACAAGAACGCAACTTGCAAATTGACGAAGTGGGGTTCTAACACCTGCCATGATTGGTGTAGGAATGTTGATTTTGTGCTTGGAGATTGCGTCATAGTACCTCCTGACGTATGACATTCTGGTTTCTTTGGGATATTCTGCAAAGATAGTCAGTGCAATCATCATGTACATAAATTGCGGAGTCTCATAAACTCCACCACCGCTCCTATCCTGCACGAGGTACTTATCAACGACTTGACGTAGACCTGCATAAGTGAACAGATAGTCACGGTCATGATCAATAAATGAATTAGCTTTATCAATCTCTTCCCGTGAATACTTTGCAAAGATGTCTTTATCATATACATCGATGTTGGTGCAAGTGTAGATATGCTGTTCAAGATGAGGAAGTTCTTTCATCTTTCCATAAAGTTGTTTACGAACAGCAAAAAGAAGCAGACGGGCAGCAACGAACTGATAATTTGGGTGATCTAGATCAATCAGGTCAGAAGCAGAACGAATCAGAATCTCCTGAATCTCTGCAGTTGTAATACCATCATAAAATTGAATACCAGACTTCATCTCTACTTGACTCGCAGATACGCCTGCAAGACCCTTGCACGCCTCTTCAACCATCAAATGCATCTTGTCTAGGTCAAGAGATTCAATACGTCCATCACGCTTTTGTACTTTTGTTCCGTTGCTCATATTTTCTTCCAGGTGGTAAATTTAAGTTTTGCTTCTAATCCAGAGTAAGTATTTAATTCTATCACAGACTGAACATCTAGTCCAGATAAAACCATATCATTAATATCTTTTTCTTTTATACTAGAGGGCCAGATAACAATTTTTTCTCCTCGATCAATGGTGCGGGCGATTCTTGATACAATTTCTTGATTTCTTGGTTCGTTATCATAGATCCAAACAGGATTGCTAATCCCCCACTTATCAAGATCACCGTCAGCTCCGCAAAGAGCAATCGCGTTTGAAATGAAAGTGGAATCAAACGGACCTTCGGTGACGTAGATAGTTTTATCTTTTTGTAATTCATCAAGACCATATATTTTCGGGGCATTGTCATTCAACATTACAGTGATGTATTTAATCTTGCTAGGACTAAGTACTCTTCCCTGAAATCCGACCAGAGTATTTTGATAAAACAAAGGAATAATAATCCTAGGTTCATCTCTTTCTGTGCTGTCGAATGTTAGTTGAAGAGAGTTAGTCCACTCCTTAAATTTTTCAGCGTAATAATAGTTATCTGGGTTTAACTTTCTGTTTACCAAATATTTTTTTGCGTCAGGATTTTCTGATGCTTTTGGCAAATCCAACTTTGGTTTGAACTTTGGTACTTCAAACTGAAACACTGGTTCTTCTACCGTAAAGTTTCTGCCAGTGTGACCTTCTTTAAATTTTTCAAATGTATATTGTTTATGAATAACTGAATCAATCTCTTTCAGAAAATTATTGAAAGAGATATTGACTCCACAGTTATGACACTTGAAGTTTGTATTATTTTTGACTTGATACAGATATCCCCTTGCTTTATTCCTGTTCTTCTGGGAATCTCCGCAAATGGGGCATCGAAAGTTATAAAGATTATTTTTTACCTTTTTAAACTTTTGAAATCGCGCAGAAATCAGATTGATGTATTTAACATCAACATAATCCATAATCAAACCTTGAAGGTCTATCTATTCTATCAGACTATTGTGCCTTGTCAAGGCAAAAATAGGTCATGATTCCTGTCCATTTTATAACGGAATTTGTTATTTTTTGTAGAGAGTAAGCGGACAGTTTCTTTTTAGTTTTCATGGCAGCAAGTGCCAACACTCAATTATTTATTTTTTACTTGCTCTGTAACTGAATTAAATGAGGAAGTTATAAAATCTGTTACAAATGGAACAAATAATAAAGCGAGTGCTACAACACCTGCAGCCATCCATCTAAATTTAAAGAGTTCTTCAACTTTTATTTCTAATTTTCCGATCTTTTCATTAGTATCTTCATCATTTCTCGCACAGTTAAAAATTCTTTCATCATGAACTGCAAGCATCTTGCAGATGTTTTGATTGGTCTCACTTAGAGTTTGAATGGCAGCGTCTACACGCTCTACCATTTCCTCATGAATTTTTACTCTTTCTTCAAGAACTGCAACTTTAATTTTTGAATCTTGCCCAAACATTTCTCTTAGGGGGTTGATTTTTTCTTCATCCAGCGTTTGCGGGATCCTACACCTAAAGATGCATATTTCTTTCTTCTTGTTAACCCCATAACAGGATCAAATCCAGCAACGGGTCCTTTTGGATCCGAAGAACCACTAAAACCACCAGATCCCCCTGGAGCATTTGCAACCATTTGCTCTTTAATTATTGAAATAATTTTCTCAAGTTTCTTGGGATCCATTGTAGATTTTATTGAGTTCGGTTAAACAATCTAAATCAACTTTTATATCGTGTATACTAGACTTAGGATACTCAGGAAGTCTGTTCAAAAAAATAATAAAACTTTTCATAGAAGACCACAACTCTTTTTCAATTTTGAAAAATAGCATTGGAGTCGTTGCTTCACCAAAAATATTATAAAGAACAATAAAGTGGTTAAGAAGAAGGTGAGTTTTTAACTCACCTGTATTCTTATATCGTTTCAAAAGTCTTTTAATGTACTTGAAATGATTTAAGTCCTTTTCAAAATCTTCTCTGGTTACTGCCTGAGGATTTTCATAATTTTTAATAGCGAATAAGAGGAAATTATCCTCATTCAATTCATTAAAGATCATATATTATCAGACTAGTGGATTAGAGTCATAAAGTGGGGTGTTGCCAGTTGTAATACCAGACATTGCTACAAGAGTCTCTTTCTTAACTCTTAGATTGCCTTCAGCATCCATATAGGTTTGAATGCCGACCCATCCTTCGTGGGATAGTTCATATCTAGTCGTGGCGGCAGAATCCATTCCACCTTCAGCAACACCATAAATTGATGCTTCATATCCACCAGTAACTCTTGTAAAATCTACTATACTCCCAGCAGGAATTGCTGATGCAATTGTTGAAGCAAGCGAAACAGTTGTTGAAGCAATAGAAGTAACAACTCTAGAGACACTACCACTGACCAAAGTATCTCCAACAATAATTCCAGTGGTGCTAGCAATTGCAACAATATTAGTTCCAATGCCAGCAGTTAAAGATACAGTGGTTTCAACAGCAAGAGAAGTTTCGGTAGGATCAGTGAAAATTTGTTGATATCTTGGATCCTTAATTGTATATTTTGGAAGTTCGCTGATATCAAATTGAACTCCAGAAATTGCAGCTCCACTCAAACCACAAGTTCTTCCAATCGATAATTGTGTGGTGCTTGCAATACCAACAATTACAGCATCACCATAATAAGTTCCAGTTCTGCTACCAAAACGAATCACATCTCCAGTTGCAGCAGCACCAACTTGACCAAAGGTGGTTCCAGAACCAGTTACTACGCCAGTAGAATAGTCTAGAGATACTGTTCCTCCTGAACCTTTAGCATCATTATTTCCCCAGAGTGCCATGTTCTTTCTTCCGTAAGGTTAAATTTCTTAGAAATATTTATAAAAAATAGAGACCCTGAAAAAGGGTCTCTGTAAATTTTGATTGATTAAATCAAGGAGTTAAATCTGTTGCACCCTTCTTTTTCAACTGTGCTTGTGCTTGAATAAGAATGAGCGAAAGAATGCCGTTTGATTTTACTTTTGGGTTTGCTCCCAGTGCCTCAGAAACCGCAAACAAAACGGTTGCGATTAGGGCTTGATTAGCAAGACACCAAGCGACGATTGCTGACATAATAACCTCCGTGTAAAGAGTGTATCCTGTCCTATTTAGGATTTATCAACCACCAATTCCAGATACTGGTGTTCCAGCAGGAGTTTGGCGGATTGCTTGAAGTCTTCTTTGAAGAATATTAATTTCAGCAGACTTTGCTCTTTGAGCAGCAACTTTTGCTTTTGGGTCTGGTTGTGTTGATTGTGGTTGGGTTTTTGGTTGAAGTTCCATTGCCTGCTCAGCCATTTTCTTGGCCATCTTAGTAGCAGTTGCATACATCACTTCTTTACCACGACCAGGATATCTCTTTTCAAAATCTGCTGCTTTGTCCTTCATAGACTTTACAATGTCTTCTTTCTTTTTAGTTTCAGCAGCAGTCAGTGTTTTCTCATCGAGTTGAACTTCTTCCTTTCTAACATCAGCAAGAAGAGCATCTAACTTACTAGTTCTTTTCTTTTTTGCAGGTGCCTTTGCTTTCGGTGCTGCTGCTTTCTTTGCCTTTGCTTTTGGTGGAGTTGTTGCACTGCCCTCCCAAGGATCAGAGGGTTTTTCTGCTTTCTTTTTAGTAGGTGGGGTATAAGAACCGCTACTTACTTTTTCTTTTTGTCCTGCACCAGCACCACGATAAGTTGATGGTTTTCTTGCTGCGGTGCTTGGTTTTTTATCACCTGCTTCCATTTTGCGGGCAACACCCAATGCACCTTTAGCAACCTTTCTTGCTCCAGTTGCTACTGCTTGTTTTGCTGCTTTTTTAACACCAGCAAGCCTCTTTTTAGCAGCACCTAAAAGACTTTGCTTTTTCTTTTCTGCTGTTGGAGTATCGTGACCAAAAGTTACCTTTGCTTCAGTAATTGCAAATTCGATTGCCTCTTCAATATCATCCTCTTCATAACCTTCAATTAAAAGTTCATCATAAACACTTTCAATGACATAATCCATCTCATCAATTTCGACCATTTCCAAAAGAACTCCACCAAGACCTTCGATTGCTTCGCCAAGATCAAGTTTAGGGTTGATAACAATTTTGTTATTAACTTGCTTTTCTACAATTTTTTGATCCTGATCTTTTTTGGTTTCAATTTTATCAACAACTTCGATTAGATCCTCTCTCCAATTTGAATATCCCTCCTTTCTAACTCCAATCGCTTTACCAATAGCTTTTCTGCGCTTATGAAGATACTTATCAGACTTATCAGTATCGCCGTCATTATCAATATCAGCGTCTTCCTTACCAACAGGATCTAATGCCTCAGCAACGGGATCCTTTGATCTGGATTTCCAAGTTCCACCATACTCTTTACCCATCTGAGATTTAAATGCTTTCACTGCTTTTTTTCTTACAGATGCTTTTGGATGATCAGACACATTCTGGAGGGGTGTTCTTCCGCTAGGTGCTTCTCCCTGCTCTGGATCTACAAATGCTTCATCAACACCCATAGATTTTCTAGCAGCCTTTACCATATCTTTATGCGCCTTAGTCTTCATCATTTCTTGACGTGCTTTTTCGTTTTCTTCAGCACGCTTTTTCATATCAGTTTCAAGGTGCGAAGATTCCGCAACTTGCTCCAGATATACTCTGGAAATATCATTCAGAGGATTGATTGACATCTTAATAAGTACTTACTTTCTTTGCCTTATACTTATTTATGAAATTGATGCCGTATGCCTTTCCACCTTTTTGAAGGTATTGTTTATTAGTTCCAACCGCACCTGGGGTCATTTTAGAATAATGAATAAAAGCTCCTTTTGTTCCAGTTAAAGTATTGGGATGAATTTTATCTCTCATTGGACTATCCATCTTAACTTCAGTATATTCCATCACATCTTTAATCCACGATTTAAACATATGTCCATCTTCAGTCACACAAATAAGGTGATTGGTTCCTCTACGCATTACTTCACCAACCAATCCAGTATTTAAGTTTTGTACTGTATCACCAATTCTAAAAATATTTCCCATAACATAATTCTCACGAAGATTTCTCATATCAAACTTTGGTGCAATTTCCCAAAGATTATAATTTTCTTTCTTAACTTTTTCTTTCTTTGCACCCATCCCCTGACGAACAGCATTGAATAAATTTTGCGCCTCTCCATCATCAAGAGTTTTTGGAGTTCCTCTACGGAATGAAGCAAAGTCATTATCAATAACTGCTTTTCTCATCTTAGATGCAGACATTCCTTCCACACCTTCTGCATCAGCATCACGAACACCTGCAGAGATCACACGAATTTGATCAAAGTTGTAAAGTTCGCCGTTATACTTTTGAGCAAGATTTTCAAACTCTGCTTGACGATCTGAACCAACAACGATATTGACTGAAGTATATCCGTCTTCGTTTGCAGTTACAAGAACATTGAAAATTGATTTCATCTCAGGGTCATTGATGATGTTATCCTTAAACTCAGGAAACATCTTCTTCATATACCCAACTTTTTTACTTGGATCCAGTGGGTTCTTCTTAGGATCCTGAGTTCTTGAAGGATAAATCTTAATATCACCACCAGCAGAAATTCTCTTCGCAGACTTGAGAAGTTTTTCGTGCCCTACTGTTGGTGGATTGAAGCGACCAAATACAATAGTTAAAGGTGGAAGTTCTTGCGGTTGCTCTTCAGGTGCCTGTGTCGCAGGTGCTGCCTGGGGTTGTGGTGCAGGTGCTTGTGCCGCTTGAGTTGGTTGCGGTGTTGGAGTTGGTGCAGCAGGTTGTCTTCCACCACCAGGTTCTGGTGCTCCTGCTTGCCTACCATCAATGAACTTGAGTTTTCCTTTATCTGTCCTTGCTACCGTCTTTCCACTACGATCTACCCATCCTCCGTGACCGTCTCCACGAAGTCCAAGTTTTTTTGCCTGCATCGCCGCTTGCGATTCAGTTGCTTCAGATAAAAAATTGAGAAAACTCTTCATATTTTATATTAATATATTTTATTTATTATTTGATATTTGCTATCAAATAATCAATGCTATCGGACTGTGTAATATCAAACGCAGATCTTGTTGGTTTTTTATCGATCAGTAAAGCTGTGCTAAATCTATAATTTGGACTGCTACTACTTCCTTTTTTTCTAATTCTTAATTTTAGACTTCCATTAAATTTTATCATATCAGTAAATTTGGAAATACCAGCAGGATCTCTCCCCATATAATAAGTTCCATATCCCCCAATGTGAATATAAAATATTTTTTTAGAATTATAAAAACTAGATAAAGTATTTGAATTTATTGGAATATACTTATCAGGAAACTTTGAATAATCATATTCTTTATCTCCCCAAGTGATTTCTTGTCTTTTTGCTTTTTTTTCAAAAAGTCTGGGAATTCCAGAATTTCCCCAAGCAGTATTAGAATTTACGAAATCTTCAACTCCAAGTTGTTTTAAATTTTCTCTCATAGTTCTATCTTGAATGGTATTTTTTCCATCAAGATACCACTTTTTAGTAGAAACATTATACTTCAATCCACTTTGTCCATAATCTGCCTTTTCATCCAATTTTATTTCTAAATTATAAGATTGACCTTGCCATAAAAATTTGCAATCTGGAGCACTATTATCAGCACCAGCAGGAGTAAATCCAGGAGGAACCAAATCTTGGTCTTTTAATAGATTAAAAATATATTCTTCATACAAAAAACCTTTATTATCATAATTTATTGGTAGATCATAATAATCTTTATCTTGTACACTATCTTCGGTATGACGCTTTTTTGCTAATGTTTTAGCCATCAAACTAATATACTCTTTTAAGTATTTAGAAGTGGAGAATAGGAGACTCGAACTCCTGACACCCGCCTTGCAAAGGCGATGCTCTACCAACTGAGCTAATTCCCCGAATACAGATATTATAAAACCCCTCAACTAAAAAGTCAAGGGGTTAGAGCAACCTTCCGTGGTTATTTATCAGTATTCGTATCTGCTATCATCAACAGACTTACCTGCTCTTCTTGCTGCTTTGTTTCCACTTCCTCTATCACCTGCACCAAAATCAGATTCTCCACCACGACCACCTCTCGTGGCACGTTTAGCTGGATCTGCACTTACCTTACGACTATATGCTGTTCCACCTGGTTTGTTCATTACTTTCTTGTAACGCTCACCAGTTAGTGCTTCACCAATCTCAACTTCCTCATGCTGCTTACGGAGTTTTGCAAGCACAGCACCTGCTACCTTTTCACCACGCTCTTTGGAACCATAACGCTTCCCTGCAGAAGCAGCAATCTTGGCGAATGCCTTACCAGGTTTACCAATATCTTTACCCGCTCTTGCTGCCTTTGCTGAATATGATGCTTCAAGGATAGCATCAATCTCTTCAGATGAAAGTTGCGCCATCATCTGTTCAGGATTTTCGTGTCCCTCGGTTTGGAGATACTCAAGAACAGTATCAAAAATATCTACTTCCTCATGGGTCATTCCGACCACGGATGGTTTGGTTTTCTTAGTAACCTTATCGTAGAACTTGATGTCTCTTTCCATTTTTTCAGCATTTGCTTTTCCTGCTGATGGAGAAAGACGCTTTTCACCACCTCTTCTTTCGGCAGCAGATGCTTTTCTCATCTCAGTATCATGGCGTGAAGCACCTTTTACTGCCTCATCAATTTCTTCCTGAGGAGCATAAACTTCAGAATATGCTTCTATCAAACCTCTAAGTTCTTTGCTATCCATTAGATTAACAATATCTTCTGATTTATTTATTATTCAGACCAACTCCATTGGATAGTGCTCGGAATCAATATTAATCGTCTTCTTTCTTTTCTTTCTTGCTTCATTTACTGCCGAAAGTGTGAATAAATCAGAGTGCTTTTCACCAAACTTTCTTACAACTGTTCCAGCAAGTTTATTTGCTTCATTCTCCGAAGGACTTCCAGCAGCACTATTTCCATGAACTCCGCTCCTATGTTGGCGATAATGAGTAAGTTCGTGAGCAACTGTTCTCAAAATATCCATTGTATGACGACCTTGAATATCAATTACAATGCGATTATCTTTAATTTGACCAAATGCAGAAATTCTCTTTGCAAACTTCGGATCATCAATGAAATGTATTTTTGGAAGTTCTTTAATTCCCAGTTCTTTTTTTGCAAAAGGAAGAAATGTATGAACGATTTTTTCAAAGTGATCTTTACTAATTCCTTCTGCAACAAAAGACAGAGAAATGTTGAACATCTCCCTGTCTCTTTGAAATTTTCTCCACTCAGAAAAATACATTGCCCTTTTCTAAGTATTTATTCAACACCCAATACAGCACCAATATTGTCATCAATTTGTTGAACTACAGAACGAATATCAGCAATACGAGGTGGAACACTTACTTCATCATAAGTATATCCTTTTTGTGCTTCAAATAAAACTTGACGTACCGCTGCTGCAGCACGAACGTCTACTTTAATTGTTACTTGTTTTTCTTTAGTCACAGGTCTCCCTCCTTACGATTTTCAGAACGTTCAATAGTAAAAGCACCCTCAGGATAACGAGCACTCAGTTTCTCAAAGTTCATTTGAATTACTTCTTCAAGAGAAATATCAAGACCAATACACGCTTGGGATACATACCACATAATATCTCCAAGTTCGCGCTTCAGGTGAAACAAGTTTTCTTCATTTACTGGTTTACCTTGGAAAATAATTTTCTTTACAACTTCAGTAAACTCTCCTGCTTCAGCGGACATTCCTACAGCAGCAGTAAGCAGTCGCTCGGTAGGAAACTCTTGCAGTTCCAAGTCATGAAGACGCTTGAGAAAATCACTATATTGTTTGCTGGGGTTTGATGTGGTTGCATCAACGAATTCAACATATTTGTTAAGATCAATAGTCATTAGAATTTAAATCCTTCGAATGATTTTTTAGGTTTCTTTTCTTCATAATCATACTCTTCTTCTTTTCCGTTGTCAAGAATATCTTGCTGAGCAGATTGTTCACAATCATAAAGACGCATCTTGGCACGATCAATACCTACAATAAAACGCTTATGAATAGTAGGATCATTATATCTGTTCTTAAGTTGCTTAACTAGAATCTGTCCAAGCCCCTCCAACTCTTCAGTGCTAATAAGGGCAAACATAAGATCAGCAGTAGCAGGAAGACCAAAGGACTCAGAAGTATCAGTAAGTTCAACATCAGAAGAACCATAACCTGAACGAGTGGTCTGAGTAGCGGAGACAATTGGGACATTAAACTCGACGGCGAGGCCCCTAAGTTCCTCAGCAATTGCTTTGACAAAAGTATAAGAGTTGATGTTGCTGTTTCCGCGATACCTACTGGAAGCACAAATATTAAGGTAATCAATGAAAATAATATCAGGTCTAAATGACTTTTTAAGTGCAAGTTCATTAAGAAGTGATTTAAAGTGTCCAGCATGAGCTGATGCTGTGGGGTATTCCTTAATTATAAGAGTTCCCTGAGTTTTCTTCGCAAGGTTGGTAACCTTGTTCTCAAACATTTGTTTGGGGAGATCTGTGATGTCTTGAATAGGTACGTTAAGGAGGTTGGCATCAATTCGCTCAGCAATTCGCTCCTCCGCCATTTCAAGAGTGATGTAGAGAACGTTCCTGCCTTGCAATAAGACGGAAGAAGCCACATGGCACATAAAGAGACTCTTTCCGACACCCGTACCAGCCAAAGCGATATTGAGAGTCTTATTAGGTAAACCACCTTTTGTGATTTTGTTGAAGTACTCCAAGTCGAATTCAATTTTGTCTTCCTTTTTATGGTAGGACTCATAGCGTAGTTCATAGTCTAACAGATAATCGTGCCCGATGTGGGTATCAAAAGATACTGCCAAGGCATCGGATAAAATACTAGGAATGCTATCACGATTTTTCTTTTCATCTTTACCATCTGCAATATGGATTGATTCCATCAAAGCAAGATAGATAGCACGATCACGACACCACTTCTCAGTAGTATCAACTAACCAATTAAATTCTGCTGGGACATCATCAAGACAACCAATCAAATGAGTGATTTCTTTGAAAGAAGTATCATTAATATCTTGACGCTTCTCTACTTCAATACAAAGAACCTCTTTTGTCGCAGGTTCATTGTATTCTTGAATAAACTTCAAGATTTCTTCAAATACAACTTTCTGATTTGCATCCTCAAAGTATTCTCCTTTAATAAAAGGAATAACTTTGCGAACATATTCTTCATTATGAAGAAGGTTGCGAAGAATCAGAAACTCAACTTTATCCATGGGGCATATCAAATACGAATGTTATTCTTGTCTCATCACCGATATTCACGGTGCCGTGTGGTAGTTTATTATTGAACCATAAAAGTGTACCAGGTTCTACAATCACACTATCAGTTCCACAGAAATACTGATACCTCCCAACGATGGAAAGGTGATATCTGTCTCTTGTTAAGTAATAAGTGCCTTCATCAATATGAGCACCTACCATTCCATCAACAGGAAGTGAAAGAAATCCACAACGATGCAGTTCTCTATTTCCAAAATGTTTGCGTATAATCTTTCGAATTTCGCTGTGATGGTGATATGCTGGAGTTTTAATACTGATCTCAGAATCCCCAACAAAATCTTCTTTAGTTTTGACACCACCCATTATAAGTTGAAGAGCACTCACTGGCAAGTCAGCAAATCCTCTATCAACTAATGATTGGGAATCTTTCAGATGTTTCTGATGATCCCAATCCTGTGGGTATTTTTTGAGTTGATCTACAACTTTAGATACGTTGATTCCAGTTTTGAGAACCTTGATCACGATCCGTAACTAAATTCTTCTCTTGCAATTTGGTCAAGTTTTTCCATCACTTCTTCTGTGAAGTATTCTTCTGGATTGGCAAGAATTTGTTTGGCATAGATCTTCTTACCATCCATCTCATAGCGTCCCGCTACATTCTTCCAGAGTCCACCAAGTTCACCAAGTTCCAGAAGACCATAGTAACGATCAAGGCCGCGCTCATCATAATACAAACGGACTTCAACATCTTTGTTCTCCTTACTCAGACGCGACTTAGCAGTCTTAGCTTTGATAATATTGCCGACCACTTCTGTTCCATCTTTTTCCTTCTTTTTGCTGAGATAGATGATCGTACTTGCTGCGTACTTGAGTCCAGAACCTCCGCCCATTTCTTTTGTTGGTACGTAAGCTCCGATGACATCGTATGTATGATTTGTGACAATGAGCGGAACATTTGCCTGTCCTAGTTTAAGGGTTAACATTCGGAAAGCACCTTTAACAAGTTGCGATTTAGTCATATCACGAACTTGCTTATCGTTCAGTGCATCAGTAATTTCTTTCTCAGTGGAAAGCATACCAAGAGAGTCTAGCACAAACATACAAGGTTTGCGTTCTTCTACAGGTTTTTTTAAGTATAGGTCTACTGCCTTAAGTGCTTTAGTACGGAACTCCTCAATCGTAACGACATTAACAACAACAAGACGAGAAGTATCAATTCCACGCGATTCTACAAGGGATTTGGTGATAGCGGCTTCAGTATCAAAGTAGAGACAATAACCATCGGGGTGAGTATCAAGAAAATTCTTAACCACAGCGAGAGAGAAGAAAGTTTTTCCAGTAGAAGACTCTCCAGCAATAGCAGTAATCTTATTCCCAGATACACCACCAAATATGCTACCTGAAACCAGTGCATTAAAAATGTACGAACCCGTGTCAACATAAGTCTCAGTCTCATCAATATCGGACGCTAACTTAGTAAAGTCATCACCAATTTCTTTTACAATATCTTTAAGAAAATCCATCACGCTACCATCCCGTATTCTTCACGAAGTATTTTTTTATAAGGTAAACCCTGTTCTCTGAGTTCTTTTACAAGTTTAAGTTTTTGAAACAATGCAGTGTCTCCACCAAGAGCCATAGCATTAATAATAGTATTCAATTCTTGATCATTAATAGGTAGATCCATTAAGCAAAAAAGAGTTCAAGGTTTACAGTTTTTTCTACACTCCACCCAATAGAATCAAGGATAATCTTGAGTGGTTCTAGAAATGCTTTCTCAAATTGTAAGTCATAGTCTATGTATTTGTCAAGATTAAGTTCCTTTGGAAAATCTTGAATAAACGAGATAACATTCTCGTGAATTGTATTTGGTTTCTTAAGATAAACAAACTTAATCTTCTCACCGTTTTGAATGGCAGAATACTTATTAGTAAGTTTGTTCTTTTTAATATAATGATTAAACAGAAGTGCTCCACGAACATGAATAGGCGTTCCCTTCACATAAATGTCTGATGATGATTGATACTTTTGAACATCAGATGCTGAACGTGGAAAAGAAATAGATTCTGGAGAAAGTGTCCTGAATTCAAGGCGACATTTGTCAATGAAACTAATCATATCGTCTTCAGTTCCACTCATCATAATATTGAAAGAATCTTTGAGCATTTTGCGGCAAGGTGCTGGTGTGGATGACTTGATTGCTTCAATACCTTTAATCTTCAGTTTTGGTTTCTCATAACGAACACCTTCACTATCCCATACGCTGAGAATATATCGCTTTTTCGCAGTCCAAATGCCACGTTCAGCAATACACTCACGCTTCATAATCATTTTCTGTTCGTAGGCGTTTGCGTAGTCAGCCAATTCTTGGTAAGAACCTTCAATATACTTCTCAAGTTCCACCTTACAGATCTTATCAAGGAACGTGACAATGCCTTCAGTAGTTTTCTCTCTTCCCTTGAATATAGTTTCAACCAGAGGACCCATATTGATATAAAGAGAATCAGTATCAGATGCAATAACATAATCTTCACCATCCGTTTTGAGAACTTTGTTTAGATAAGAATTAACACGGTTCATAATCCACTGAATAGAAACCTGTCCAGAGAGAGTAATCGCTTCAGCATTTGCGAGTTTGTAATAACGGAAATACTGATTGCCGATAGCACCATAAGCAGAGTTAAGTTGAATCTTACGTGCCATCTGAATGTTATTGCATCGGGCAATCTCTTTTACAAGTTCTTTATTCTTTGTCTTTTCATATTCTTGCTCTGCCGCAAGCATTTTCTTTTTGAAGATTACACGTTCATTATAAATTTTTTCCATCAGTTCAGGAAGAAATCCACGCACGTCTTTGCGATACATTGCACCGTTAGCACAAATCGCATAGTCCTTGTACAGTTCAAAATTAAGACTTTGGTTCAGGATTTTATCCACAGAGACTGTTGGATGCTTTTCTTCTACAAGAGTTTCTGGTGAGATGTTATACATCATAATCAGGTGGGGATATAGTGAGTTTAAGTCAAAACTCACTACCCAATCATACATTCCAGGGATGGGTTCTTTTACATAAGCACCAGCATACTTTTCGTCTTTCTGTGTTTTATTCTTTGGGGGAATAACAATGTCTCTCTTCTTCAAATAAGTGTAGATAATATTATCCCACATACGAACTTGATAGAACACATCGGCATAATTTACTTTGGCATCATATGCCATCGTAAGTGCAAGTTCAATCAGTTTCATCTTGTCCTCAAGACGATCAACAAGTTCTACGTCAACAATGTTATATTCAATGAACTTCTGCCAACCTTGAGTGTAGAAATCTTTGAAGGTATCAAACTCAGAGTGATCAAGTTTTTTAGAACCAAGTTCAACCTCAGCGATATAATCAAGGCGATATGATTCCTGATTTGTATAGGTGAACTTCTTATACAAATCAAGATAATCAAGTTGAGTCAAGCCACCCACATCGAAAGTGGTGTGCTTTCTTCCCTTGATATAAGTTTCACCCTCAGTGACAAGTCCCCAGTTGGAGAATCTCTTCATTAGTTTCTCACCAAGGACACGATTGAGTCGTTTGCAGATATAAGGAATATCATACAACTGAATATTCCAACCAGTAATCACATCAGGAACATTCACCATCCAATAGTTGATGAAATGACTCAACAACTCATACTCAGAGGGACAGTGATGGTACGTCAAGTCCTTACGATTATGCTTGAAAGGTTTAACACCCCAAGTAATGATTTCCTTAGTTGTATAGTCCTGAATAGTGATTGCAAGAATCTCTTCAGAGCAAGATTCCACATCAGGGAATCCTTCTTCAGAAGCAACCTCAATATCCAAAGTTACAAGTTTGATTTTACTGATATCAAACTTGATTTCATCCTCTGGATATTTTTCTGAGATGTATTGGTAGATATATCTGTCATTGCCGTAGATTTCAAATCCATCTACGCCTTCATACTTACTATAAAACTCACGACAGTCTTTTACTGTACCAGGTTTAACTGGTTCAACTTTTTCTCCACTTAATGTTCTATACTTAGAATCTTTTTTAGTTTTTACAAAAAGGGTTGGGAAGAACTCATCCCTTGTTTCAAATCTTTTACCATTCTCTACGCCACGAACCAAAAATTGATTTCCAATCAATTGAACATTAGTGTAAAATCTCATTCTTTAATTAAGTCCTCATATTTTTCAAGTAGAGTCGGAGTTGGATCTGCTAAAGTTAAAATCTTGTCCGAACTCATCATAAATGTATCTTGCTTTGTAACTCCAAGCAAGAATGGTTCTAAAGTTTGGTCGCTTTTTACAACGAATGGATTAGTCAGTTTACAGTCTGGTTCTCCAATGTCAGCACCAACTTCTTCAATTTGTGTTATCAGAATTTGATTGTTCAGTAGTGCTAGTATCTTGATTGTTTTCGGTTCCACGGGATAAAACGTCCTCCACGTACATTTCTGATAGTTTTACAATAGGTTCTACAATAGTCACAACCCAGTCTGCAGCAACTGGAATGACGTGATCTTTTGAAAGGGGCATCCAAGGATATAGAGATACTTGATATGCTGCCTTTTTCTGTTCTTCGGTGCTTTCTTCGGTTAAAAGACTAGGGTCTCTCATTTTAACCAAACAAGGTTTGTTAAGAAAATATCCAACCACTCTTCGGTCTTCATCCTCACCCACAACCATTTCTTTAATGTCAGAAATAATATCTTCTCCCGACTTTAAAAGTAAAAGTTTGATCGTCATTTGTACTCCATACCTCCATACCTCCATACATTCTACCAATAAAAAAAGGAGGAGTCAACCTGGATTTTGCCAGGAACTCCTCTTGCGCCGACGATATTCAAAAGTATTTATTCGCCGCCATTACCTCCACCCCCATTTCCACCATCTCCATCACCATTACCACCAGCACTTGAGCGACTTCTTACGGGAACTGCGTATCCTTTTGGAATTCTTTTTGATTTACCTTGCGAATAAACAGTATGTGGAACTGCTCCTTGATATGCAATTTTTTGAAATTCGTCGAAAGATTTCATTTTTTATTTTTATTTAGAGATAATCTTTTCGCTTGTGGTGATCAGGAACAATCCTACCAAGAGTAATATTCAGAAGCCCATCCTCAAAATCAACTGATCTAACTTCCGTATCATCAGAGAGTGTCCACGCTCTCTTAAAACTCCGTTGAGCCAAACCTTTGTGGAGATAGTTGGACTCCGTTTCTTTATCTTCTTTTTGACCTTCAACAAAGAGTTTTCCATCTTGCGTGTAGACATAAACCTCCTTCTTTTTAAATCCAGCAAGAGCGAGTTCAAGTCTTGATTCTACATTACTGACTTGAACTAAGTTATATGGTGGATAGTTTGTAGTGGTTTCGTGCAGATGGAAAAGACGGTCAAAGTATTCATCCATTCCGATTGAGTTGCGAGTAATCTTCTCCATTAGGGCAGGAAGATCCGCAGCAGTATAACGTGCAAGGTTAGTCATTTTAGTAGCTCCTTTAAAAGCGAGTTTGTGTTGTGTGGACCCTTACGGCATCCATTACTAATTATAAGAGAAACGAAAAAAAGAGGGGTGTTGATAACCCCCCCCCCTTCAAGCAACACGCTCAACATAGTAACCGTATTGTTTAGTGTCTTCTCGATAAGCTTTTGAGGTTTTCCATAAACGACCACCAACCTTATCACTACTCGGAACATTTGGACGACCAAGACCATCTTCCCAATCTTTTGGCGAAACTGTTTTCCAAAACCAATCCCCAATTTCATAACTAGGGTCTCTCCAAGGATAGGAAAATCCACGACCCGAATAGTTACGTGCCTTTATCACAACATATGGACGTTGTTTTTTAGTGCCTCGTGAAAAAAGGGGAACCTCATGAGATGTTGATTCAAGTTTCATGGTTTCAATGTTAAACGTTCTGTCTAGTTGATTAAAAGTCATAATGTACTTGTATTGTCATTTAGTGTCCGTGTTATTGTACCAATAAAAAAGACCCCTGTCAAGGGGTCTTTGGGTGTTCCGACTTTTGTAGAGTGCCGCACGAATGGCACAAGACTATTTATTCTGCCTCAGCAGTTTTTCCTTTCTTACCAATATTATACTTCTGTTCCAAAATCCAATCGCCCTTGTCCTTATATGCAAGAACTTTGATTTGGTTCAGAGGTGCAATGTCGTTTACACTGTCAGGTTTTACAACCGTGATTAGTCCCCAATCAGCAAGAAGACGGACAATGCGATTGCGGCGTTGAACGTCATTCACAGTCAGGTTAGCGTGCTTACCATCCAGGGCAAACAGTTCCTTAAAGTGAACGATGTAATATCTACCTTGCTTATGAAGAATGTGGCAAGATTGATAGAGTTTTTTCTCCTTACGCGATGCAACTCCGATACGGGTCAGGGTTTCACGAACTTTAAGGAAATCATCGGGTTCATTGAGAATGACCTCGACCATTTGGTCTTGAGCCCATTCTACTGTAGGTTCTACCGTGGTAGTCATTTGGATCCTCCAATATCAAGTCGTTGTTTAATAAAGTTAAGTTGTTCTTTTGTCAGGATTTTCAGTGCTTGGGATGCCTTCTCATTACTATAACCATAGTATGATTTAACACATTCTAAGTCTGTAACCTTATCCTTTCGGAGCCAGGGAGAAAATCTCTTCTTTTTCCTTAGACTATTTAGATAAAACGAATATTGCATATCTTTGTCAAGTTGATGATGCATATTCATTTCGTTTGCATACATTAAACAATCAATATGCCCAGACAAACAACGATTTACAATATATGGAGGATAAGACTTAATATCCTCTGCCAAATCTTCTTTTGTAAAATTAATTGAGTTTAACCAGTCTTTGAGTTCCATTATCGAATAATTTGAATGTCATCATTATCTGTCCAGAGTTCGACCTTTGTCCTGAACCTATTTTCCTCTTTTAGTTTTTCATATCTCTTCGATGCCTTCTTTTTCCACCAAGAAATAATATTTTCTAAGTAATACTTATCCCAGTTTGGACCACGAAGAAGTTCAGTTTGTTCTCCAAGAATAACCTCACGAACATTTGAATATCCATACTCACAGATATAAAATCTTTTCTTTTGAGTGAGAGCAAAAGCAGCATTAATCACTTCATTGAATGTAGAAAGTTTTTCTTTATCTTGAAGTGAATTACGGATGATGGAAATCATTTTAGTCTGACGCTTCATCTTTTTAGATGATGCTTTGTTGTCAGTAAGAGGAGTATTGTTATTGAGTAAAGTAAACCTATCGTGAAGTTTGTGAAATGCCTCATCGTGAAGCAAAGGGAGAAACTTACTTTCAGTCAGTCCCTTGTACCTCATAAAAGGTTTAAGACCATCATACTGAGATGCATCTGTAGTAGAACCATAGAGAGATGTGGTTTCAAACAAAGCAATATCTTTTTCAAATACTTTGTTTAGAGTTTCCCTTGCATAATGAGAACAACAGAAAAGAGCAAGAAGTTTACCGCCAAGATAATTATATCCAAACGGTTGAGAAGGAACAATCACAAAACCCATCGCTGCATGGCGATTAAAAATAGAAAGGTCTGGTGCTTTTCCCAACCATTCATTTCTTGGTTTTGAATTGATAGTAGGTGAACCAAAACGAATAAATCCAAGAACTTTTTTTGTGTTCTTTTCAAATATCATCCAACGAAGTTCTCTACCAGGAATGTTCTCTTCATTATTATGCGAAGAAACTACCTTAAGAAGAGTATTGTAATGTTCTTGAGGAAGTGCCTGCTGAAAACGATCTCCAATGAATTTAATATCAAACTCCATATCTTCAGGATGAATATCCTCATTGAAGAACTCATCATGAAGAGGTGCTAAAGTATTAGTTCCTTTGATAACTTCCTTCTTTACAAAACGCAAGTAGTCTTCAATATTTCCCATTTGGGAAAAATACTTGATGAATTCATCAGCAGCCCACTGAGCATCCTGTTCAGAAACGATCATTTGAACTCACACTCCACCATAATTTCTGTTAGGGCAGCAAGAAGATTTATTTCTTGGTCAGCAACGAACGCACATTGGTATTGATACTTAGCAATAATAAGAACGGCAGCAGGAATAGACTGGGGTGAAAGATTATCAAAAGCGGCGTCATAAACCCTGCGAAGTAGATTGCTAGCGTCGTTGTCCAGGTTCCCGACCACCCACTTTCGGACCTCAGTAAAGTTTTTATCTTTGAGATACTTGATAAGATCATTTGTTTTTACATCAGAAAAAGAAGCAAGAATACCAGAATTAATTTCGCCACCCGAAGAATAACGTTGGCACTCATTAAGAACTCGCCTCCAATCGGGGAAGTGTTTATTAATCAGTTCAAGGAGAACTTTGTTGTCAAACTTGACATTTTCCTTTTGAAGGATGTCTTGAAGGCGTCCATAAAATCCAGCAGCAAGTTGTGCCTTTTCTTTTCCCCTGATACTAAAGTCAACGACTGCACAACGGGAATGAAGGGGTTCAATGATTTTGTTTTTGTAGTTGCAGGTGAAGATAAATCGGCAGTTGTTAGCAAACTCCTCAATAGACGCCCGTAGGAGGAGTTGAACGTCGTTGGTTGTGTTATCTGCCTCATCAATGAGGATGACTTTGTGTTTAGCAGTTGACGAAAGTGATACGGTCGAAGCGAAGTTTTTCGCATTGTTTCTGACAGTATCAAGGAATCGACCCTCATCGGATCCATTGATGACATAAACATCGACTCCTAGTTCATTACAAAGTGCTTTAGCGACTGTAGTCTTACCACATCCAGCAGGACCAGCAAGAAGAAGATTTGGCACTTCTCCCTTATCTAGAAAATTTTTAAAAGTTTGTTTAGTTGCATCTGGAAGAATACAATCCTCAATAGTTTTGGGTCGATATTTCTCAACCCACAAAAATTCATCACGACTCATAATTAAATCCAATCTGGTTTTTTTAAATAAGAACTTGGGACAATTTCCAACCATTCTTTTCCATCAAAAATATACAACTTATGTGTATATTTGTGCAGGAAAACATCACCTTTTTGATATTTCATACCCATTCAGGTTTACGTTCTGGCATACGAAGATAATTATCCTTCACCCAAGGTTTTGAAGCAATGTACCTTTTATATGCAGTAAAGGTATCAATACTATCGTCAAATTTCCATTCCTCAGGCATAGCACGAGCAAATGGAGTCACTTCTGTTATCTTGCCTTTGGGGAACAGATAATAAGCATCTACAAGAGTCTTGTAGCAGGAGTGAGTCTTATTATATCGCAATGCATACTCATCACACAAGTTCATACCCCACTTAATCAACCAATAGGCATTGTGGATATTATCCAGTGCCCATTTGGTACAGGGATGATTACGAAACGCACCCTTTTCAGTTCTGTAGGGAGTGCCATCAGTTTTAGGTAGAGTGCCGTAGTTATGACCCCATTTTTCAGATGCCACAATGGAAAGCATTTGGCAGCATTCCAGGGGCATCTTGACGATGTGTTTGTCGGGAAGACAGACGGCACTTTCTGCAGGCCAAGGTGATGTTACGAAGATGTTCATCCAAAAGTAGAATCAGGTTCCAGAGCAATATAATAGCACAGGTCGTGGTTCTTACTGGTAAAACGTGACAGAAGTTTTTGAGAAACAACAACCTCATAAGTTCCAGGAAGAACTTTAATATTCTCAACTTTGAAGTTGAAAACAAACTCAGAGTCAGTTTCACCAACAACAATTGCAAAATCATTAGAGGTATCGTTCTTCTTATCACGAACCACCAGTTTCACTACACCACCTTCACCAACCGCAGAGATGTCAGGAAGTTGATACACCGCTGCTGCTTTCAGGAGTTTATCCAGTTGCTCAGTGCTCAGTTCAAAACACACATCCTCACTAGGAAGATTGATTGCTTTGTCGGGAGGAGTGATGATAACAGTAGGGTCTGCAAAGAAATACTTAGAGCGCATTTTACCTTCGCGGATAACTACATATCCATCGTTGACAAAATCAAGTTCAGGGCTTTGATGTAGACCAAGACCATTCAGGAACTGATTAAGATCGTAAATACCAAAGTCTTTAGGAAACTCTTCGGTGATTGTTGCTTCAGCAAGAATGTTCTTCATCACACTAATAGTGCGAAGTTTGTTTCCTTCTTTGAAAAGAATAGATTGATTAATTGAAGAGAAGTTTTTGAGGACAGAGAGAGTTTTATCAGAAAATTTCATAATCAATAAGGATAGTTGTTAGAGTTGTTCTTGTGAAGTCCAGCAAAGTGATAGAGAAGAACGCAATAGTGAATTGCTTTCAGAATATCCATCTTGGATTTACCATTCTTCTTACCAAAGCGAGAGAGATACTTGATAGCATTTGAGCGAGTAAATGCTTCAGCATCACCAATACTCTCAATCAAATCAAGAGTTTGGGTTTTGGATTGTTCAGAAGTGTAATGAGAATGATAGGTGCTGGAAAGATACTGCTCTACTTCTTTCAGAGTTTTATCTTCTTCATATTTCCAGAAACCATTTTTGTTTGTATCTTCAGGCACAGTCAAATTAAATGTAGAGGAGGGATTGAGAGAAATATGGTCATTTCCAAGACCACCAGGAAGACGAGATCCAGAAAAAACAATCTGATCCGAAGATACATAAGGATTTCCAGTCAGACTAATACCATCATCTTCCCAAAAATCTTGAGCAGCAACAGGAGCTCCAAGATTAAGAACATCAGTATTTTTTGTATCGTAGAGGGTTTCAAAATTTTCTTTGTTTATACTCTCACCGAAAGTATAAACACCTGGTTTTTGGTCAGTCATAATAAAGGTCATAAACTACCTGTAAGTATTGTATCAGAAAACTTCCTCAGAAGCAAATGCGGCGCGAACTTGAGCTTCAGAGGTCACGGAAGGCATCTGGAAATCAGCATCCACTTTGTCATACAGTTCCAGGAAGGATTGCTTGGTTTCGTCATCAAAGCGGTTCACACACACTTGAATTGCCTTTGCCTTATCTTGGAAGATGCTGTAAGCACGGATGATGTGAACCAGGCGGCGGGTGCTGATGATTTCCTCAATACCACCGTCATAGAAGGTCTTGCGGATGATGTCTGCCCAGTCCACCAGGCGCTTGCAGAAGTCACGGTCTTCCACACCCAGGTCCAGAGCGATGCCTTCCAGAATTCGTTGCTCAACAGCAGGAGCGGGATAGGACTGCTCAAAAGTCACAGGGAAACGCTCTAGGAATGCTTCGTTGAGAACGTTGGTGCCGATGAAGCGACCGTCATCAGAACCCTTACCCTTGGTGTTTGCAGTGGCAACCACATTAAAACCAGCGGCAGGTTTTACGAAGCGACCAATCTTCTTCAGGAACACACCCTTACCTTCCAGAATGGACTGGAGACACAGAATCTTATTAGAGGCAAGGTCAATCTCATCCAGCAGCAGCACGGCGCCACGCTCAAGTGCTTCCACAACAGGACCATTGTGCCAAACAGTTTCCCCATTCACCAGGCGGAAACCACCAATCAGGTCATCCTCATCAGTTTCAATCGTGATGTTCACACGAATGAGTTCACGCTTAAGTTGAGCACACGCTTGCTCCACCGAGAACGTTTTACCATTACCCGAAAGACCCGTGATGAACGCAGGGTAAAAGATACGGGACTGAATAATTTTTTTAATATCACCAAAGTTACCAAACTTGACGAAGGTATCATCTTTATCGGGAATGAGGTTTTGTTCGGTAGGAGGAATCACAGCAGGTGCTTGGAAAGTACGTTCGATTTCTTCAACCTTCTGTTGAGTAACTTCAAGATTCCAACGACCCCGACCAACTTTAAACTGCTCCAAACGTTTTGTAACAGTAGGATAAGAAATATCTTTAGAAGCACAATAACCGCGAACATCTGCAGCGGTAAATTCCTTACCAAATGTATTCTTCAGATCGTCAATGATTTGATCGTCGGTCATTTGAATGCGAGACATAATCAGAGTGGTTTGTTTCAACTGAAGTCATTATAAAACAAAAAAGGGGTCTCTGGGACCCCGAGTGGTCAGTTAGCAAACTGGTTCTTAAGTTTTTGAAGGTGCTCTTGACTTCCAATACAACCTTTATAACCAGGATAGTATTTTTCTACTACAGAGTTAATTCCCATAGCAGTAATGGCACTATCACACTTTACCCAAACTTCTTTGGTGTCATACTTTACAACGTGCTCAAATGGAAATTTAGTTTTCAATTTAATTCTCCAAGTGCCTTTGCCTTACGAACTTTATTAGGTCTTAATTTACCACCTGGATAGTTTCTTTCATCATTACCTTCAAAATCAGGATCTACATTAGCACGATGTCTTGCTGCTCTATCTGGAGAATATCTATCAGTATGAATATCCTTTCTGCGATTGGGAGCAATCTTATCTGCTGCTCTCTTTTCTTTTTGCTTGAGGGCACTACGCTTCTTCTTATAATCTTTAAGAGTCATACCCTCTTCAATTTCAACTTCTTCTTTTCTTGTTCTTTCTGCTTGTTTGCGCTTAGCATATTGCATATAAGTTTCACCTGGTTTTAGTCTATTACTATAATCGGGTTTTGTTTGTGCTGAGGTGCTTTGTCCTTTATCTTCACGGGCTCTCATCTGAGGTCCTTTGCCAGGAAGTTTCTTATCTTGCTCTGGATCTGGATGCCACCAATCACCAGCTTCATTTACAGATTTTTTCTTCGCTTTTTCTTTCTCCAACCAACCACCCTGCATTACTCCTGATAAAGGAATTTTTACAGTTGGTTTATCATCAGGATGACCACCATAATCTCTACCTCTGTAATCTGTTCCACGATGGGGACGACCCGTGGAACGATCATAGGCTTCAAGTGCGAATTGTTGGTAGGTCTTCATATCTACGGATACTTTTTAGGTATTTATGCCACGAGAGAAATGAACTCACCAAGAACTTTTTTATTCAGTTTTTTAGTTTTCAATGATTTTACAAAGGCAGATTTGATTTGAGATTTAGTAGCATCTTCAGCAACATCAAATTCAGTATCTTGAGACAGAGCAGTTGAAGACAAACCAAAGTAAGCATCATAACCAGAATTCGTAATTGTAAAACTCTTCAGTTTCTTCCAATCACTTTGAATTTTTTGATATTGTTTATCGTTGTCATAGTGATAGAGACTAATGAAGCGATTTGCATTGCGACTCTCAAGAACACGAATGCCGATGAAATTTACCGAAGGAAACTTATCCTTTAAATTATGGAGAAGAGTATCGGTAAATTGATGATATCCATAATCAAACTTATAGGTGGTTCCAAGTTTACGGTCACGAAGGAAAGTTTTATGGGGATTAACACCAGCGATGCCAATACGAGGCTCACTTTCCCAAGCACGTTTTACTTCACGATGATAAGGAAGATGATTTGCCTCACCATCAGTTAGAACAATACACTGAACTTTCTGGAGTTTATTTTCACGTTGAAACTTAGGAAGAATTTGATGAAGAGAAACTAATGCTTCATTCAGAGGAGTTCCAGAGAGAGACAAACGATTTGGATAAGTATAAGGAGTTTGATAAGTGTCTCCAAAGTAAACAGCGAGACGCCAAATGTTTAACATTTGATTCTCTAGTTCTTTACCAGAAACTTTACTGGTAAGAATATTCATCAAGGAAAAACTCTCATCAATAGAGAGAAGATTTTCTTTCTTCTCGTAGTGAGAGGTTCTATCAGCGGGTTTGAACATTCCAGTTGCATAATCGTGCTCTCCACGACGCCATTCATTAGTAAAAGCATAAACCTCAAAGGGAATAGAGACTTTTTTACAAAACCACACGAGGTTGAACAGTTGCTTACAAGTATCAGTCAGTACTTGAGACATTGAACCAGACCAGTCCAGAACAAACACTAGACCGTGATTTTTGCCGTCAGGAATTATAGACACTTTTTTGAAAAGATCTTCATTGTATTTGTAAGTATGAAGACGAGCAGTATCAAGAACTCCAGTGCGAGCAGTAGAGGCACGGGAATAAGAATCTGCTGCCTTACGGCACTCAAACTCTTTTACCAGATAGTTGACTTCTTTCTGAGCGGATACTTTAAACTTCTTAAATTCAGTATCTGCTTTCAGAAACAAACTTTCGGGAGTAAGATGTTTGTAATTTTCTTTTAGAGTTTGTTCGTAGGACTTTTGCTGTTGGTGAAAAGAAGCATCAATATGGGTATGAACTTCATCATTCTTACCAATAATAGTTTCAAGATTAACTTGAGGAATTTCTACATAAACATTTTCATAACCATCATCATTCACCAGATCACGAATTTTATCCTCCAAATTATCCGCAGTGCGGACCTCAGGTTCTTCACTATGGTCCGGAATCATATCAGGACCCGATTGAGTAGGGCCCTCATTTTCATTTTGCTGTGCTTCTGATTTGTTAGTTTCTCCCTCTTGTTCCTCATCACTTTGCTCACTTTCCACGTTTTGTTGAGTAGAAGAATTGGAATTACCCTGAGTTTCGTGATCATCAAAATTGGAAACTTTTTGCTCCTGTTCTTTTTCTTTTTTACAGTATTGATAGAGTGCTTCAGCAGCGTCCAGAACATCATCAAACGTTTCAGTTTCTGCAATCCTATTAATAATATCCATCTCCTCACCACGCTTAATAGGAACGTCAATGAAGTTTCCAACCTTAAACCACAGGTTTGCGCGGTCAGCAAGATTCATCTCACCAACTTTCTCATCTTCAAGTTGAAAGAAATCCTCTTCGTTCAATTCTTTATAACCATTGAAGAAAGTCTTAGCAAGTCCCAGATACTTACGCTTCATCAGTTTCTCAATACGGGCATCTTCCACCACATTCACAAACTGAGCAGGGACTTTTACTTTTTCAGTCCAATCTTCATCAGGAGTAAAGAGAGCATGACCAACTTCGTGACCCACCAGCAGGTCATACACAGTGTTGCTTGCCTTTTCCCATAGAGGCAGAGTGAGCACACGAGTATGAACGTTGAAGCAAGCGGTTGCTACTTTCTTGTGCTCCACCACAAGGTCTTCCGTGGCAAGCAGTTTAGCAAGTTGGGACTTGATTTCGTGACTGACAGGCATTGGTCTTTGTTCGTATGAGACCATTATAAAACGAAAGGTCGCCCTTTGGACGACCCATGTGACGCTTTTTGAACTGGGCAAGTCGTGCTTTTGCTTGCCTCAGTGCTTGCGGTTTAAGTTTTCGTTTTTGTTCTTTCTTGGAATGGTGTTTCCAGTTTGGGACTTGCATTGTTCTGTGATGTATCAAGACATCATACGTGAAAAACCTTTGACTTTTTCAAACCTTATGACGCTTTCAAATCTGTCCTCCAGACCAGTTTTGTGAGAGATGACAAAAATGTTTGCGTCTTTAATCACATAACGAATAATCTTAAGGAACTCTTCCGTTCCAAATCCATCAAGTGAAGAATCAAATACCTCATCCATAATCAAAAGATTGGTATTGACTGAGTTTTTGAATCTTGCAACTTCACGCCAGGTAAAGAGAAGTGCGAGGTCAATTCTCATTTTTTCTCCTTCACTAAAAGAAGCATAGGAGAAATCTTCGTGAATGGGTGACTGGACGGTTTCGTTGAATTCCTCATCAAGTGTGAAGTTAATATAGAAATCCATCATCTGAAGATAACGGTTAACTTGCTGATTTATCAGCGGTAGATACTTCTTAATGATTTTGGTCTTTACTCCACCGTCTTTTAACAAACTATACGTAAAGTCGTAATAGTTGATTGTGTCTTTTTTAGAAGCGAGTTCGTCGTATGTAGTTTTTAAGTTTTTGTTGAAGGATTCTAACTTCTCATGTTCAGAATTTCGGTTTGCAAGGTTCTCGGTAATAGTTTGAATTTCAGATTCAAGATCTCTGATTTGTCTCTGACATCCAGCGATCTTAGTATTGTTTTGAGAAATGCCATGCGTTAGTTTTGTAATCTCCTTCGTAAGAGTAGTGAATTGACGCTCTCGCTCCTCTTCCTCTTTAATTGCCTCCTCTAGTTCTTTATAACCAGATTGCAACTCCTTTGCCTTATTTTGAGCGTCTGTAATTCTATTTATTCTGAAGGTCTCTTCGATTGGTTGTGTGCAGGTTGGGCATACCGTATTCTCTGCAAAGAACTTATGTTCTTGAGTGATTGTTGATACTTTTTGGGAGAGTTTGCCTTTGAGGTTTCCTAGCTTACGAAGTTTTTCTGCTGCACCGGTAACAATCTCCTGTTCCTTCGTGTATTTAAAAACGTCTTCTTCCAGAAGAGCATTTTCATTCATATAAACACCAACTTCAGTATCTAACTTGGCAATCTTTTCTTTGCTGGCGTTTATATTGGCATTACCACGATTTTCAAGTTCCTCAATAAACTCCTTTTGCATCTTGACCTTATCAAGAAGAGATTCTTTTTTGAGTTCCAAAACTTTGATATCTTCTTTCGACTGGCGAATCTTTTCTTTAATAATCATATTCATAGAAGAAAAGATTTTAATATCCAACAAATCTTCGATAACTTCACGACGATGAGCCGCAGGAAGTTGCATAAAAGGAACAAAAGTGCTTGAACCCAAAATAACAATTTGAGTAAAAGACTTGTAATTCATTTTAAGAACATTTTGTTCTAACCATTTCTGCTGATCTAATGCGGCAGCAGATTGATCTAATGCAGCACCATTTCTCCAAATTTCAAATACTGCTGGTTTGATTCCACGTATAACTTTCCATTCAACGTTCCCAATAGAAAACTCAACTTCAACTTTACAGTCTTTGTCATTGACACTATTAATCAATTGAGGTTTATTAATCTTACGAAATGGTTTGCCAAACAAAGAAAATGTAAGAGCATCCAACACGGTACTCTTTCCAGCACCATTTGTACCAATAATCAAATTGGTTGTATTTTTAGTAAAATCAAGTTCAGTGTATTGATTTCCGGTTGAAAGAAAATTTTTCCAACGAATAGTTTTAAATAAAATCATGATTTGAATTTGGTGGAATTACAATATCATCTGGGGTAATAACTACGTATTGGTATCCGTGAATTTCACAGGTTTTTACCATCACATCATCTTCAATTTCAATTACATGCATTTCTGGACTTCCATCTTCTTCCAACATCATAGCATATCTTACAGCATCATCTTCTTCTTCGAAGAGATATAAAATTTGCTCTCCTTCTGAGTTAGCTACTGAATATGCACCTTCTGTTTCTTTTCCGTTGATGGTTAAAATAAACATCTCAAACTAACTCACATGCCTCTTGATAAATTTCTTGTAGCATTTTTTGAACTATTGATTTATCAAGGTTAACTTCCGCTTCCTCAATGTATCTATTGAGAATCGAAAGTGTATCTTCAGATTCAAATGCCTCAAACTCTTCAGATTCTTGCATTTCAAAGTTTTCAATAATTTTTAACTCTGAAATATTTGAAGAGTATAATTTATCGACAAACTTTTCAAACTTTTTAGTATCAGTTTTTTTACGAACTACTACCTTTACAATTTTATTTTCATACTCACGAGTATCAAATGTTTGGTAGTTTGTATCCTCATAATAAATGTTATAGAACAATCTATGAGGATTATTAACTGAGTTATGCTCTAAAGTTTCAGTATCAAAAATATGGAATCCCCGAGTATCATTTACATCATTCCAAAACATCTCATAAGGATTACCAAGATAGAAAACAGTTCCGTTAGTAGAACGAGTATGGTAATGACCGGAAAATACCTTAGAGAAGTTTTTAAAAAGATTTGCTTCCAATCCGTGTTCCATTACAACTGAGCGATTTACCCTAAAACCTTGCAATTCAAGGTGACCCATAGCAACTTTACAAGAAGTTTTTTTAATCATCTTAAGAGTTTTATCTTGGTTATCCTGATTAATCCAAGGAATAAAAAGAAGTTTGAGTCCGCCAATCACAACTTCTTTTGGCTCAGCATAAACAGTCACATTATCATACTCACGAAGTAACAAATCCACAGCATTTACTTCGTTTGTATTCTTATAATATGCGGTATGGTTTCCGACAATTGTATGAACTTGGATACCCATACTCTTAAGGCGATCATAATAATTGTTCTTCGCCCAAGAAAGAGCAGAGAAATCAATACCCTTACGACTATCAAAAGTATCGCCCATATCAATGACTGTGGTGATACCCTCTTTCTCTAGAGTAGGAAAGAAAATGTCATTATAAAACTTCAAGAAATAATCATGAAAGAGTTTTGAATTCTTTCGTGCTCCGAAGTGCTGGTCAGTGATAATAGCGACTTTCATTCAATAGCGAAGTTTGGAATGGACACCATCTTTGATGCTATTATAGTCGGAATAGTTCCCGCCGTCAACTGAATTATCGTCAGTAAAGACTTCAGAAAATCCTGAGCGTTCAAGGATCTTATTCTTGATTTCTAGTTGACGCTTCTCTCTTTGAATGCGACGGAGAAATGCGTAGTGAATAATTTGAGTAAAGTATGCAAAAGGATTTTGGGATTTCTCAGGATTAAAATTATGAATGTACTGAACACAATTTTCAATACCATCAGAAATCATATCTTCCTTGAACATATAGTTCACGAAGTTTGGTTTGAATGACAAGTGATTTGCAATCTTCAGGAAACACTCTCCAATGTAGCGAGGGATGGGTGGTTTTGGTTTCCCTTGGATCTCTGCGATTTCTTTGTCTTCACGGTACTTAATCAGTGCTGCAAGGAACTCTTTGTTATTGACGTAATGTTCTGACCTCTTTCTTTTGGTCATGACTGCTGTGGTTATCATGAGTTTTTATCATTATTATGTAGGTATAATAACATAAACTTAACTAGTTGACAAGGTATTTAAAACTGTGTACAATTACCTTTGTCGAGGTTAAAAAGATTGGCTTTAACTATTTTTATAGAGCTTTTCTAAAATCTCTTTAGCATCATTAACATTAGCGATATATCCCATTTTTCTATCAATCTTAGTTTTACTATCTTTTGATCCAGATCTTACATAGGATTGATACATCATAATCATTTCGATATCTGAAGATTCTGAAAGAGTAAGTACATCTTCAAGATTAAGAATAAACATATCTTCAGTTGTTGTTTTTAACCAAGGTTCTAATTTATATCCAACTACACCCATTCTACCTTTAATTTCCGAAACAATAATTGGATTGGAAATAATCAACATTGTTCTATCATCTTCTTCAGAGGCTGCTACCTTTGCAAAGATTTCCTCTCCTGTTTTTAATTTAACTGTTGCATAAAAATCATCTTCTATCATTTTTCTTAAGTTGTATAGTGATTATCTCATAGTTAAAGTTCTCTTCATTATAGATCTTAATTCTTTCAATGAGGTGATTTAAAGTATAATTCTTTCTTGAGTTATATGTACAGTCATCAGCGATATCATAAAGAGTTGCTTTTACTTTATCTTTTCCTTTTCTAAGAACTCGTCCAATGCTTTGAAGATTACGGATTCTGGATTTGCTAGGTGAGGCGAAGATAACATTATGGAGGTTTTTAATGTTGATACCAGTAGAAAAAGTTCCATACGAAGCAACGATAATTGCGTTGTTTTCTCTCTCTGTAATTTCACGAACTAATTCTCTTTCTTCAGCATCCACTCCGCCATGAACAAAAAATACTTTACGTTCATCTCGCTTTTGACTATTTATCTTTTCGTATAAGACTGCTCCGTGTGCTTCTACTCTACTGAATAGAACCAAAGTATTACCTTTTAAATCAAGAGTAAGATTGGTAATAAATTTATTTCTTTGTTCGTGAGAGATTAGATATTGTATCTCATCTTCATATGTCTCAAACTTTTGTGGTGGGTGCTTAAGAACAATACACTGAATGTCAAGTTGAGAGAGATGACCTTGTTTCATTAATTCATCAGTTCTTGTTACCTTATATGAAGGTCCAAATAATCCCTCAAGAACCCACTTATGAGTTTGAGTTCCATCTAAAGTTCCTGTAAATCCAAATCTATATTTTGCGTGATGAAGTTTGGTCATAATCTCTATCAAAGATTTAGACTTGAATAAATGTGCCTCATCGCCTATAATCACACCATAGTCTTCAAAGAATGAGCGTTCTAGTTTATAGACAGATTGCCAAGTCGTAATTGTAACTGAAAACTCATTTGTTTTTTCCCTACCAGAATAGATACGGTGGCAATATGTCTCAGCATCCCAACCATAGTCCTGGAAGTCCTTATACATTTGCTCTACCAGAGATGTCGTTGGAACGACTAAAAGTATTTTTTCGTTCTTATCAACATAGTATCTCACTAATGAATAAATCATCAGAGATTTGCCTGATGCAGTGGGACTTATCAGTAGCTTTCGATTATGTCTTAATGCATCGTATACTCCCTCTACTTGATACTGGCGTGGAGAATGAGCACAAATAGATTGCATATAATCTTTGACACCTTCATATGAGATATTTTCATTTACCTCAAAAGGTTGTCCATAAAATTTATTGTCTTCAAATTTGTAAGAATATCCGTACTGCTCACAAAAATTGACAATCTTATCTAAGAGTCCAACATAAATTTGTTTGGAACGCATATCATACAAGTGAATTTCCCCATTCCAATTCCTTCCACGGTACTGGGGCATAAATTTTGCATTTGGAACCTCAAACTTAAAGTGGTCTCTAAGTTCATACTCAATGTGAGGTTCCGTGTTAATTTTTAAAAATACTTCGTTTGATTTGGATATAACAAGGTCTGTCGTATTCACGATGTCTCATGCATCTATGAATATTTATTTACCCCAGTCCAGCGTTAAATCTCATAAACTCAATTGCATTCTTGATTTGATACGTTCTATTTTGAATCATTTTTAAAATGCTTTCAATATAAACAAGCATCGTATCGTAATAATCAATCTTCAAACACACTGTTGAAAGTTTTTCATCGGCATCAAGGTACTTTTGCATTGTATCTTTATCACGAATCTTTTTTGGAAAGGGATCTTCTACATAAGTTTCTGGATCTGCTTTTCCAGAATAGTATTCGTACCTTTCGTGGCGAATATTTTTTCTCTGTTGCTCTGCTTTCTTTCTTAGAAGAAAAATGGTATTATATAAATCAAAGTATTTTGCATGAAGAACTGGGATATTTGTAGATTCTGTATGGAGATTGTCCATATCTATTTTTGAATCTTTTTCCCACATTTCTTGAATAGTATCAAGATCAATACTCATAAGGGATTGCCGGAAAGATCAGTTATATTGTAAATAGTATACTTGAAAGCAACGTCTGCTGTAAAGTATTGAATATCTGTTTGTGTTGCATCAAATGTAAGTGTCCCCAAACTATATGGAAAAAGATCTTTAAATTGAACTTGAAAGTTTGGTATTTGACTACTAGTTAAAATTTGGAGAGTCCCATCTGAATAAATGTTCAGACCCTTTTGAACATAGTTTGCTCCACCATAAGCATCAGAATCATTTAACTCTGCAAATTGACTTAGTTTTTCTGGATATCCTAGACCACGAATCCAATTTTGAATTGCATTATAATTTTCTAAATTTTCATCAACAATAAATCTAAGATTCAAATCCCCAAAAATAATCTTGTCGCCTGGAATATCAATATCTTTTAGATATGTGGGTTGATTTGCAATTCCCAATGTCAATTCTGGTATGTTTGCCTCATTGGCAAAAAATGAAACTTTAGGAAATCTAGTTAATGTAAATTTAAATCCTGTTGGCGATAGAAAATTTCTATTCTCTATCTGAGATGCTTTTGCCATCTTTTTTTAAATATTTAGAATAAAAAAGGGACCCTCTAGGGGTCCCTGAAAATTTATGTGAAATGGATCACATGAGGTTCTTAACAGCAACTCTTCTGTAGTAACGGTTTGCGTCGAGGCGCAGTCTACCGAGACCCTGAGTTGTGCCTTCAGCGAATGGGTTAGCAACAAGACCATAACGGGTCTTAAAGCCAATCTTTGGCTGGAAGCTGTTCTCACCAACGGCACGTACCATTTGGAGAGGAACATATGGGCAGTAGAAGAGACCTGCGTCATAAGGAGATGAACCCTTATAACCAACAACATAATACTGGTTACCTGGGGTTGCGTTAGCAGAGGTCAGGTTAGCAGCATATGGATCGATGTATACGCGGAACTTACCTAGCAGAGTACCTGCGAAGGTGTTACCGGTGTCATCAACATTCAGGTTAGCGTTGAGTGCTGGGGTGTAATCCAGAACACCAGCCATGGTTAGAGCGGAAGCAACGTCTGCAGAGCAGAGGATGATGTTGCCCTTTCCACGACGAGTTCTCTGAGCGATTGCGTTTGCATCACGCTCAATCTGGAACAGGAGACCCTTGAACTTCTCAACTGACCAACGACCATTGGAGTCGATGTCGAGGTCGAAGATACCAGGAGTTGCAACGTTCTGTACAGCACCTTGCTCAGCAACCTTGTAGATGGTTCTGATAACTTCGCGGTTGATTTCAGCAAGAATCTCAGTTGAGAGAATGTTTGCTAATTCTGCTTCAGCATTCAGACCGTGGATTGCCTTGAGGTCCTGAGCGAGTTCTAGTGAATACTCAGCCTTCAGAGCGCGTGACTTTGCAGTAACGGTAACTTTCTCGATGCTGAATGCCATCTGGTTGAAAGCATCAGTGGTGCTTCCATCAAGATTTTCAGCGTCGCCAGTTGCCATACCCTGACCAACGTTATATGGTGAGGGGTTGGTGGTTGCAGTACCAACTGGGTTTAGAACTGATGGGTTGGTGCCGCTCTGTGCGGTTGTACCGAAACCAACAGGACCATCCGAATAACCAGCGGTCTCGTCGAATCCAGCATCGTTTCCAGAGAATGCTGAATCTACTTCGTTATAGAAGGTTTCAGCACCAGTCTGTGACTGATAACGTGAACGCATTGCGAAGATGAGTCCAGTAGGACCGCTCATTGGTTGAACGCCAGCGAGGTCATAAGCGACCAAGTTTGGCATTGAACGACGGATTAGGCTGATTAGAACTGGGTCGAAACCTGCAGTTGGACCACCAGCAGCGGATGTGCCACCGAAACCGCCTGAACCACCAGCTGAGTTTGCGCTGTTGGTTGGTGACTCGGTAAGCATACCCATTGAGCCGCTCTCAAAAGAAGCTTGCTCTCTTAGGAATTTTTCTTGGTTCTCTAACAGGACAGCGGTTACCGCTCTACGATGCGAATCTTTGATTGAATCAAGACCCTCATAGTTGAGGATAGGAGCCCACTTTTCCTGCAATTGTTCGGAATGGAACATTTGCGTTTACCTTTTGTAAGTGAATGTTTGGGTTTGACTAATATTGAATTCAGTTTTTAGCAACTGCCTTCAGGGTCTGAAGGTAAGCAGCCATTGTTCCTGAGATTGACTCAGGTGCATTGTCTACCTGTTCAGACAGACTTTCGGATTTTGCTTTTGGAGCTTTCTGTGCTGAGAAGTATGACTCCTTCAGCATCTCCAGTTTTTCACGATATTGATCTTCACTTTCAAACTCAACACTTTCGGCAAGTGAAGCGAGCTTGTCTTTCTGAGTAGCAGCGAGGCCCTCAGAGACTTTTTCAAAGATTCCTTCGGCAACCGACTCTGCGAGACGCTTGTTTAGGGAAACGTTCTTCTCAATTTGCTCGTTGAGTTTTGTTTCCATATCATCAAGTTTTTCTACCATGCTCTCAAGAACATCATATTTATCTTCAGGGATTGATACATAATGTGCTTCAAAAAGTTCCTTCATTCCTGAGAGGAATGATTCGGTCATTTCGGTCTTAAGACCATTTTCAATAACGAGTGCATTTTCTTGCATCCACTCGTCGGCAACATACTCTAGGTATGCATCTACACGCTCAGCAAGTTGAGATTTGATTTCTTCAACTTCCTCAGCAAGAGCAGCAGCATACTGCTCTTCAATGGTTTCTTTAATTTCAGAAACCTTGGAACGAAGAGCAGCTTCGAAGATGGTACGTGCCTTTTCTTGGAACTCTTCGGAGAGTTCTTCGCCAGATAGAAGAGCATTTACATCCTCTTCAATATCAAAGGACTCTTCCATTTCCTCTTCTTCTTCCTCTTCCTCTTCTTCCTCTTCTTCTTTCTTACCTTTCTTCTTACCGCCCTCTTCTTCCTCTTCTTCTTTAGCTTCTGCTACAACTTCTTCCTCTTCCTCATCAGTTTCTTCTAAGAGTTCTTCATCTTCTTCATAATCTTCTTTTACGCCACCAGGCATTGGCATTGCAGGCTTAGCACCTTTATTTACAACATCCTTTACTTGCTTAAGAGTGCCACCGGGGGTCTTCAGCTTTGCTGAGTCATCATCTGGACGATAGTTAGAAGGATCAGGACCACCTAGATCTTCCCAACTTGCGGTCTGACCTGGGGTTGAACCTGAAAGACTTGGCATCGCATCTGCTGCTTTTGCATTTGCATTAACAGCAGTTTTGGATTGCTTAGTGCCTACTTCCATTTCTTGTAATTGTTTACCACGAGACATTTGAACTCTCCGATTTTCCTGTATGAAATCTATATTTATTTATAAATTAAGAAATTACAATGAGTTGATAAACTCATTGAATAGTGATAACTTGTATTCTTCAAGAATACCTTGATCAACTAGAGTATTTATACTACGTTTAGCGTGCTCTGCTGCCTTTTCCTTCAAAATGCCACCATCCCACACCCATTCTTTACCTTCCATAATTCCCTGAACAAAAGCATCAGGAGCTGAAGGATCTGCTACAATATCAGCGGCAGTTGCTAGCATAAAATCTTCACCAACTTCAGCATATCCTTCATTGTTTTGTTTTACTGAACCAATACCACGAGAGGAAACGCCAAGAGTAACTCCTTCTTTTAGAAGTGATTCGGCAATCTTACCCATTGGGGTAGAAAGAATTTGTGCCTTACCAATAAAGTTGTTACCCTCTCTTTGAAGAGAAACAATTTTATGAGAAACGCGATCAAGGTTTACTGTTGGGCCATCTGGATGTCCAAGTTCACCAAGAGCACGACCTTTGTTTACATACTGCTCGGTGTAACGCTTTACCTCTCTTTCCATAACAGGCATACGATACATTCTACCGTTACGGTTCACCACTTCAGTTTGAAGGAAAGGTCCTTGAATATAGAGAGTTTTTTTGCCGTTTACACTTTCAGTAATAACTTCTACTGCTTCGATTTCTTCGGTAATGAGTTTCATTATGCTTGCCCCGAGACTTGTACTTGTTGATAATATAAAGTTCCTGAACCAGCACCAAAAACTGATACTTTGTTTGATGCAGCTACGGATGCTTCTGATGCAAATGCTGTTACAATTCCAGCACTGTTATAATCAACAGTCATTCTTGTTTGATAATATCCACCAACATTTGAAGTGGTGTCAACAGAAATAACTCTTTGATGAGTAAAGTTGTAATAAGTCTGCCCCGATACTGACAGAGTTACATAATCACCCACACCAAATGGAACTTGAGTTCCTTCTGGTACAGTGACGATGGTTGTAGTTCCCGTTGTTACACCAACAACTCTATTGGATGCTTTTGTTAAAGCAAGGGTTGCAGTTTCTCCAGAAGGAACATAGTAATCTGTTGCTGTTGCTGATGGAGTTGCTCCAACTGCAACGAAAGCAGCACCACCAACAGCAACCACCCTCAGAACACTTGATTGTACTGTAAATGCTGATGAAGTTGTTGCAGTACCTGCAGTAAATGTAAATGAGGACCCTGCCCCAACTGGTCTATGAGCCATTATTTTATTAGATACACTTTTAGTTATTTATAATTTTGAATTTATTTTATTTTACTAACCCTTTATGCAAGTGTTATATTTGCCGATCTTAGAATTCCATCAGTGCCTCTAACTTTAATTCTTAAATTAGTATTACTTGTGAGTTCAAAACTCATTTGAGAATTGCTTGGTGGGGTAGATGTATTTGCAAGTCCAACTGTTGTAATTCCTGAAATTATAGTTCCACCAGTTGGGTCTATTTGAACTCCTACATATCCACTTGCTGCAGTTGCATCATCTTCTCTAAAAATTCTAAATGTATTTGAAGATGAATAGTTGTCAATATTCCAACGATAAGAAGAACTTGGTTGCCCTCTTAAAATAACTCTATTGTTTGAACTACTATCTTGATGAACCTGAACTTTACCAAGAACTGATAATGTTTCTGTTGGATTTGTGGTTGCTATACCAACTCTATTGTTTGTAGCATCAACCGTTAATGTTCCACCATTTACTCTTAAATCACTAGTAACTGTAGTAACACCCGTTATATTGAGAGCAGTGAATGTTGGATTTGTAATCCATTTTGCACCACTCGAAACTCCAGTATTTGATAAAACTGAATTAGGAGATCCTATGGTATGGGTGCTGTCATACAGTCCATCGTGGAAATGAACAGAGGTGTGAACATCTAAACCATATGCTGGAAGTGTGGTTCCAATACCAACATTACCAGTTGTACCTCTAACAGTTATTCTTGTAACTGGTGAGTTTGATGCACTTCCTGTTGCAATACGAACATCCTTCGCGTCATCAGTACCAAGAGAAAGACTGCCTGCGGATGCATAAAGATAAGTACCATTTGGATCGTCCCAGACACTGCTACCAACAAATCCAGAAGCATTGATACCAAAGTCTCCATAATAACTATTAGCACCTCCACTATCATTAGCAACAATAAAGTCAGTTGATGCTTGAGTTCCTGAATTTTTATTTTGGAAAATGATCTGAGCATAACCATTAACATTATGATCAAAGTTTGCAACTAAATCAGTATCATTAAATCCAAGTTGTCCAACACTAAACAAACCATTTTTGTTTGGATTGGAATAAACTGTTCCAGTTACACTTAATGATGGGGTTTGTGCTGCGTTATTTGCAGTGACAATTGTACGAGCCGCAGTAAGAACAGTGGTGATATGAGCAGCATCATTTACGACTAAAGCAGTATTTGGACCACCAACTACTACAGTATTAGTAGTTCCGAAAGTACTTACGCCAGTAACTCTTACATTATCATTAACAACTAATGCAGTATTTGGACCACCAACAACAACTGTTCTTCCCGCAGCATCTGTAAAAGTAGAGACACCAACACTCATTCCAATAGATGAGGTATTACCATATCCAAGAGTGGTATTAAGATTCTGAGTTCCTGCACCTGTCGCAGTAATCGTCACATTACCTGTATTTTGATTGACTGAAATACCAGAACCAGCAGTAATATAAGTAACGATACCAGTTAAGTTAGAACCAGAACCACTAAATGAATTTGCGGTTACAATACCAGTAAAACTTGCACCATCACTACCAATAAATCCACCACCAACTCTTAAATCCTTTGCAATATATCCACCACCAGCAACTTGAAGTGCTCCGCTACCAACTCCACTTGTATTATCCGTGTTTGTGATGATCGTGGGGGCAGCACTTGTTACAAGAGCAGTAAAAGGATCAATCTGGAATAGTGTTCCAATACCAGAAAGAATTTTAAAACCACCACGACTTAATTGTAGATACTGATTTGTATTACTAATTGCAACACCATCAGTTAATGGGTCCGTATCAGCAATTGTAAGAGTACCGGCAGAAATTACGATATCTTTAAATGGAAATGCGGAAGTACCTAAACTTATTCTTGATGGAATTGTTGGTACAATACTTGTACTAAGTCCAATAAAAGTATTTCCTACTCCACTTAAAGTGGTTACCGAAGCAACACCAACAGAGAATCCACGACTTGAGGTATTACCATACCCCAAAGTTTGATCGAGAGTTTGTGTAGTTGAACCAGTGCCTGCAACTACCCCCGCGATTTGTTGAATAGTTACAATTGCAGAAGGAATTGCTGGAATATTGACTGATATTGGTGGATTTCCAACGGAAGTTATTACTCCACCGCTGGAGAGAAGTTGCATATTTGCATCATCGGACATCCATTTATATTCAATATAATCACCAGCGATCATATCAATGATAAAGTTCCAAGCCGCAACATTTTCAGCGTTCGTTCCTTGAACTGCAATAGTTGTATTTGTATCTGGTAAATCGACTCCATTTTTACTTAACCAAATCCAAATATTTCCCGTAGCACCAGATGCTTTATCCAACTGAAGAGAAAATTGGGTGTTATAAACTCCAGCGTATTCTGCAACTATTTTTGACCCATTTTGAATATTAAATCCATTTGAGGCTGCAGTGGAATTGAGTTTTACAACACTAGTGCTTGCAATACCTGTTGCTTGTGTTGTTGTATCATAAAAACTTCCATAATATCCGATGTTCGTCGTACCAATTCCAGTTGCACTGATAGTAACTGTTCCAATTCCATTGGAAGGAGAAATTGTAATACCAGTTCCTGCAATAATTTGATTTACAATTGTAGGTTTATTCAGGATTGAAGAAACACCAACGGTAGCATTCCAGTCACTGTTTACTTGTACACCTGCCCCTGTAACATTAGTAAATTCTGCAGTATTCGTAGTCGAGTTCCACTGCAAATACTTGCCATCATAAGCACCTGGATTTGTTGCAACACCAATAACATCGTCCAAAAATCTTAAACGAGTTTCACCACCACCACCAAGAGTGGCAAGTTGCTGTTGAATGCGATTGATGAATAAACGATAATGTTCTTGAAGTTGATCTAGGGTTACAAAGTTTTGATTGAGAGGTGTAAGAGGATCTGAACTTTTTTCATCTGGAGGAATATTCAGAAGTCCTTCTTTAATAACTTCTCTTACAAGAACTTCTGGTTCAATCTTTGAATAAGTCTCTTTGATATAATCAATTTTCTTTTCAAGACGATTTAAATTTTCTTGAAGATTTCCTACGGGAAGTTTTTCAATTTCACTAAAAACTTCTTCCTTAAGAACTTCAATGTCTTGATGGTGATTTTGAATATATCTTTCAACAACTTCTAAATCTTTTTTAGTCTCGCTAGATTGATTTGCAACATCTTCATATTGAGACTTTAATTCACCAATATTAGTTTGAACTTCTTTAATACTTTCATTGAGAGAAGGAATTGTATTAAGTTTTTCGGAAAACTCTTGGATTAATTTCTCAGTATCTTTATTGTGCTTTTCAAAAACTACAACATCTGCCTTAATATCTAATATTTCTGAGGAAATATGATCTTTAAAACTACCAATATCTTCATTGAAATTATCAAGTTTGCCATCTAAACTTAAAGAAATAACACCAAACTTATCTTCAATAGTCTGAAGATTGGATGTATTATCCTCTTGAATAGAATTCTCTAGATTTAAAAATGCTTCGTAAAGAGACTGAATAACTTTTGAGTATTCTTCTAATTGTTCGTTCTCTTTTGATATTCTACTTTCAACAATTTTTGAAAGTTTATTATAAGTATTGACTGTATCTTTTACTTCTGTTGAGGTTTCTTTAAGTCTTTGATCAAAAAATTCTAAATTCTCATCAATTGCAAAAGCAATATTTTCAATTTTAGAATCAATATCCTCTCTGATCTCTACAATATTCTCTGATACAACTTCTTTGAGTTGATCAAACTTGTCGCCAATACGCAGTTCATTATTAGTAATTTGTTTTTTATATTTTGGAAATTCATTTTCAACTAAATTTCCAATAATATTCGTGAGTTCTGTTACTTTATCTTTGAATTCACGAATATCTTTTTTATTTGATTGCTTAAATTCTTTTTGCAGGTAATCAAAATTTTCCTGCATTGTGTTGATTTGAGAAAGTACTAAACTTTCCAAATCATTCTTAACTACTTTTTGAGAAAGTTCCTGTTGTAGTTGAACAACTTGTTCAGATAAACTTTCTACCTTAGATAATTCATCACGCAGAGAGTTATCAGATTCAACAACGGGGAGGTTGCTGTCCTCTTCTTTTTTACCAAAAAAATCTGATGGTTTCTTGAGTGCCACTTATATCTTTCAAAAATTTCTATAACAATATTTATTTTACCAACAAATACGATATATCAACTATCTTCAGTTCCTAAACTTCCAGCAAAAACTGATGAGGCTACTTCTGGACGTGCCATATCAATTTTTTCTGCAGATTTTGCAAAAAGAAGTTCCTTAATTTTATCGCTGATCTGAGAAGGAGATTCGTCAGATGCAATCATATCTAAAAGGTCATCCATTTTTAATACCTAAGTAATTTTTCTCTATTTATATCTCACCACCCTTAGGCATTTCTACTGCTTTACCATCAGCCTCAGTAGCAGCGCCTTGAGCATCGAGATTTGGTTCCATTACTGGTTGACCTAAATCCATTCCTGCTGGTTGTTGACCTGGTTCTAATGGCATACCTGTCATTGGATCAACTGGTGCATTTGGATCAGGAATAACACCGTCTTTAATTTCTTTTTTGATAATCTTATCTTGCTCTAAGATTTCCTCATCAGTTTGACGAAGAATCTTTCTTCTTACATAATCTTGAGAGAAGTATTTGCCAACATATGGTTCTGCAACCTGAACCATATTTAATCTTTCATTTAGCAGTTCTGCATCTTTAAGTTCTGCAAAATGATTATCATATAAGAAATCATATTGGATATGTTCATCCATTTTCTGCCAGTCTTCTGGAGTAATGATATTCTTGAGGATGAGTTGAGTCTTCAGCATATCATTGAACATATAAGAAAATCTCTTTCTTAAACGTGCAACAAACTTACTAAACTTAACTTCATCACGAAGAATTTCTGATGAACGTCCAAGATTAAATCCACCCTCTCCATCCATTCTTGAGGGTGGGACATTTAGTGAACGATATAGTTTTTTCTTGAAGTATTCAATGTCAGTAATTTCTCCAAGGTTTTGTCCACCTGGAAGTGTAGAGATTTCAGTGCCTCTGCCACCTTCACGACGAGGAAGCCAGAAATCTTCAAGCATTGCCATAAACTTCTTATCATCACGGATTTCTCCGGTGTTTGCATCATAGACCATTTTATTTCTATAACGCATCATTACATCACGGAGATATTGCTCCGCCTTTACCTTTGGTAGATTGCCAACATCAATGTAGAAAATTCTACGTTCTGGTGCGCGTGATAGTCTATAGATAACAAGACTGTCTTCAATCATGCGAAGTTGATTGAGAGACTTGATTGCTTTATGGAGATATGAGAGAGTTGATCCTTTATTTCTATCTACCAATCCAGATGTGCAATATGTGATCGAATCTCTTGAAAACTTGATGCCACCTGTACCACCAAGAGATGATGGGTTTGTGGTTGGATAAGTCATCTTTGGATTATAGATGAAATATTCCTCGATTTCGGGGAATTCATAATCCATTGGATCATCAACATTAACACCAGCAAGTCTGTAAATCTTTTTATCTCTTTCAGATTTTTTCTGCTGACGAACATAACGCATTTTCATTGCGTCAATGTATCTCAGTTCTTGAATACCTTCGTGAGGATTTTTTAAATCAATGACTTTGTGATAATAAAGTCTTCCATCAACATACCAATTTCTATAGATTTCGTGAGACTTTCTATCAAAATCTAGCAGTTCTAAAATATGCTTAAATTCTTCTCTAATTTTCTTCTTAATACCATCACTGGCATTGAGGTTTGATAATTCGATTGAAACTGGGCTATCGTTTGTGTCGCTTACGATTGCTTCGTTTACAATATCTTCAATGGCACTATCACACTCTGGGTGAAGGGCCATTTCACGATATCTTTTGATTAAATCAAATTCTGTTCTATATACGCCTTCAATATCTACATACGAACCAAAAAATCCACTAGTTAGATAAAAATCACTCCCGTCCTCGTTATTAGGAGCAACGGGAGATAAAACACTTGGAGATGTTGGTTCGTTATCCTCAATAGAGAATCCAAACAATTTTGACATAATTTATTTTTTTAACTCTTAGTCTTGAGACTATTTATTAGATCAACTTTCGCCTGTATATGGAGTCCAGTATTGAACCTGGAATTCTACGGTGAATTCTTCAATAGTGTCGGCGGTATCATATGAAAGATCAATTGCAGAAATATTAGTTGGGAAGATGCTATAAAATTTGTATTGTTTAGCAACTTGAAGTCCCTGTCCAACCGCATTATTTCCGCCAGTGGTGCTTGGAAGTCTCTTTAATTGCTTAACGAGAACATCTACCATGTAATCATTTGGATTGGTTGCACCGCTACCGTCAGCATATTGCCCAACATATTGCATCCATGCTTCCATTGCAGTTCTAATTTTGAAATCTTCATCGTTGATAACGGTGATAGTCCAAGTATCAAATGTTCTGTCACCTGCTACCTTGAAGATTCTTCCTCTAAAAGGAACATCGATTGATGCAATATTTGAGGCTGGTAAGTTAGCTGCTTTGCATAATACAGAGAATTCATTAGCATCAAATTCCGCTCCTCCTGGAAAGTTGGTTAAAACAACTTCAAATAAATTAGGACGAGCGCCACCACCCTTGAGTACTGTTTTAAAATCCTGAATACTGTGTGCCATTTTTAGGTCCTCCTTGTTGTTTTGTAATTAAAATCAAACTGTACCAGCCACTTCTTCAAATGCTACTCCAGTACGTGTAGCAACGAAGGTTAGGGTTATGTAGTTGATAGACTTGGCAGGCTTCAGGTAAATGTCTGCTCTAAATTCATTATTGTCAATCACATCAGGAGTGTTATTTGACGTATCGCATACAACCAAGAATCCATACAGTCCTCTCTTTGCCTGAACATCGCGGAGATATGGTTCAACAATATTTTTAAAGTTTGCTCTTGTCAGTTCATCGTTGAGTTCAAAGAGTTGCGCCTGAGCGGCTTTTTGAAGTGCTTGCTCAATTGTGAGGAACAAGCGACGAACGTTAATTCTATCAAAGGAAGATGCATAGGCAAGAGCAGTTTTGTCGCCAAACAGAAGAGTTCCGACCCCAGGTTGAGTAACGATTGAGTTAATTCTCAGAGGATAAAGTTGATCTCTCTGTGCCTTAGATGGGTTATATGCAAGTTTAATTGCATTGTTCAGAATTCCTCTCTGCTGACCTGCAGGGGAGAACCAAGGATATGAAACAATGTTTGTGCGACACATCAGACCAGCAACGTCAGCATTGCAAGGAATGTAAACAAACTTATTATTAAATCTATCGTAAGTGTACTTATACCCACTATCAAATACAGTGTATGATGAAGATGATAGTGAACTGAAGTAACTGATTAGATTATTTGTTTGAGTTGTGGTGTTAGTGATTCCAACAAGATCTGCTCTATGAGGACCAACAACTGCCATACAATCCTTTCTTCCTTCTGCAAGAGAGATAAGATATTGCGCTTTTGCCTGGGAGTCTGATTTTGAAGTAAGACCAGGACCCATGATCAAATAATCAACTTGAACATTATCTTTATTGGAGAAAAGATTATATGAGTTTTGTAAATCTCCAAGAGTTGTTGCAGATCCACCTGAAGCAGAATAATTAACACCGCCACCCAAACTATAAGTTTTATTTCCAATTGCGCTGAAAGTTACTCCTTGAGCATTTTGACCCCAGAGACCTTGTGCAGTAGTGTATGGTGTAAATGATGTTGAGAATGCAACTGCTCTTGGGGCAGTACCCCAATAAGAGTCCGCAGCACTTGATGGATTATATCCAGCCCAAATTTGAGATGAAAAATCTGCAATGTACTGCTTATACCAAATTTTTTGTGGGGAATTGACTGCGGAAACCGCATCAGCTGCTTTTGAAAGACCTAGATGCTTCTCAATCAAAGTTCCTTGAACACCTGTGATTGATCCTAGATCGTCAACTACAACAACGTGTATTCCATCACCTTCACCTGCTCTATCAGCAACATACTGATTAGTTGTTGGTTTTGGTGCGATTGATTTCCAATAAATTGTGCTGTTTGTGAGACCTAAAGTTTGTTGGTCATACCAATCAACGACTGTTGCGGGAGTTACACCTGCCAATCCTTGGGTAGAACCAGTAGCAATACCGGAATTGTTTATAAACTTAATTGTATTGGAAGTTGAGAAAGATGCATAACTTGCCGATTGGGCATAGTTGATTAAACTTTCTGTTCCTGCAGAGGAAACTCTTGAAACAACATGAACATCAATTGTGCTATTTCCGTTTGTGGAATCGGTAGTAACACCAGTGATAATTCCTTTGAGATAACCACTAAACAAAGAAGTTGTTCCTGCGCCAGGAAGAACAACGTTAGTGAGTGCAGCAGTAATACCATACCCAACCACAGCACCTAAAGTTGCTAAATTGGTTGTTGTAATTCCGATGGTTTGATCTGCAAAATCGTCAATAAAACAAACTTTTAATCCATTTGCCCAAGTGCCTGGATTCTTTGCCGCATAGGTAAAGTTTGTTGCCTCAGACCAATTGCCCGTATAGTCATCATAATTTTTAATTTTTGAATTGGTTGTGGAAGCGATTCCAACCCCAGCATTCGCATTATTGAGGCTTGAACCATCAGTTCTAACAACCTTTAAAACTCCGCCATATGAGAGATATGATGAAGCACTCATCCAGTACTCATATTGAGCGTCTGTTGAAATAGGCTTACCGAATACATTGATTAAATCTTGTTCGGTTGCAATATCAATAGGGTAATCGACAGGTCCAATAGGAAAAGGTCCTGCAATCGCACCAATATTATCTAATACATTATCAGCTCTTCCTACCGTTAGATCAACCTCCCTGACTAGTACCCCAGGAGATAATTGAGGAGTCGCCATTTTTTTCTCCGTAAAATCTCAGTTTATCTAAAAAATATTTATTAAAAACTCACTTTTCACGGGGGAAACGTGACGTGAATATCTACCAATCAGGATATTCCCACTTATCAAGAACTGATGTCACTATTCTACTAGAAACAATTCTTTTTATTGTACACTCTTTACATTCATAAGAATATGAAGATGCTACAGGGCCCCTATCTTTACGAGTTTGGTAAAAACCATCTATCAAATTTTTCATTTCTCCACACACTCTACACTTTCTATCCACAAGAAGCAAATGACCCAATCGTATTTGAGCATCAAGTTCCATTAAGAAAGGTACTCCCACATATACGCACGATCACCATATTCATCAACGTGCCATCTATCACCATCAGCATCTACAAAACTTGTGTCATCGAGACCATCCAAAATGAATCCAAAAGGTGACATATCTTGCTCAATTTGATTTTTTTGTTCTTCATATAATCTTTTTCTTACATCTTGGTCTGTGAGTTCTTTGAAGTAATCTTGTGCAACTAACCAAGCATAAATTACAAGACACATTGCAAGGTCGTCATTACATCCTTCTTCTGCTTCAAATGAATTATGCTTTTGGATGAATGTTGTAAGTTCACTGATAATTTCATAGTCATTTATTAGTAACTTACTTTCCTCAATCATAGTCTTTAGATTAAGACATCCAACTTTCTTAACTGTTTTGGACATCTTTACTCCAAGTTGAGTTTTCTTTCCAGAAAAACCTTGACCAACGATTTGACCTGCTCTGCCTCTCATTGAGCACATTAAAAGATTGTTATATTCCAAATCGTATTGGAGAATACTTGCTACCTGATCTCCAACGTCATTTACCTCACATAAAATATAAGCACTATTATATGCAGATGCTGTTTCGTGAATTATACTTGGAAATAGCATCGGTTTTATTTCATTGTTTCTATACTTGGCAACAACTTTATGTGGGAACTGGGTGATATCTACCACAGCAAACGCAGAATAATCATTACCAACCCCTCTAGCAACGTCTACAGTGATGAGGTAATCATGATTCTCTACAGGGTCCTCATAAACATCTAAACCAGCACTGCGGGTCTTGGGAGCGTCGTATACGAGGGTTCTGAGTTTGCTTGGTGCAATGAGAGTATCAACAGAACCTAAGAATTCGCATTCAAATTCTACCTTGAACTGTTGTTCGGAAGTGTTTGCAATTGTTTGTTTTTTCCACTCTTCATCACGCCCAGGAACTTCACTCCAATGAACGTCAGTAAAGACATATTCATTTTTACCTTTTTCAGCATCGTGCCACATACGGTAGAAATGATTCATACCGTGTGGCGTAGAAACTATGATGACTTTTGTTTGTTTACCAGAAGTAATAGTAGGATAAACAGATGCAAAGAACGAGTCTGCAATATGGTTTGGAACGAAAGCGAATTCGTCGAGGAAGAGGATATTAAATGACATACCTCGGACAGCACTCGCAGATGTAGAAGCTGCCAATATCTTACTGCCATTTTCTAACTCCAATGAACCTTTGTTCCAAGCAATAATACCTTGCTGCATCCACTTAGGAAGATTTTCATATGCAGTTTGCAATCTATCAAGAAGTTCTCTTGCGGTTGCCGCTTTGTTTGCAAGAATACCAATGTTTACATTATCATTAAAAACTGCATAATGCAATAAAAAAGAAACCACGGTTGTAGACTTACCTGTCTGCCTAGGCATCTTACAGATATTAAATCTATGATTATGGAAATTATTAATTAACTTCTCTTGGAAATGATATGGTTTAAATGTTTGTAGTCCGTGATCTAGAGTAACAATTTTTACATAATTATTTGCAAAATAAACGGGATTATCCTTACATTTCATAAACTCAAGAATTTGTTCTTGAGTAAATTCAATAGGAGTATTTGCTTTTTTTAAAAGCGGATTACCGAGATAAACATCACTCATAACAAAACCTACTTATTAATTACAGTTCCAACGACGAAGTGCTTTGTTTATATTGCTATCCGGGTCTCTTGCGGTTTTTGCTGAAGTCAATTTTGACTTCATCCCCTTCATTCTACGGCAAAAAGACTTACGACGTGCTGCTCTTTTACCTTCTGGATTTTTTTCAGTAACTGCAGTTTGGAGTTTTGAACCTGGATTCTCACGGCGATATGCTTTTACTGCAGCAGGACTTAATCCATCAGTTTTATCTTGACGATTTACTTTTTGCCAGTCTTCATCAACTTCAACTTCTTCGCCCATAGGCTTTACGTAGTTTTTATTAAAACCCGGTTTTCCCGCACTACCGCCTTGATAACCAATTCTGATTAATGGTTGTCCTGGTTGAATTTCTGAAACTGAATGATAAATTACTTTTGCGCCTGGATAAACCTTTTCAATTTCACTAGAGATTTCACTTCTGGTCGGTAGTTTTGTTTGTGGGAAAAACATTTGTATGCCGTGATACTTCCCTCTCCAAGAAATAGTAATTGAAATTATATTTCCAGTCTCTGCTTGCAATCTAGTTGCTTCTTCAACCTGAGACTTAAATCCTTTAATTGGTTCTGGGTTAATTAAATCAACGACCTCAGCAAAGGTGTTTCCATTTGCATCTTCTATTGTTTGCTCAGGAACGCAGTTTGGAACCATTTTCTTTCCTTTCTTTTTCATGCCAACTTGCTTATAACCAGACCAACACGCTTCATCCATTTCCCCACTTGCAACATAATCTGCCGCAGTATCAATATAATCTGCTGCTTTTGTAATTTTAGATTGTACCCATGCTTCTAAATCTCCTTCACCTTTACCTACTTTCATTTGAAGTCTTTTTACAGCATCAGCAATAGTTTTTAACTCAGATCTTGCCATTGAATATTCATGATCTTTAATGGAAACCTTATCCCATGCCTTTCCGCCATATGAACATTCAGATCTAGTTTCTCTCTTATCACACAATGGACAGTATCTTTGTTCTTCAACTGCTTCTGACTTAGTTCCCCAGTTATCCGCACCAACTTTGCGGCACTTGACTAATGCACCTGAAGCATATGCACTTGGCCAAACACTATAACGTGATTTTACTTTGTGGTAGCAAGCATCTTTTTTGCCGCTACCTTTACCTGGTTTATCTTTTGCTTCTTGTACATCCATTTCTTCTTTCATTTTCTTTCTAGGTGAATCTGTAGAAACATAGGTTGGTTTTGCGGCACCTGATTTTTGTTGCTGGCCAGGATCCGCTTCTTTTTTTCTTCTTGCTGCAGATAGTCTCTCTGCTTTAGTCATAGTCGCTCTTTTTGCAGAAGAAACACACTTAGGAACTCCTTCTCCAGGTTCATCACTTGCACATGTCCCACCAGTTACTACATTAACCCAACCAGACTTTCCATCTTTTGATTTAGACTTTCCAAACCAATCACGAAGTCCCTCTTCGGTAACATCTTTAAATTTTTTATGGTGCTTCTTAGCATCCGCTTCCATTTTTTTCAAACGAGTATAATAATCTGGTATTTCATCCAGATGTTGAAGAGCAATGTCCATTGCAAGTTCATGATCTTTAGTGTGTTCATGTTCAATAGGTTCACCCATATCAAGTTGCTTCTGAATGAAAGAAACATCAAGACGATGCTTTTTTGCAATCTGCTCAACTGTTTTATGTGGTTTAATTTTGGGCATTATTCAACTGGTTTTGATTTAGTCTGCTCACCTTTTGCTCTTTTTTTTCTCCCCGCACAATGAGCACGTTGAGAAAATCCTTTTGGATTTGAGCAATCAATACTCTTTTTATATTTATTAGTCCACTCTTCTTGAAACTGCTTAAACGTTTTCATCTTGAGTTTGTTGTTTTAATAGTTTTGCTAGTTCTGCAGTGGATCCCACAAAAAGTGCATTATTAACTGTAGTGGGACCTTTACTAATTTTTTCTTCTTCAATATCTTTTAGTTTTTTCTGAAGATCCATTAATTTATCTGTTGCATCAGCCACATTTTTAATAAGTTGACCGGCAACTTCATACGCTCTTGGCATTTCACTTTCCTGTGCAAGTTCAAGAATCCCATTGATTGCTTCTTGTCCTTTTTCAATCAAAGAATACAAATTTCCTCTGGTGTATTCATAATCTTTTTTGATATCATCTACAGTTGAAGCGATTTTTTCTACTTTTTCGATAGAAGTATCAACGTCAGTAGAAACTATTTCTCCTGATACATTAAAAGTATTATTCAATTCATCAAATTTTTTTGTCATTTTCATGATGTCGAACCACTAAATCCAAAATCATCTCCCGCTTCAATCGCAGCATTATCCGCAGTTGTTATTGATTTAACTGCCGCCCCTGCGAGATGTGAAGTAATCGTGGTTCCATCTCTGCCTCTATCGACAGTTAAAACATTACCAGTCTTAAGTTTTACATAGATCTCTTCACCTTCAAGATCTAAGTAGGTATTGACGGAAATTGAAGATGCATTGTTAACTTCAATAAGAATATCTTCAGTCGTAATATCCTTAACAAGATTTGTTAAGACTATACCAGTATAGTTCTTAATTGCTCTTGGTTCTGATGTATAAACAACTTCGCGTCTTGGTGTTGAAGTTGCATCGCCAGTAATATAACTGATAGTGGTCTTTTTGACGATATCTTTTGTTGCTGTTTGAGTTGGTCCAAATAGATAGGTTTTTGCAGTAAATCTTAATGTGTATATTAAAACTCTTCTTGTAGTAAAGTTACCTTCATAATCATCCTGGAAAGTTATATTTTCTAAAACTATTGGAATATCTCTTTTTTCATTAATCGCATCAACAAGTTCTACTGTTAGATTGTAAGACGGTTGGAAATATGGTAAAATCTGCTCTACAATTTGCAATGCATCATCATTTAATTTGGACATGATTGATAATTCAAATTGCATATTATAAGGAACAGGCATATATGCTTTTTTAATTATCGTTCCATCTTCTGCCGTTCCTGCAGTGAATGTTTGAGTTGTCGTTACTTTTCTAGATGCATCATAAGTTAACCCAGTAAATTCAAATGACATTCTGGGCAATGTAATTTGAACGGGTTTATTGAGATCTGGAGATTGCTCAAGTCTTGCTAAGAATTTTTGTGTTGGTCCATATGCTAGAGGGACTTTAATAACATCAATAACTTGATTTGAATTATCTGTATGTTTAATGCTAATATCATTAAACAAAGATCCAAATGCTATAACAGTTTTTCTTAGAATTTCGTTATAAAAATATTCAAACATTTTATTGGTTCCTAGTGATACTATTTAATCAAATAATAAATTGTATTTATGGCATCCCAAAGGGATTGCTTTCTGTAAAATCAATAATGTTATCCGCTTCAGTTTCTATATTTAAGTTATCAGCATATGCATCTTTAATGTCATATGCGTTAATGGATGATAATACATACGATGCTGAGGAAGCGGATCCAACAATATTTTCTCCTCTAGTAAATGTTCCTGTTACATTAGAAACTTCAAGAATGTTGGATACAGAATTCCAAGATCTTACTCTTGCGGTTACGCCGCTAGAACTTCCTGTAATTACTTCATTATATTGATAAGTCCCAAAACCAACAAAGGATGGTGCAGAAATTGTTATTGTTGGTATTGATACGTATCCGAGTCCAGAGTTTGTAATATTGATTGCCGTAATCGTTCCCGCCGCACTGACGACTGCTGTAGCAGCAGCTGAAACAGTTGCGGCACCACTAAATGTAATGATTGGTGCTGTTGTGTAACCAGATCCTGCATTAGTGACTGTAATTGGACCAATCAAACCGTTTCCAATGTATGCAGTTGCTGCTGCCCCAGATCCTCCTCCCCCAATAAAACGAACTCCTGGTGCTACAGTGTAACCGGATCCTGGATTTACTAGATAGACATTCTGGACAGACTTGTTTTGTGGATTTATATTGTCATTACATACCACAACGCCGCCAACCATAACTGCTGTAGCAATTCCAGTAATTCCTCCCGCAGGAGCAGAGGATATTCCAACTGTAGGAATACTAGAATAACCACCACCACGATTTGTAAGTGCAATATACCGAATTGCTCCATTCGCTAAGGTTGTAGTTGCGGTTGCAGTTGTTCCTGCACCAATCATTGTGAGTATTTGAGTTACAGCGACTCCACCACCAATACCATCAGTTGTATCTCCACCACCTATAATATTATCATCAATTTCGTCAACACTAGTATCAATAACTTCATCTTCATATCTAAAGAGTTCACACTTTAAAGTATAAACATAAGTTTTTTGTAGTTGGTAAAATGGTTGTTCATGCTCTACAAACTTTACTTCAAATAATCTATCTCCAAGAGGGAAATAAATTAAATCACCTTCTCTTGGTCTTGTTCCTAATTTGATATTTGGTTTATTCTTTATAAGAGGAACAATATATGATTCAAATCTCTCTTTAGATACAGTAATTGTTAATTCATTGAGTGCCTGAATTCCAAATTTAGAAAGGATAGTTGTATTGTCTCCATACCCCTCATAATTTTCAATGTAAGCTTCTAGGGGATACGCATCATCAAATGCAGATTCTATTACCTCTCTTAAAACTGTTTTTTCTGTTAGATATCTCCTGGGCAAATAGTGAATATCAACTCCGTACATACGAAGTTGTTCGTTAATCAAATCTTGTATTAACCCTTGCTCACCAGCGGAACCTTGTAAAAAGAATGGATTAAGCATTTGATCATCCTATCATATCGAAAGGTGGAAGTTCATAAGTATTGGACATTTTTTCCATTAAAATATCTATCTCTCTTTGAGCATCGTCATACATTTGTCTACCATTTAATTCAACTCCACCCGGTAACTTGACACCAGTAAATTTCATCATGTTCTGTCCCCACTGACGTTTTATTAATGAGGTTAGATATGGTTTTAAGAAAGAATCGTTCCAAACTCTTGGATAATCATTTGGATTTAATGTTGCGTAGCAATCAATGATAATATATTGCCCCACATTCACCGATCCCCAATCAATATCCAAATAAAGTCTATCTTGTCTTTTATTGAAACGAATTTGTTTCTGTGTAGTCAGTAAGAAATCAAGATCTTCCAAATAAGTCTTGACCATTGCATAACTTAAAAGTTCTGTAGCGCCCCAATAATAAATATCATTCAAGAATAATTGATATTTAACACTAAACATATTATGAGTGATGGTATTTGAACCATCAAACAAGAATAATTTAGTGACTCCAATTACATTTGGTGGAACTTGAAGATAATTACTATTTTCTTCGTAAGTAAAAGTAGTTGCAGTTCCTACAATATTTGCTGTAGCAGTTGTAGTTGCTATTCCTACGGCAGTATTATTTCCTCTCGATCTTCCTCTATCAATATCACCTTGAGTTATTTGATACTTATAAAATGCGGGATAAACACCATCAAAATGCCTTTCTTGGAAGAACTGAATAGCATCATCTACCAGATCATCAATCTGTTCATCTGCAACGTTAATTTCTAAAACTGGCGCTCCCAGTTTTCTTTTGCAGTAATCGATTAATTCTTGTCGAGTAGATGGTTGCGCCATTATTTTCTACTTTTTAAATATTTATGGTTTGATCTTTAAGAGGTCTTTTAATACTTCTTGTTGTTTGAGATATAATTTCATATATGCCTTTGCAATAGTTTTAATCTGCTCAATGTCCTCTACAGAATCAATTTCAATACAAGCTTTCATATATTCAAAACTTTTCGATAGATCTTCCAGTTGAATTTCATTTGGATCCATTGATTAAACTCCTAAGTAATATTTTGATCTCGTCAATATCATTTTTCATACTAGCAAGATCTTCTTCTATATTCTGTACTTTTTGATTCTCTTCATTCTTAGCATTTCTTCTTGAAACATACTCTTGATATTCAGACATATTTGTGTTAACAATTGAATTAGTGTTTCCATCACGCATTAGATGCGTGTATCCATCAACTTTAAAGTAAGTCATGTCACGCTAAAGCGATAACTCTTAAATCTTTAATTCTTGGAACATAAACCTGATTAGTTGATGTTAGAATAAGTTTAATTCTATATGACTTAAAAGAAGGAAGTTTATCAATAGTGAAAGAATACTCTTTGAATTCAATATCAGAGGTTTCGAATCCTAAAGATTGGGTGGGAGTTACAAAAGAATCTGAACGACCATCACTATCAGCAAAATCAATAACTTCATTTTTTGTATTTAAATTCATATATCCAGGGAAAGGAACAAAAACAGGATTAAAGTTAGATTTCTCACTAATTGCGTAAAGTGCTCTAATATCACAGTATTGATTGATATGAGCATTTAGTAAGACTTTAATTGAACTTGCTCCATTTTCCAAATTGATTTCTTTAGAAATATATTGGAAAGCGCACGGATCTTGGTCGATAGTGTTGACTCTAGAATCAGTTGCATAGTTAGAAATTACACTGTTAACTCTATTTGAGGTTAAAATTGCACTGACCCTTTGTGTATCAACAACTGGAGTGAGTCTTGAATCTACAGTATCAAGTTGTAATCTTAGATTCATTGATTTATTGCCAGGTAAGGTCGTTAATCTTACATTTTCATTGACTTTAGAACAAATAATTCTTGCACTATCTAAGTAATTTGGTTTGTTAACACTTATATTTTCGAATCCATTATCAATGAATGGAATTTCATTTCCGCTGATACTTGAACCAGTAACTGATCTGAGAGAAGCACTTAATGAAGTTCCTCTTACAGTTAGGTTTTGTACTATTGGCGTAATAATTTCATAAGGCATATTTTGGGTAGCCTTGATATCATATCCACCAGTAGATTTTGTTTGGTTGATGTAAAGATTTGGATAGCCTACATCAGAAGTTCTTCCAATTCCACTTGATCCCATATCAAGTTTTACATGATAAGAATCAAAAGTTATTGGATTAGAAACTGTTACATCACCCAGGTAATGAGTTTTATTAATTCTTCTGAGGGAAACTCCGCCAAGTTCATATTTGTAAACTGGTGTTCCTACTGGATAATTCTTCGAATTTGCTCCTCTAGAAATGTTTCCACCAATTAGATTTCCAGATACTGAAGTGTATTCAATAATTTCATCACCAATTAGAATGTAACCTGGATTTGTTGTCCCAACTCCAACATTTTCAAAAGTTGAGAAATTAGTTGCATTATCAACACTGATTGCTCCAGTTGAATTTGAATTGTATGCAATACTTAATTTTGTTGGATTAATATCTGATTGTATATTGGATAAAGTCACATAATTTTCATTAGAATACATACCATGGTTTTGGTGATTTACCTTGATATGTAATCCATCACTAATTGTTTCAACAGAATTAATGAACACATTGCCGCCAGTTGATGCATTGAGTGTGGTTGTAATGCCAGAACTGTTAATATACTGAACAGTTTTTGCAGAACCAACTACAAAATCACCCTGTACGTTATCGAGTATAAGTTGATTAACTCCAGTAAGTATACCAACACTAAATCTTGCATTTCTACCAACTGAAATTGAGCCAAAAGTGCTAATCCCAACAACATCGCCAACTTGATAACCAACGCCACCATTAACAATGGTTGCTGCAATTGCAACGCCATTAGAAACAGTTACATTTGCAGTTGCATTTTTTCCATTGCCAGTAACAGTCACTAAATTAATATTATTGATGGTTAATGACCCACTAGATGGAGTGTATCCAATACCAGGATTAATTACATTTAGCGTGCCTGTTGCACTTCCAGCAGAACCAACATAATTTGCTGTTGCATTGGTTCCTCTCTGAAGAACAGTATTGCCTAAAGTTAATCCAGAGTCAATCACAGTTGATCCAAGACCAACTCTAATTTTATTTGAAATGAGATTAATAGAGTTGGGCATCAATGTTGGAATCTGCTTATTTCCTTCAGTAAGTTCTGGGCTATAGAATTCAACAGTTCCTGAAGTTAAGAAGTCTGCTCTATAGAGAGTAAACTTGAGGTCCTCCCACTGACTTGCTTCCCAAGTAGAGGCATTTTGAGACTTAAATAGAGATCCAAGATACGGTTGGTTGGAAATAAATGTCTGGGTTAAAAGATCATTTTCTCCAATTCTTGAAATATAAACACTATATTTGGTTGAATTTGATGCAAGACAGATACAATATTCTTTACCTCCTTCAAGATAAACAGGAGCATCAAAGTTAAAAGTTGTTGCTACTGAACCATCTGATGAAGTTTGAATATCTCCTGGATCTAAAGTAATCTCTGAGAATGGAATAATCTTTTGTGTTGGGAATCCATTCTGCATTGTTCTTAACTGAAAGGTGACAGGAATGTCCATATCATCCTTTGATCTGAAGAATACATCACATTTGGTTAAGAATACACCTGTATCATCTTCAACTAAGAAAGATTGTGCAAGGGGATCATACCAACCTACAAGAACATCTCTTCTAGATTGTGATAGAGTTGTGCTATTTACAAGTTGTGTCCCTGTTGTTCTAGAAACTGCTCTTTCTTCAAATTCCTGTTTATTTTGAATTCTAGCATTTCTTACCGAAATAATATTTTCTTGAACAGTTTCTAATGTTCCACTAGAAACAAAACCTTCTTCAGCGATAGTGGTGGCAACATTTTGATCATTAGAACTACTGTTTACCAAAGTAAATGTTTTAGTTCCTGCTTCAAATTTTGGATGAATATTTATATTTGGATTTGGAATATAGAAACTTCCGATTAAAGTTGCAGATAGGTCTGAAACTAACCTTACATTAGTGATGGTTGCTTGAGCACCACTCGTTTGCCCAACTAAAATCATTCCAGATTCTACCCACCCACTATATTCTCCTTGTGGTTGATTTGATAATGAGAATGTATCAACATTTAAAATGTTTGATGTTGAAGAATATGTTGATTGTAAACTTTGTCCAGTATATGGATTGTTGGGATAAGTTGTTGTTGCTGCATTATATGGACCCTCTTTATGATTAGATTGTGCAACTCTGAATGAAATTTTGGCAAAATCTTGCCCCAAACTTGGATTTAGTCCAGTATTTTGAACTTTTCCAACAACCTTTTCTCCAACTTGGAATGTACCAGAGATCATAGAAATTTCTAGAAGTTTTGGTACACAGTATTTGGTTACATTGACTCCATCAAAGAATGAATAGATTTGTGTTAATGGCTTAAGTTTCTTAGAAATAAATTGAACATTTCTGGACCTCATATAAGGAATTAGATTTCTACTTACAACACGATCACCTACTGAGGTTTTATCAAATTGCTCAGTAACCACTGTTCTCAAACCAGTTCTTGTTTGAACTCCAGTATCTCTAATTTCTCTTAATTCGTCTTTAACTACAGATGTTACTTGAGTTTCATATACCTCTCTACCTCTACCACCAGAAATAACCCCTCTCCAGGCTCCACCAGAAACTTCTTCTCTAACTCTGGATGTATTAATAATTTCTTGACCAGTCCAGTTAGTTTCCCACGCATTCCAAACGACAGGAGCAAATCCTGTTTGTGGGTCTACGTTTAAAGTTTTAACTGCATTTGAAAGTGTTTCTGCATAATTTCCTTCTGTTTGGATAATTTTTGCTTCCAATCTTACAGTATCTACCCAAGTATCTGTTGCTGGAGTAAGTTCTAGAGACCCTTGCCAGAAACTAATTAGAAATGGAGTGACACTTTCTGATCTGGTTGCAAAAGATTGCTTCAGCCATTCAACTTCAGCATAATCGAGAGTTACAACATCTTTCGATTTTCTTACGTTTACACCTTCAATTGGCGTAAATGCAAGATCTTCAGTTGGATCTACTCCAGTTACTGGTCCAAAAATTAAATCAACCGAGTTTGTATAATGTCTTGGTCTTAACTGTTTATTGGAAATATCAATACTATTTTTATAAAGAACAGAATCTTCTTGTGCCAGTAAAGAAGTAAAGTTATCAACGAAAAATCCAGACTTAAATCTGTTAAGTCCATCACTATCTGGAATAAACAGATTTGCAGTATTTGTTTCAAGTAAAGAGAGAGCAGTATAGTATTCAAGATTTCTAATTCTATTCTCAAGTTGCTTGATATCAACCATTCGATATCTCTTATGCTCTAAGAATTGAATAGATGCCTGAGAAACATTATAAAGGTAGGCAGGAAGACTGATTGTTGCAATTTCTAATGCATCATCAACAGAAACTGGTTTTTCTGGTCTTTCGGCAGGAACTCCGTACTTAACTTGTAATTTACCATCTTTCGTAAGATAAACTCTGTCAATTCTTCCAAGATAGAATGAGAATGTTGTTAAGATTGATTCATCAGATGCTAGAATGTTTCTAGTAGAGTTTCCAGATGAATTGAAAGTTCTACCATAAAATTCTAGTGGAGATCTTGCATCTACACTAACAGTATATGTTGAAGTCTTTGGACGAATATCAATAATATCAGTGTTTCTGATTCCATTTACAGTCTGAATTTCTTTCGCATAATCAAATGTACTATAAGAATTGACCGTAGTAATATCACCATCATCATTTGATTGATAATATCCATTGGAGAAATATATTTTTAATTTTTTAGATGGTTCTTGGAATTCTGCCTTTCTCCTCACAGAACCATAATCATAGAAAGTTGCTTCCTGACCATTTGTAAAAGTAAAGTTTGAAGAAATATCAAAACTTGGAGAATCTATTGTCTGAACTAGTGCTTGAATTTGAGATTCTTCAAATTTTAAAGTTTCTCCTTCTTTGAACGTCTTTTGATTTTTGTAAATAAATGATATTTTTGTATCATCTATTCTTTCTGCAAAAATAGCAATAGCTCCGCTAGTCTGTCCTATCAGTTTCTCTCCAATGACCAAATCAGAGGTAGTTGTTGTTGGACCATTAATGGAAGAAAGAACAACGGTAGGTGCTGATGCACTCGAAGTGCCCGCCGATTCAAAAATTCCATGAATTTCAATAATATCTGCTTCGTTTAGTGAAATAATTTCATCTTGAACTCTAGTTCCAAATGGATAATTTCCGTAAGAGAGGCCATCGTTTAGTGTCGTTGTTCCAATTCCAGAGTATTCATATTTGGATTTGTCTACAATAACATAATTTACTCTGTTTTTTCTCTTTAATTTTTCTTTTGGTTTTATCTTTCTAGTTGTTGCAATTAAAGTTGCTCCAGTATCCGATGCCGTTGAAAGATTATAGATTACAAGTGATGTTCCACTCGAATCAATTTGTACTCTATCAGAAGTTAAAACTTCAGTTTGTCCACTTGAATTAATGAGCGCATATCTTTCTTCATCAAATGGTAAGAAAGTTTCATTAGCTCCTGCAGTTACAGTTGTAGTTTGGTTTCCAGAAATATTAACTGTAAAGACTGTTCTGATACCAAGGACAGCGTTTGTTAAATCAACGTTTGAAATATTGACTTTAGGTAGTCTTGTGTACAGAGTGCTATCTGTTGAAGTTTCTAGGTTTGTCGTTAAAACCTTGAGATCAGTTACGTTGAGAGCTACTGTTGGTAGTTTTGCTTGGTTAATCCCAGATACGGTTGTAACACCAGTTACAGAAATTGATGTATTTCCCGTGCTAACCACTTTTGCATAAACTGGATCAGTGAAAGCGGGATCGCTATACTGAATCAAATTACCTATTTTAACAACTCTTCCTGGAAATAGTTCATTTGGTCCCGTAATTGTACTAATTCCACCAGAAATGGGAGTGACGCTTGCTATTCCAACGTTAAATCGTATAGATTGAATTGCATCTGCCGAAAAAGTAGAAGCAGATCCAACAATTCCATAAACTGATTGAATATCAGAAATACCATAAGAAGTAATTGCGGTTGCTACTCTGGTATTTTCAATGCCATCAATAATAAAAGATTCATTTAAGATAAAGTCTCCAGTTTTTTCATAAACTGTGAGTGCTACTCCAGCAGTTACTGAATCTTTTAAAAATGCAGTTGCTCCACTATTCTTTCCTTTAATGAAAGTGGGAGTAGATAGAGTAATTGCTTCGTTTAAAGTGATCTCTGTTATCGTCTGAACATCATAAAGAGAAATATTCCATTGATTTAGATTTGCATTTGCGGCATCATAAGACCCAGATTCTAATCTAAAATCATAAACTCTTGCGACACCTATTTCTTTTCCTGGTGCAGTTCTTTGATTTGTCCCAACTCTAGAATCTCTAAGACTTAAAATATAGGTATTTCCAATTCCAATTTTTGGAGCACCATAAACTCTATTTAATTTTAAAGTTGGACCGGTATTATAGTTTAATGATTGATTTTCAAGAGTTTTTGTGGTTCTTGGTTTAGGGCAATCTAAAAACGTGGAACTTATTGTTTCGCATTCATATCCCCTAACAAATGCCTTACCTGGGGAAATTTGATAGACTGCTAGATCTTTTGATGGGGTTGATCCACCATAAGTGAATTGACCTGGACCAAATAAACCATTATTTCCTACATTATCATTCAATGATTCCTTTAAAGAAGCATCAAAAGGAGTTACATAATAATCACCAGATTCTGCAAATGTTCTTCTTGCTAATTCGTCAGTTATACTATTATATGGAGTTGTTTGTTGAGATCTAATTACACCCTCTTTAATGGTTGCAAGTTCAACAAAGTTTCCATCATCAAAATCAGTTATTGCTTTTTTGAATAAAGAAACTGTAATTTTAAGTCTATCAGCCCCTGGAGCAGAATAATTGTTAAATCCCTGAGAATTGTCATTCAAGGATTCGTCCATATCAGAAGTTACAATCTCTTCATTTACGAGTAAACCAATTCTATAATTTGGAGTATTCGAATATTGATCAAGAATTAAAGTTTCTGTATTAACAGTTACGAATTGTCCTCTAATAAAATAAACTCCCTCAGTGATAGAAAATGCAGATCCAATTGAAGTTGCATTGTTTGCAACAGTTGATGCAAATGGTTGACCTGCAGCAATCAGAGAATTGCCTAAAAGTCCGGAAGTGATTTGAGTATTGCAAGTTAACAGTTCGCCATCGGAAAACTGTTGAGTTGAATTGTTTTGGGTATTTGATGCTAAGTAATTGATATAAAGTGTTAGATTTCCTCTTTCAGAATTAGTGGGAAGTAAGACTTTATCTACTACTGCAGTAACACCTGATGATTGACCTGTTATTTTTGTGCCTACTAATTGATCTGCATAGGCAGAAACAGGAACACCTAGATATGTATTTTGAAGTTCTACCGCATAATATAGTTGAGTATATCCAGTGTTCCCTGGAATAACCTTTGCGCCTTCTTTGAAAAAGTGCTGACCAAACTTTTCAATCTGATTTTGTAGAATAGATTGTAAAGTTGTTAATTCTCTCGCTTGTACTGGGTATCCTGGTTTAAATAAGACCCTATGATAACCATTATTTGCATCAAAGTCATCAAAATATGGAGCTACGTTGAGGTTAGTTTCCTGAGACATAATTCTTTAGAACTGCAAAATGACTTTAATATCTTCTTTTTGGTTAGATGATCTAGTAATTGCTGGTCGGTTATCTACGTAGATGATATTTCCTGAGTACTTTTTGACTTCAGGATTAGCCAGACCGTTAGTAAATTCCTGACCAAGGTAATATGTCCTACTATTTATTACTGTAGATATACCTGTAAACGAAGTGTCTATTGCTAGATTAGATCCCGAAGATGGAACAATTGTTAGACTTCCACCAGTAGATGGTGAGCTAGTAAATTCAGTCAAATCAAAACCATATGTTGGACTTGTAATTGCAACTCCAACAGTCGTAAAACCAGCAAGAGAACGATCTTGCCAGTATTTTAAAACTCCTGTAGTTTGATCATAACTGATAACTCTTCCAACCGCAGTAGTCCCAGATGCAACAGTTTGTTCTACATAAGAGTCTGCTGTAAAGGTGGCAGAACTATATCCTGCTCCAACAAGTTTAAGTGCATAAACTGCACTTGCTTTATCGGATGTGAGCAAACTTCCTGTACTTACTTTAGGGTTTTCTACAATTCCAACTCTAGCAATTTGATTTCCTGTAATAAAATCTGGATTTTGAATATCATTTTCTATTCTAGAATAAAGAAGAACGTTATATGCACCTAATTCGCGGTAAACGTCTGCACCATGGCCACCCTTAGGTGAAATTATAACATTAAAAGTTGGTCTGGTTGTCCCTGTTGGAACACCACCTGCAAGCAAATCAACGTTTCCGTATGTATAACCGGATCCTTGACTTGAAACCGTCACTGTTTCTACCTTTGCGTCATTGTTAATAATAATAGTGCATTCGGCACCAATTCCATCTCCTTTAATAGGAACTCTGGTATAAGTTCTATTTGCAGTTCCTAAACCTACACCTCTATTTGTAATAGTTACAATCTTAATCGAACCATCTACTGCATTATCTCTCACTGCTGCATTGTCTGTCGAAGCATCCCAGTTTGCGGGAACGGGAATAAAATCAGAGGTTTCGAATTTCGTAACCTCTGCAGGTTTTAGAGTATACAGATATTTCCAAATATAACCATCGCCACTTGAACCAGCGGATCTTGGTTCTAGATCTGTAAATGTTGGTTCATCTAGGGAGGGTTTTCCATTTGGAGTGTCTGGTGTTGTTCCGTTTTGTAGGCATATGTAAACTCTATAATCACTGTTTAAAATATAATAAGATGCTGCATATAAATTGGTTGCTCCAGAAACTTTAGCAGTATTTGATCTACTATAATCGTGACGATACATATCATAAGTTGTTCCAGAAGACCAAAACCTTTTTTGAACAACCTGTCTAACTTCAGATGCACTAATTCTCTTAAGTGCAATCATAGTGTCCCAATAACTATTCTCCTCATCAAAAGAATCTTTTGGTGAAGGTGGATTTGTATCCCAATCAGACTGAATTTCTGTTGGATTTGGCAGTCCTATAAAAGAGTAATATGAGTTACCCGAAGAACTTACTCCAGCAACAAAATTCTTAGCATTTAATATTCTAATCTGATCAGTTATAATTGCAGCCATTTGAGCAGTTTTTTATCTATTTATGAAATGTAATTGAGGTATTTGAGGGGAGAACTCCTGCGAATCATAGTTCCTGTTGCAATTCCAGTATAACCATTTGTAGTATAAGTATTATACGAATTTTGTTTCTTTCTACCACCTAGATTAATTCTTCCCCAACTATATTCACCATAGAAATTACTATACCCAATACCAGAGATATTATTGTAAGATGTGAGACTTACCGTTACCTTTGCAACGTGAGTTACGCCTAAACCAGGAACCGAAGTCTGTGCAATAGAAACTGCCACTGCCTGATAAACATTATCTAAGAAGGTAGTTCCTATTCCTATGACTGAACCATTGGAATTTAAGGTGGTAACACCTTTACCGACATTAGAACTATGAACAACAAAGTAATAACCAGTTGCAATTCCGCTAATTGTTGTTACGCCAGTCAAGGATGAATTTCTAAGTGGAGAATCGTTAGGAATTACAAAATCAAATACTATACCAGTAGAAGCAACACCTACAGATGTTGTAGAAACTCCTGTAATAATTCCAAAGTCTCCTTCATAACTATTGACTGTGTTTTCCTCTACTGAGAATGATGGTGGAGAAATAAGAACATTTGGAACATTCGTTGAGGTGTATCCTGTTCCTGGTCCTGTTATGGAGATAGAAGTTACAATTCCTGCAGTAATTGATGCAATGCCAACTGCAGTTGAACCAAATCCAACCGCATTTTCAATTGTTACTGTTGGAGTGTTTGTGTAACCAAATCCACCATCAGAGATTTGTACCGATGAAATAGTCCCTGCAGTAGAAACAACTGCTGTTGCTGCAGCTGCAACTTTATTTTCTTGAGGTATGATTACTATATCTTTTTGGAATGTTAGTGAGATATTATTTTCGTTAATTGGATTAAAGAATGGGCGAATAGAATCGACGAATGCAACAGTAGATCCAATTCCAACGGATTGAATTAGATATGATGATGGATAAATTGAAGCTTCATATAGAATTCTATCCTTACCAACTTCTTTTTCATCAACGATTTTATCTTCAGTTTGTCTACACCAAGTCACGGGTCTTGTTGTAAGTGCATCATTTGCTATGCCTGGTCCATAGTAAGGTAAAGTTTTTACAATATCAGTTGATTCTACTGAATTAACCGTTCTTTCACCTTCTTGCAGAGTTGGAGATTGTCCAAGGATTGGATCATAACCAATAGTTAATTCATCACCAACTTTAACTGTTTCGAGTACATTTTTTTCAACAACATCGATTGAACCACTACCCTTATAAAATATGAGTTTGCAAGTGTCTCCTGATTTTGGTGCTTCTGTAAATGCAATTACACTACCACCATTGAAGATGTATCCAGACCCAGGAACCTGAAGAACATCATTTAAGAATATGAGTAGATTATCTTGGACGTTGATTGATAAACCTTTAGATGCTCTAATCGAAATTAGTGATCCAGCAACTCTTATTGGGAATGTTAAACGATTACCATCAAATAGATTTTCAATACTATCCAATACTTGCAATTCTCCAATTGACCATCCAGTAAACTTATCACTGATTGTATTTTGAATTGAAAGTTGGAACTCCCTATAGGTCTTTGTTGGATCAGTTGGAATTCCAACAGTTCCACCAATAGAAACGGTGAGTATTTCACCTTGGCCATACCCATATCCAAGATTTTTAATTTCAAAGTCAATTATGCTAGATCCTTGTCCAACAACAACATCAATCGTTGCCCGAGTTCCAACTCCAGTTACTGAAGAAGAACTATAGACAAGAGGTAGATTTGAATAAGACAGTGGAGCATCGATAACTACATATGGAGGATTTGTTGATGTATATCCTGTTCCTGGATTTGTAACTGCAATACTTACGATGTGACCATTGCTAACGGTAGCAGTTCCAATAAATTGAACGATTGGTATTCCAGTGGATGATGTTGCAACTCCAACACGTACAACCTGAACTCCTGATCTATATCCAGAACCACTATTACCAATACTGATAGATGAGATGGTTCCAAGACCAGAAACAATTGCAGTTCCTCCAGCAGAAACTAAAGGTTGATAACCAAATCCTTCAGTAGATCCTACCGATACAATTATACCACCAGATGGTATAGATGCTGTGTTCACATCATATGCAGCAGAAACTCCAACTCCAGTAAAAGTAATTGATGTTATTCCTGTGGATTCTGATAGACTATAATCATTTGCTAATCCAGGACCTTGGAAGATATCATTTAGGAGAATGATTGCATTTTCTGTAGAAATACCAATCACATTTGATCCATTTGATTTCAAGTTAAAGGTTTTGGTTATACCGTTAAATTGATTTGAAAGATCATTAAACACATAATTTTTAGAATATGTTTCACTAGAACCTGCTGGAGTCCCTGATCTCAAGAAAGTTCTTCCTTGGAATTTTGAACTTGTAGATATTCCAGTCCAATCTCTTTCGTCAGGAGGATTGGTGCTTGTTCCAAGAGGAATGTTTCCGTATGGAGCCTCTGTGAAATTCAAAGTGTTATCTACAATGTTATAGTTTCCGATGACTTTAGTTACCAAAGTTCCTGTAGAATATCCAGCAACTGCAGTTCCTAACCAAGGTCTGCGAACTCTGAGAGCATTAGTACTTCCAACACCTACAGAGTCAATACGCATAATTTCACTTCCAATCTTAATTAAGTCTCCACCGAAGAATGAAGTTATTCCACTTACATAAATTAAATCATCTGTACTGAATGCATTGATTGCTAATGTAGTTGTTTGTGCTGTAGAAACAATTGGTGACTGAATAAGATTATCAACTGCAACAATTACTTTTGCATTTTGATTTGTTGAAGTAAATGCGTGAGAAGTTCCTATGCCAACAGATGTTAGGTTTAAAACTTTTGGAGTCAGACTTAGAGCATCTTCTGCACTTCTTGATAATTTAATTGCATTTTCATTGATTTTTACAACATAAACACTTGATGGTAGTTTATCAGTTATCCCGATGCCAACTCCAAAATCAGTTGATGCAATTCCAATTGCTTGAGATGTTCCTGCACCTGCATATGTGTAACTAATTTGTTCTCCAGTAACAAAAAAGTGGTTTGGAAGAGTAATAGAGTCTGACAATGTGTTCGCAATAGAAATATTACTTCCATCAAAATCTCTTCTGAAGATTTGGTATCCTTTATGTTTTAAATCAAACGCACGTTTAATATCTCTTTCGGTTCCAAAGTAAGTGTTATAATTTGTTTCAATACTTCCATTATTGAATGATATTGCGTCCTTATCATCATCTTGAACTTTAAGTGCATTGAAGAATCCAACAACTCTTACATTGATATTTGCTAAGGGTGTAAATGTTAATTCGGTAGTAGATGCATTTTTTCTAACTCCAAATGTTCCAAGACCAGAATGTGTTTCTACATTTCCAAATTCAACAATATAAGTTTCTCCAGAACTTTCATCAGTTTCATCATCTAGAACAACAATCTCAGATAATTGATACCTATTGTTTGTTGTATCTGCAACTTGAATAACACTATAAGAACAATCATAACCTCCGGGATATTCAATAATCGATGTGGCCACTGGGGAACCGGATGAAGATATTGAAGTTGACATACCCTGAAGTCGGGCGTGTTTCATATCATATGTACCAATTCCTGATGCAGATCCACCAAGGAGTGTTTGGAACGTATTGAAGGTAACTGCAACACCTGGATTTGGATAAAAATCAACCTTGAGTTGAGATCCTGAAATGTATGGATAATATGTACCTAAACCAGAACTTGAATAAGCATCAATTGAATGGTTGGTGACTTGTCCATATTCTAGCAATTCAACACTTATTCCATCATGAACAAGATTCAACTCATCAAATTCATACTGACCATTAGTTCCAGTAATTTCAACTAAAATCTTAGCAGAATTGTAAGTAGTACCTACACCAACGATTGTAGTAGATCCAGAAGAAACAAATCCACTACTTGTCTTAACCGTCACCAAATCTCCAAAATTGGATGAACCAATTCCGAGCATTGAATCTTTTAAGTTATAAGTTAGTGTTGTTATGTTGTAATCATTAACTGAATAGTTTGTGGGGTTAAAAGTCAGTACCCCCTCAGATCCCTCAACTATGAAATCAAACGCACCTAAGTCATAAGTTGATTCTAATCTTGCATATTGATTAAGATAACCGATACCACCACTATGAATGAGTGTTACTAACATCAATTGTCTTTGACCAACATATCTTCTATCACTCACATAAGTGATATACTTTTGTGCTCTGGCGTCAGTCAATAAGAATCTATGAGCTTCTGAATATCTTGTAGATCTTGGGTTACTATTAAACTGAGAACTTATGTCATCAATTGAAAGAACTCTATTGCCGATTGATTCAAAATAATCAGTCAGAACTCTGTTTGAGAATGTGATTTCGTTTGAGAATGTTCCTCCACCACTACGAACAAGTGAATTTTCTCTAACCAAATCAAAGTCTGCTACACAGTTAAGATCTACAAAACTAGTGATATCATTGATGACCTCAATATATGTCTTTTCAGTTGAAAGACCCACCGCCATTGAATTAGAATTCTTAGTTTCTAGTTGATATTCTGCAAATTTCTTAAATCCAGTTGTGTGGTTTAAAGTGCTAACAGCATCTTTCCAATCATCATAACTCACTTGGGATTTAACTGAATATGAGAAGTTTTGATAGAAATCACTATCTTGTATTCTCTCAGAATTAGTATTTAAGAATCCAGCACTAAGTTGCCACCCATTATCAACCAAAGATGAAGAATCCAATCTAAAAAATGAATCGCTGGTATCTACAATACTTACAATACCTTGAGTTTTGGATGTTGCGCCTTCGATAATTTCGCCAACAACAAAGTTTTCTTTAGATACTGCTCTGAGTTGATTTACGATTGGATTCCACCCATCCACATAACCAGTTGTGCTGTTAGATTTAATTGTTTCCCCAATCAAATAATCATTCTTTTGGAGTTGAATATCAAAACTTGGGAAGTATTTTTCTGGTATTATTCTTCCAGATGAATTAACTTCATCATAAGTGCCGGGTATTTGTGAGTTTGTTAGAAGACCATCGAGACTATAAGATACTGATCCAATCCCACCTCTGTTTTCTGTTACTGAGGTGAGTGGGAATAATTTATAATTGTAATTTTCGGAATTATAACCAATTCCTGTTGAACCCACACCAACACTGATTCCTTCAATCATAACTTTATCATTCACCTTAAATGGGAATGAATCTGCAGTACTAAATCCTACTGCTAAAGTAACCGTAACTTCTTTTGTTGATGAATTATATTTAATTGATCCAATTCCAACGCCATTTGTATTTTGTACTGGAAGAATTGTTGGAGTCGTGTTATTCAGTCCATAAGAATTTTTGCGGATTTCAATTTGATTTTGTCCAAGAGTGTATTTGAGATCAACTTCTGGAACTAACTTATTGGTCTTTCCATCAAATACAAGTAGTTTTGGTGCCGAAGAATAACCTCTACCAAATGAATTAATTCCAATCGATTTGAAGGAAGATAGAGGTTCTATTTTAATTGTTTGATTTAAAGAAACACTTGGTCTGAGAGTAAAGTCACTTGGAAAATCAAATCCAATATTATTGATTTTTGTTTTCTTAATTTTTCCAATTGAAGTACTAGATGCTTCTAGGATTGCATTTGCGCCAACTGTTGAAATAACTGTTGAAATTCCAGGAAGTGTATAATAATTTCTTCCCTTGCTTATAACCTCAATTTCTGCAATCGAACCGAATGCACTTGTTGAATCTGTGGTGTAACTGATGCTTGATGCGGTGCTTACGTAGGATGAATTCTCTGGAGTTTCTGATAGAGTGTAAGTAAAAGTAGTTGATGAAATTGATGTTATCACTTGATCACCGTTATACTTACTTTCAAGTATTTCGACTTGATTGTTCAGAAGAACTTCAGTGTCAATGCTTATTTTTTTCTTTTCTTCTGGAATCGCGCTTTCATATATTGGTGTAAGCTTGTAGTATAGTTTTTGTGGAATATTTTTGTTAACTGTTAAAATAACCTTAGCGTTTGTTGATACTCCAACAGTACCAGACTTTTGCACTTCAAAAGTATTCTGCTCACCGCTGGCTTCAAAAATTTGAGTAAAGTTGCTATCTTTATAGAAATCCAAACTAAATGCAGGATATCTCTGAGATTGGTTTAGATAAGATAGGGAAGAATCTGATAGATCAAATGTAACTTGAGAGTTTTTATACAGAGTTAGTGCTGGGTTGATTGGAGAAATATTTCCAGTTGAAGAACTTGTAATACCAACAATTGTGGGTACAAGTTGAGTTGATCCATAGAACGTTCTTGATAACTTAAAGTTATCCCTATCAAGTCTAACAATAAAGTATTCTCCTTCATTTTGTAGACCGCCAGCTGGAGCAGTTGATGTGTGAATTACTTTCTGACCATTATGGAATCCATGATCAATTATTGTAATTGTATTCGTAGTCGTATTTACGCCAGCAAATGATTTGGGATTAACAACCACCTTTCTATTGTAGTCATCATACTTAACTGTGAAGGTTGTTGTGATTGCTGGATTTACATCAATATGAACAGCATCATCATTAGTAAGTCCGTGAGTGCTTGCACAAGAAACAGTAACAATGTTTCTTTCAATTGTTCCTGTGATTACATTAAAGTTAGTTTTGAAACTGTGATAAACGCCAGAACCATTACTAATAAAGTATAGAGTTGATTGGGATCTCTGAGTGCTCGCAATACCAACAAAAGTGCCTGTAGAACCTAAACCAACTCTAACAGTGGCAATACCTATTAGATCATTTGAAATTTTTGCGATATAAACGGATGATTGATCACCGATAGTTGTAGTTCCAACTCCTGTTGCCGAAACTACAAGTGAAGAACCACCATTGTTCGAATAAGTAACAAGATCTCCAGTTTCTAGACCGTGATTTGGAATATAAATTGTTTTTGTTGGGATGAATATTTGAGTAATGCCTGCTCCAGGATTGCTGAACGTAATAGTAGTACCAATTCCAACACCAGATAATGTACCTAGACCAATAGAATCAATTGGATTGAAATATAATTGTTTGTTAATTCTGTAATCATACGAAGTTCTGTAACCCGCATTGATTGTAAGTTTTCTTGAAGATTCTTTTATAGAAGTAGATGCTGTGTGTGCTACTCCAGAAGTTCCTTGATAAGCTCTGATAACTCTAATTCTAGAATTCAATCTATCAACATTAAGAACTTTTACTTTTTCATTTTCAATCGTTAAAATATCATTTTCTCTTATATTTGGATAAGTTAAAGTACCATTAACATTAACATAAGTTATAATACCAGTAATTCCAGTGCTTCCAATCCCTGTCGTAACGGTTCCTGAAGTTGTGCCAATACCAGAAAGAGTGAGTATATTTGTGGATATTCCTATTTGATAAAATCCCTCTAGCAATGATGAAGTTGTGCTTAATCCAGAAATTGAAACTTTATCGTTATTTTTAAAGTTGTGTGGATTCTCTGCAAAAATAATATAATTATCTTTATTTTCGCCAGGATAAATTTCCACGCTGGAAATTGAACTGGTGGCAACACTTACGGAAGAAACTGCCTTTCCACTAAGTTTAGAAACCCTAGCACTTGCACCGTTTCCTTGAGTGTCTGTGTTGTTAAAAATTAATGTATCATCTACCTTATAATTTTGTCCGCCCGTCACAATACCTACAGATTCTACAAATCCAGGTGTTGCAAACTTAACATCTACTGTTTGGTTTAGTTCGTTTGGAATCGTAAGATATGAATAAGATGATGTACCATTTATCAAATTGTAGAAATAAGTATTTCTAACCCAGTTAGTTTGATTTAGGTCTAAATCATCTTGGTTTGAAGTCTTTAAGAAATTGAATTCGTTTGGTTTTGACTTAAATGAATTGCCAACCAAATATGGGAATTTTGGTTGCTTATATCCAGAAAATTTGCCTCCGCTATCTGCAGAAGTTTCAAATGTAGCAAAATATGCATATGTTCCTTTTGGAAATTCTGGAGTTATGCAGAATCTGCCATTATTTTCATCGAGGAAAGTATCACCTGATTTTTTATAATAGGTAAAATCCTCTACAAAAAATCCAAATTCAAATAATGTCGAAGATGGTCTGTTTGATTTGCTTTCAAGTACATATGAAGAATTTAATTGTGCAACAACTCCACCAGTTTTTGTAATGTACCCATAAGGACCATATATTGGGTTTCCGTCATATGCCCATCCAATTATGGGAGAATGACTTGTTGAATTTGCCTCTACGTTGTTTTCTTTTGCAAGATCAGTTTTGCCGTATACTTTATTGCCACTTTGATCTGATGGTTGAATGATTTCTCTTAATTTTCTTGGAGCATAAATGTGAGAATACTGAAGACCAAATTTTTCATTAAGACCCTTTGCTATAAAACCATCATCTGGGGTTATTGATGAATAATATTTTTTGAATAAATTAACAGTCCAAGATTGTATTTTTGCACTAAACTCCGCAGAAGATCCTGCAGAAGTGACTGTTATTGAAGTAGATCCCTGAATATATCCAGAACCACCTTCAATTACTTTTACTGAAGTTAATTGACCATTAGTGATTACTGGGGTTACTACTGCACCCGAGCCAGATCCTTGAATGGTTAAAGTTGGAGGAGCGTTATATTCAGAACCCACATTATTAACTAAAACCTCAACAATCTTCCCATCTGATACGATTGGATTTAATTGCGCGTTCTTTCCAGACTTCAAAGTAAACGAAGGTTGTCTGTAAAAATTGATGATTTCTGACGATCCATATCCAACACCTTTAGAACTAAGGTGTACTGACGTAATCTGTCCTCTAAAAATAGGCTGAACTACTGCATCAAATGTTTTTGTTCCAATTGATGATAATCCAACATTTCCAATCAGTTCTACTTTTATTTCTGGATAGTTAAAAACATGTGTACCAAGTCCAACCGTTGTTAATTCAACATATTGCTTTGTCTTATAATAGAAATCATAATCAGTTCCAACACCAACTGTAGATAATTTAAATGCATTATCATTGACTTTGGTTACGATATAATTGGTGCTAGTTGATAGTCCACCAATGGGAGTAAAGTCTGTAGTATAAACAACAGTTTCTCCAGACTTATAATTGTGGGAATTGATTTCTACTTGAGATAATGAAGTATTAATTCCCAGATGTGTGGTTGTTCTCTTTTTATTTTCATATCCAAAACCAGGATTTTCAATATTAATAGATTTTAGAACAGATTTCTTATTGTATGATTGGAATCTATGATTACCAATACCATATGATGATAAAACAACGGTGTTAATACCGGAAATAGCGTCGCTTAAAGTATTGTGTAGTTTGATTGTAAAATTATCTTTTACAGAAACATAATATGAAGAATCAGTTGAGAGACCACCAACACCTCTTTGACTATCTGTTTTATAGATGACTCTTTCTGCATTTCTGAATTTATGGTATGTTGTAAATCCAATAGTTGATAATGCACTTCCAATACCAACTAACTCTGCATTTCCTTGGGAGTTAAATGAAGATTCGTGGTTAATTAACTTCATATTGGCGTATGCCTTTGCGCCAACGCCATTTCCACCAGTAATCTTAACGATAGGTACGTCCAGATAATCAAATCCAGGATCTACTATTCTAATTTCTTGTAAAGATCCACTTATCGCACAGAAACCAGTTGCTTCAGTTCCAACAGAATCTGAAATTGCTAAAACTGGTGGATTTATAATATCATAGTTTGATCCGGGAGCAATAACTTCTACTCCTTCCAATTCTCCATAATAAACTGATTCACTTGCCTTATAGTTTAAAACTTCCACACCGTTAATTAAAACTCCAGTAAATCCTGGATTTGTTTCATAGTAGTTTCCATCATTGATTGGTGCAGATATTTCTCTTAGAATTTTTTGAGTATTCAGAGTTTTTGATCTAAAATCATAGAATTCAATTTTATCATTCGATACAGTTGTACTACTTGATACTGATACAAATATATTATTAAAGATATTTGATCTACTTTTTGCTAGTTGAATTCTATTAGAATCAACCCTCTTAACGAAGTATAATCCTTCATCAAATAGAGAATTTGAAGAAACTGCCGGAGTATAATATACGCTATCACCAGTATAAAACCCATGATCAGAATTTGGTGTTATCGTAAAAGTATCTCCAGAGAAAGATCCAGAAAATGTTATTGATCTATCTGTAGTGCTTAATGTTTGATTATGATAACTTGGGATTGATGGTGAAGCGACTAAAGTTTTTTGTTGAATCTTATATACATTTTGTATATTTGTATTAATCGTAGAAGTAGATGGAAAATATGTAGAATTTGCTTTAAGAAGATTCTTTTTAACAATATAAGTATCTGTTAAAGAAAGTGATCCCTGGCCCTTGATTGTAAATGTAGTGCTTGAAGTTACATCAATAATCGTAGATGTTTTAATAGATCCCGAATTTGAAATAATATTAACTTTATCTCCAATTTTTAAGATATTTTCATTTTCCGTTGTTACGTCATATACATCGTTTGTTCCACGAGATGATAATCTCTTGACCCCATATGAAATTGGAACATTAAAAAACCAATTTTTGGAAGTAGTATCTTTTGTATTAACACCTAAGGTTCTAATGACTGATGTATCATCTTTAACGTGATATCGAGTATCTCCAAGAATTTCTGTGGAGTTTAAAACCGACGTAACCCTTAATTTAACTAAAGAACCATCAATATCATACGCATTTGCATACGTATTGATACCAATAGTTGCTCCATCCAAAATAGTTTTAGACGCTCCAGAACATCCAAAAAATTGAGTTAATGATTTTGAAGTATAAGTAACAACTCCTGTGGTATTATCGCCATAACTAACTAAAAGTTCTCCACTTGAAGAAAATCCCACAGTTGAATCTACATCAAAGACACTAACTCCTATTGAAACAGGTCCAACTATTTTTGTTCTTGGGTGAACAGTGAACTTTCCGACAGTTGCACCGTTAGCAATGATATCTCTATCATATCCGGCATCTAAACTTAATTTATAATATGTGTTACCAACACCAGAAACTATTCTTTCAACATAAGTAATTGGACTGCGGGCATATGTGATATCACCATATGCATTTTGATATAAAGTTTGGTTGGTTAAGTTAGTAAGATCTCCAGAGATGCTTTCTACAACAATATCATTCGTGAGTCTATATTGAGCATCTGATGGTCTAAAAAGATTTTCTTTTGGTTTTATAATCTTAACGTCTTTACCATATAAAACCTTGAACAAAATAATAAAAGATTCATCTGTGCCTTTGCTCTGATAAAAATCTTTTATTTGCTTTAAAAAGACTGATTGGTTTAATCCAGAATACAGGGATCTATTTTCAAATCCAGGAGAAAGTTGATATTTAATTTTTGATAGAAATTCTTTGAGGAACAAAGAACTTAAATTTACAATCTTTACGCCAGAGTTGTGTAAAGAAGACTCTGATGAGTTAAATGTTAATTGATCTGGTGCATTTTGAGTATTATAGGATGTAATACCACTAAACCCTCTTATACATCCAAGAAATGAATTTGTTGTTTTTGAAGTATATGTGATAATTTCATTATCAATTTGAATCAGTCCATACGAATCTGGAAAATCTAAAGTTCCTTCAGGGTTCTGACCCACATCAACTGTAATTGTTGTATCAACGTCAGTAATTGATGAGGCAAGGTACACGAATTCCGTATTATTTGCAATTTCATCAACTTTTACATATTGGTCTATGTTCTGAATTAAATCAACAGGGGCACCTTTAAACTCTTGTGAGATATAATATTGAGATAAAAATTCAGATATTAACGGAAATTCCTCCCTAACATACGCGGGAAGTTGATTTTGAACAATGTTGCTGAACTGAATTCTTTTTTCTGTCATTTGATTATAATCTTACTAAATTCCCGTTTGTGTAACTTGATGATACAATGTAGTTTGATGCTGAAGGGTCTAATCCAGAGGAAATTTCATCGATGACCATTTCAAAATTACTCTTACTAATATCTAGTTGCAAATATAAATCCTGTAATCCAATCACATCATTTGACTTTGGAGTTGCAGATATCTCAATGATTGGTTGGCCGTTTCTTTGTTTTGCAGAAGTAACAATAACTGGATTAAGTGTGATAATACCAGATTTGTAGTTGATTGAACCAACATTCCTTCTTAAAATTGTTGGTGTTGTTGAATTTGCACTCGGAACATTAAAGAAGAAGATAGAACCAGTCACTCTATCCGTGTTTGGAATGTCTGCCAAATAAACATCTTGGGAAATTCCACTAATTCTAAATGCAGTAGATTTGATATTATAACCAGACATACTATTGATGTGAAATTCATTTCCAAATCCAATTGAATATTCTGCAAAACTATTCAAAGAGACTCTAAGGTCTCTTCGAATTTGAATTTTTGTAATATTTGAAGTTACTGATTCGTGACTGTCATCAATAATCTTTAAAAACTTACTGTACTTAAATCTTGCGCCGTACTTGTTCAATTCAGTTGATTCTGCATACTTATTTGCATTTGATTGAACAACACTTGAAACGTAAGATGCACTTGGAGCAAGATTTGTATTATAATATACCTTTGAATCTGTCTCAATATAAAGATATTTAAGATCTAAAATTTCTGGAACAATTCCTGCAACAGAATATTTTTTAAGTTTGAGTTTAATATTCTCTTTGACAAGATTTGAGAGAAAATCTCCACTTCTTGGTTTAATACTGATGAATACTTTTCCATATTGTGGTGGAACCAATTCTTCTCCACCAAAAACTGATATTGATTCTGTTTCTGGATAAATTTTTGATGGAATTAAAGTTTCATAGTCATTTGCAGTGACTGCTCTGTTCTGAGAGGAATAAATTCTTGGCGCATATTTTTTAATCGATTCTACAGATTCAATATTTTCTCCACCAGAAGATATTAATCCAGTTGTGAGTAAAGAAATACCAGAAGTTACTGTATATTCTGTGGAATTTCTTGTATAAACAATTCTTCCAGAATATGTGAATTGGCTGACCCCATTTGCAGAGTCGCCATTTGTTGTAATATAAGAAACTTCAATATAATTTCCGTCTTGCAGTGCTTTACCAAATACATTATCGCCAAAAATCAATTCATATCTCTCATCTTCAATTTCTTGCAGGAAATAAACTTCAGATTCCTTATCAATTTCAAAAAGACTATCTTGTTGGTTATATTTTACAGAAACTGTTGATTGTTGATTATTTTTTACGATTGTGGAGATTAGATTTGTATCGATGCCAGAGTTTGGTAAAATAAACCTTTGATTTGGATTGCGAGATGTGTAAGTAAAGTTGGAAGTTAATAAAATTCCTTCAAAAATTGCAATATCATTGAATTCTGCAATGTTATCATAAACAGGAACAGTAATATCTTCTAAGATTGAAAAAACAAAAGACTGATTTCCGAATGTTCCAGAGGTGCTTGCAATTGGCCCTTTCTTAAGAGTTAGCGATACTGGTGCTGGAGTGATATTTGAACAATCTACAAAAAAACTTACTGTAGCTTTTGCTGCTTTCTTTGATCTTGGCACATATCCAATGTTTCTTGCGAGTGCAACGACATTTTCTCTTAATGTTGCACTATCAATAAACACTTCATTTGCAACCATATTTGCATTATATGAAGTGATGTAGGTATTGTATGCCAGAACATCAAGAATCGTTGAAAGGTTAGACCCTTCAAAGTCATAGTCAGTGAAGTTTGAGTTTGACTTAAGATAATCCCTAAGTGTTGTTTTAATCTGGTCGAAATCCAGATTTGTAAAGTTTACTAGTGGCATTTACCTTGTAGGTTGCAATACAAATTGTAATTGTTGAGCAGGAACGTCTGCTCCAATAATGTTATAAACGATAACAGCATCAAAAGAACCATTATCATAGTCCGGATAAACATCAACGCTGATCAATTGAACTCTTGGCTCATAATTACGAATTGAATTACGAATTTCATCGGCAATTGTTGATGCGGAAATTTCATCAATGTTTTCAAACAAACTCTGAGAGATTCTAGAACCAAAGTTTTCATTAAAAAACTTCTCTCCAGGCACAGTAAACACAATATTACGAATAGAACGAGAGATTGCAGTTTCATTCTTAAGGGCAATCAGGTCACTATTCAGGGGATTAACCTGAAATGACATACTAATATCTTTAAAACCCTGACTTACCCTTTCGAGTGGCATTAGATATGATAATTCTGTCTTATTTATTATGAATTTTTAGACTCATAAATGGGTTCTGTTCCATATTCCCAATCATCATAGTCCTCATCATTACGAATTTTTGAGTGTATTTCGCTTTGGTGATAAAAATCGTGTTTTTTGGGTGTTAATTCGTCATTTGCAATCTCACGAAGCATTTTTTGCTTCTCTACTTTTGAATCCCAACCATATTCACTTGCCAAATACTGAGTTCCCCACTCATTTTTCATAAAATTTTCATCTTTATCGACTTGTTTGGTCATTGTTTTGCTCCTGATTTGTTAAATCAGAACTTTTTACGGGGTTGCTATCCCGAGTATCAATGTAAAATCCTTGTCTTAGGTAATCTTGGTCATCAATAAAGAACAAATTATCTATTTTTTGAATATTTTGCCCCTTCCAGACTGGTATTGCAACAGAATTTCCATAACGAAAGTCTGGATTTCTTCGAAAATGTACTTCAATGAGTTTATCACCAATAAATTCACAGTTTATCCACTCATAATTACCTTTTAATGAGTCTAAAATTGAAGGAAATTCAATTTTTGTGTCAATTTTAGACCATTTTTTCCATTTATACAATGGATCATGATTATCTCTTTCACCCAAAACTACTAATTCTGCTTCTCGACAGTGAAAATCAACGCTGATATGTTCTCCCTCAAAGATCTCACACCAAAATTCTGCAGGATGTAAATCATCAGTGTACTTATCAATCCATTTTATACGAGAAAATCGTCCCATTCCAAGTAGATTAATACAAGGACGGACGATATAATGACCTGAATGTGGAACGGAGCACCCTGTAGGACCACACAGATGCCCTAGACGATGATTTAAAATTAACTTGTTATAAACCCAAAGATCTTCTAAATGAATTGATTTCCATTCATCTGTTGGGTCTGAGTAATACATGTATGAATTCCAGATACATGATTTCGATGAAGAGTATAATTCTTCTGAATACGAATATCAGAATTTTTAAAAGTCCAACACTCTCCACTATTATCTAGGAACACGACCCATTCAAGATCATGTTCTTGAGAACGATCAATCATAAAAAAAGCCCAACCATTACCCTTGGGAGTAATGACTGGGATTTGAGGATTAAGTTGAATCACCGACCTTGACCGCGATATCTTTTCTTACGACCATTTCGAGAGGTCGCACTCAGTAATGTACGAGCCGAGCGTCCCTGACGAGTTTTCTTTGGTGCTCCAGGTTGAAAAATAGTCTTATTCGATCCACCTTTAGCCATAAATTTCCTCCAGTTCTAAATCATTTGGGTTAATGTCTTCTCCCGAGTAAAAACGCTCAGAGAAGTCTTGAAGAATCTCACTACATTCCTCTGCAGTGAGATTCGCATAAATTTTACGTCCTTTATAGAGTACGTTATAATTCATCAGATAATGCGAGTTTTTTCATGTCCCACTCTGATACGAGGGTCGCACCAGATTTCGAAACCTGCATCCTTTGCATCCAGACAGAATGAAACATCCTCACCACACATATCCTGGACATTGCCAGATTCAAAGACTTGCATCTTTGGAGCAAACCAAGGATATTCGAGATTCTCAAAGACGCCCTTCTTAATCAGCACCCAACCAAAGCCAGTGTAATCAACTGTGAAAGGCTTTCTGCGCTTCTGAATAGACTCAACGGTTTCGTGGTTCATGACTCCACCATTCTTGCGGAAGTCATCTTCTTCCAACCAGTGTGCGACAGAGGTTGTGTGTCCATCTTCTGTTGCATACCAACCAGCAGTGATTTCACGCTCAGTACCATCTTCACTCAGAGAAAGATCACAGAGCTGCCAGAACTTGTTTGTATCAAAGACAATATCCGAGTCAATCCAAAGTTGATAATCATACTCCAGTTTTCCATCCCAAGGAATTTGCTTAGGACCACGGAGAACATTTGCACCTAGACACTTACAACGTGCAAAGTTAACCATCGAAGAGTAATCCTGTGAAATCTGAATACTCATTCCATTCTGTACCATATCAAAGCACAGTTGTACAAAGTTCTTCAGAAAGATAAAAGAACATCCACGACCAGGAAGACAGAATACAATACTCTTCCCACGCATCCTTTCTTTGATTGCATCAATATCCCATTCTTGTTTTGGAGTTGGTGCAGTTGCTTTAACAGTAAATCCTTTTGCCATAAGAGAAATAAACCTTCAATGTCAATTTTATCAGTCTATATATGCTTTTGTCAATTAGTAAGAAGGACTCCCGATTGGATCATTTGACTTATCTCCACCGCCCCCTCCACTACCTGCAGAGAGTTCAATGTAGTTTAAATCATCTACTGTATAATCAGTCTTCATGACTCCAACCATTCGATGTAAAGTATTCCAAGTATTATGAAATTCTTCTTCTTTTAATGAATGAAATAAACACCGATCCTTTGCATAAATGTGATATACTTTTTCTACTGCAGTCATAAAAAATATCTCCGGAATTTTTTCTTTCAGTTTTATTTTGACACTGCATTATATATCAGCACTATGCAGAAACCCAGTGCGACAAAAAATGGGCGTGGATAACGGATCATCCAGCCCGCTAATACAACTTTCCAAAATCCCCAGTAGGGCGACCTCCGATAATATCTGCGGGGGTTTATAGGACTAATCATACTTCCGGAAATTTTTTATGAGTGTGATATTTCGAGGTCGATTTGTCACCTCTGTAGGTTAGGGTAGTTTGGGTTTTTTAATAAGGGGGGCGCCTTTAAGAACGCAACGCCGCCGCGGCGCTATAAGAATCGGCGGCAATTAACTGCCGATTCACTATATCACCAAGTATAACACTGCTGCCCCACGATGTCAACCGCAGGGCACACAGTAAGCATCACATTAGAACGCGATTTCCTCCAGAGTAGGAATACCAATCACCTGCTCAATCACGGGCGATTCGATATAATCAAAACCACCAACTTGATCACTGGCGATTGCATCCAGAATGGACATAATCTCGCTGCCAGTGTTACCTTGTGCCAGCAGAGAAAGCATCACGGACTTGGACATAATAACGAAGGAAAGTGTTAGAAACTGTGTGGTTGGTGAGTGTCTTTATAAGGGCGCATCTCATTCCCCTTTGTTGATATCAGACTGCTACATCTTCAGGCAGCAGATTTACAATGGCATCCACACCAGCGATATGCAGAGACTGTACAAATACCATCGCTTGATTGATAGTGGGGAACTCTACAGTACGCTCTACTTTGTCTTGAACGTTAGTGAAGGTGACAGTGCGAGCTTGTGTCATTTGAGTGTTAATGAAAGTGTGGTCAGTGAGTGTTACTTAGAAGTCGAACACGTCGCTATCAATCTGGACAACATTTACAGCGGGGTCATTATAGCGAACCCCATCACCAGTTACTGCATCTGAACCAACGCAATCACAGAAGGTTTGATAATCACCACACTCTTGGGCGAGGTGATACAAACCCTCATCATTGTTGATCCAGAGAGCAACATTCCAGGTCTCATAATTCTCCCAACCGTTATACTCAGTATCGGTCAGATTTGCTTGGAAAGTGGTGCTCACTGTGTGTTGGTTCGTCCTTACACTATAGAGACACTTTAAGTGGCTCAGTAACACTCACTCAGCAACCCTGGGTGTTACCAACGATCAGGACAGCTGAGATCTTCGACATAAGCTTCGACACGCTCAGCTGGTTCCAATTTGAATAACTTCTCCCAGTCAATCTGATGTGGGTCGAAGTCAGGAAACGCGGAGATGTCCAGCGTGATTCTATAACGAACCTTCTGTGCTTGTTGATAGGCAACTGACATAAGTGCGCTCCTTTGGTGTTCTTGAAATAGTCTAAGATACCTGGGAATTATTGTCAACGTCCTGGGGAGTATTTATCGGCATCGGTGGATTTATGCGGGGGATCTGTGGGGATTTTGTGACGTTGGGGGTTGACGGATTTATGGCGGTCGTGTTATAATGCGTTCGCTAAGATCACAAGACTTCAGCACATTAAAAGCACACAAATACACCCACTAATTCTCAACAATACACCTAAATGATTCTCAATTACTAACACTTATTGAGAATAAGATAAAACGTTCATTTATATTTTTAATTACATTTTTTAATTGATTTAATACGTTTTTAACCATAAATCAATCAAAAAGCATAAAAAAAGGGGGTGTAATCCCCTCTGAGTTAGTATGTCATAATAGATGCAATCGTACCTGCTCGTATATAGAAATCAACCATTCTTTCTGCTTCATTGTAGGTATTAAACCCTTGAAACTTCCACCCTTGAGAATAAGGACAGAACCAGCGAATCGTTGTTCTCATTGTGTTAAACTCCTATCAGTTAAGTACACTTTCCACCATATCATTCACATAGTCTTCATCATAAAAGAGTGAAATCTCTTCGATCAGTTCATCTGGAGTTGAGCAACTTTCACGCAGATTCAGTTCAAGTTGTTCGCTTGCAAATTGTACCAAACTGTCGAGATCCATACCATCAACAATCTGCTCAATGTAGTTAGCAAGCAGTTTATCGTATTGGTCTTGAGTAAGTTCCATTTTGTTTGTGTAATGTTTCAGGAATGAGAGTGAAGAATGTCTAGCATTTGTTGGTGAAACTTGTCTGCCTCACGAACCACATTTGCTGCCTCTGATACATCTTCAATCTCATACTTTGTCATCTCCAGAGAATGAATCACATTAGAGAGAAGGTCAGTCAGTGCCTCAACTTTTTGTGCGTCAGTCATCATCAATCTCCTTATGTTCAGTTCAGACGCATACCAGAGAAGAAAGGAATTGGGGCACCTTGATAGTTAATGAACCACTGGCCTTTCTTCTGAAAGACATACTCATTGTCACAGCCATGCACTTTCAAAATAGCATTGAGGCGGGACTTTGTGGTTGCTGATTGATAACCACCATCGAACAATTCAATCCAAGTTTCACCAATGCGGGCAATCAGATTACCGTACAGAAACACATCAGAAACATTGGAAAAGTTGATGACTTCAGTATTATCTTTCTTCCAATCTTGTGATGCAGTGATGGCATCATTCATTTGCTTTTCGATGACTCGCATTGTGAGAAGTGTTGTGCTTATACTACTGGTACACTTTAAGTGGCTCAGTAACTGTTACTCAGCAGGTGAGATAATGTCAGCAACTGTGCGTAAAGTGTTGGCAGTGAGCGATCTTGTAGAAGGTGAAAAGACAAGTGCCATAATGAAAATCAATGCAAGAACTTTCATCTTCTTTCTTTTCATTCTTCAGAAGTATTGGCGGCAGTATTGTGATTCATTCCACCCGTCACGTTCATAACGTCGGGCATCATAATCATCGGCATCCATTAGATCATCGTGTTCGCAATCCTCATAATAAGCATCAAACTTTGAGTAGGAATCACCATTGTAAAATGAAGTTGTAGTCATAGTCAAAAAGTATTCAGAACGTGAACAAAATCAAGAGAAAAAACACACCAACCAACATAATCTGTCACCTCTTCGACTAATGCTTGAGCGATGGTTTCATCGGTGTCAGTATCATCAACTTCCACCTCGAAAGTATTACCAATCACAGAATTGATGACTTCTTGTTGTTCATCAACAGTGAAATCTTCATCATCAAAATCAAACAAAACCTCTGTGACTTGCAGTGTTAAGGTTTTCATCAACATGCACCATAGAAAGGATTACCAAGTTGTGGAAGGTTTGTATTATCGGCAGTCACAAGATAATTGTGTGCTAGACGCTCACGAATTGCGATTGCTTTCTCTACACGATTCAGATACTTTTTCGACATCTGATCAATACCTTGCCAGGAAAGAACTTGCAAACACCACTCCTTTGAGATGTCACCGTAAGGTGTTTTGACGGGATAAAATGATACGACCATCGTACCATCTTTAGAGTGAAGTGTAGGAAACTCAGTCATCGTTGAAGTGCTCATACTATAGGGACACTTTAAGTGGCTCAGTAACAGTTACTCAAAGACCGTTGATGTACTCTCTGAGTTCAGCATCATACTCCTCTTGAGTGTTAAAAATACGACCGTGAATGTTGAGAGGAAACTTCTTCTCAACACCAGCAGCTGCAACCATTTGGCAGTCTGCTTCATCGTAACCCATTTCGATGAGGTTCTGAACGTAGGGATTGTAATGTGTCATACTACTGGTACACTTTAAGTGGCTCAGTTACTTAAACGATACGTTGACACCTACAACTTTTGCTGTAGGATTGCGAGCGAGTGCAGTTTCCCGTGCATCTTTTGCAGAGTTTGCTTGCACTTCCTCCTTGAAGACTTTGCCACCAACGTATAACTCAACAATGTATTTCATAGTGTTTGGAATGGTTGGACTTCTTTGATGTCAGAATTGAAAAACTTTTGAATGATGCTATCAATCACAGGATACCATTGTTCGTTATCACTCGGATAGCCACATTCTCGTGCTTGATTGAGAAACTTCAAGATGCAAGTTTCCTCATTTGCAGTGAACTTAACGCGATTGAAAGTGTAACCAGTGTGTTCAGTCATTTGTTGTTAAGATTGCGGGAATTGATTTCTTCTTCGATGAGATCAAACACTTGCGTGTAGATGTAATCATAGTCTTCGACTTCGTTGAGAATATCGAACGCAACTTCACGATCTACAGGTACTTGATCGCCACCATCTTCGCTCCATACGAATACATCTTCATTGGTGAAGATAAATGCAGCAGCGGGTGCATCTTCTCCCTGTTGTTCGATCAGTCGATTAACACGATCACGAAGATGTGCTAGGGTATTGTTGTTTGCCATCAGATAAACTCTTCGAGGTAGTAATCAAGAGGAAGTCCAAGCTCTGCTGCTTGTTGTTCCCATTCGGTCCATTCTTCGGGAGAAGCATCATTGAAGAAGTCTTCCCGAGTATAATCAAAAACAGGTCCGCACATAATCACTTTTTGTTGCGAGGGTTAATGTCAATCAGTCGGTCAAGTGCATCACCAAGAGTAGAGCGAACTTGCTCATCTTTCAGTGATACAAACTCATACGCTTCGTAGAGTTTGATGTAAAGATCATCCCATTGAGTTTGTGTCATTATCAATCAGGCAGGAAGAATACAAAAGGTGCCACAGAAACGACGAACCCATTGTAGAGTTTCGTGGTAAGATGTGCGGGGGTTGCTCATCTCCATCGTAGAACCATTCTGAGGATTGTGTGCAACAGCAACATAAAGATTGTCGCACTCTTTATCAGTAATCTGCTCAATCCACATTTGATTGACTTTACCTTCCTTCCAATTTGTGTGGTAGGAGTAGACTTCGGAGACGATCATCGGTTGAGTTGCGTTCATACTACTGGTACACTTTAAGTGGCTCAGTAACTGTTACCCATTTCTTCCATACCAAGCAAGAAACCCAATAATTGCAGCAACTGGTATAACAATCCACCAGTATTCTACAATCAACCAAATACCAAACACAATTGCCGCTAACCATACATAACCCTCAACATCTCCATCAGATGAAGAAGAAGAACTGTTGGACTTTACTTCTCTCAAATTGACGATTTGTTGAACATCTCCGTGCTTGGCATAGATTTGTTCTTTCGCACCAGAGAATGTTGCAGCTTCAACCTCTGTGTTAATCCTACCGACGCGGGAGTTGACGAATACTTCTGCTCTCCAAGTTGCCATTACCAAGTTCCTCTCTGAATGTGGATTTTGCGGACTTCCTGATACAGAAAATGCCGAAGTTTAGGGTCGGTAGTGTTATCAAAAGCATAATACAATCGGTTCAGGTATTCATCTTGTGTCGAACCTATGTTACCATCACCACCAAGGTCATTGAGTGAAGAACCTGCTTTAGCTTTGGCACGTCCAAAGTTACCAGTGATGTTACCTTGTGTTCTTAGTTTCGGACGGATCTTTGAGAGATTAGAGTAAGTCATCGTGCTACAATGTCCAGAGTTTCCATCAACATCATCGCAAGTTCAGTCCGATTGTCTTCATCAACCACAGGAATGTTAGTTTCTACAAACTCACTCACAATTTCTTGCAGAAGGTCAGTCATTCGCTGGTCAGCATACACATAACCTGCCAATTCATTCTTGAAACCGTCACGCAACAATCGCAGAGATTTTGTTACAGTGCGTTCTTGAGTAGTGTCAGTCATTTGAGGAAAGATTTGTGTTTGGAGATACATCAACGAGCGTACAAATAACCACCCGACCAGTCTGCATTTTCCAGCAGGTATTCACGATCAGCAATCAATCGCAGATCATAGCGTACACCTTGAGCAGGAGCTTTCCAAGAAGCAGACTTATACACTTCACCAGTCTTTTTATCAACGAAGCAGTGAGCAGAGCGACCACCGCCACCATCAATAAAGATGACTTTGTGATACTTTTTGCCAGACTCGATGACATAATCAATGTCACACTTGCCAGACTTCAGTTCATCAATCTTGCGCTGATGATACTGTGACTGAACCGAATCAGTGTTGTCGTAAGTATAATTGAAGTTCTCAATCGCTCGCTGATGTCCGCGAATCGAATACTGACGATAATTGTCTTTCAGTGCTTCAATCAGCAGATAGGTATTCTTGAGGACCGAATCTGCAATGATTTGTTGTGCTTGTGCTTGCATAGTAGTGGTGCTCATACTATAGGGACACTTTAAGTGGCTCAGTTACATTCACCAATTCTTTGCTAGGTTAAAATTTGCGCGACTGAATTGATAGCGGTCAACAATCTTGAAAGTGCCATAATTATTGACCATAACATAACCTTCGTGATCACTTTGTTGACCATCAATCTCACAAAGGATTTCATCGTCACGCTCAATGAACCAGAACAAATCCATCTTGATTGAATACACCAACTTCCAAAGCCGAATCAGGTTGACATCACATTCACATTCTGATGCAATGTCATACTCAGCGACCTCATCAATTTGTTCACCCTCGCGGATGTAGCGATTGATAACTTTTTTGAGTTCTTTCGCTTGCTTTTCATTCACGAAGTCGCAAAGAGTGCTCATTTGTTTAGCAAACTTGCACACATCTTCAATATCTTCACGATAAGGAGAGATCTCTGCTTCGGGACGCACAAACTTGCAGTATTTTGTGCTAATCAGATCACCTTCCAATGGATGAGCTTCCATCTCAGGAAGATAGTCTCCAGTGTAGTAAGTGTGAGGAGCAATGATAATCTCCTCACGCACAATCTCAGGAAACTTGTAAGTAATGGTATTGGGTCGGAATGTATCCAACCCTTTACCAAAACCAATCCAATCACCTTGAAACACACCCTCAGTTTTAGGCAGAAACTCAAGGCAATAGATGAGGATTTGAGTTACACGCGGTTGACCACCAAAGTGCTCAAAAATGTCATCTTCATTATAGCAAAGACGAATCTTTTGCTTGTTAAATGCTGCCTTGGTGCATACAAAAAACTCACCATTTTGAGGATTAGTTCCCCACACAATCGCAGGAGCACCATCAATCTTTACACTGATGTTGCTGTCGGTTTCATACATCCAATCCAGCACAGATAGATCCCCAGTGAGGATACAATCTTCGGGATGTTCCAGGTGTTTGTTCTGCATACTATAGGGACACTTTAAGTGGCTCAGTTTTCATCAAGAGGCAGTTTTGCAGCAGAGTTACTCTTTGGTATGATAAGTTCTTCCATAATGATTTGCTTTGGTAGAAAGTTCCAGCAATAGTAACTAGAACTGAACGTAATCTTGTCGTTTGGTCTACCATCAGGACTATGAAACTTCATCCGTTTATCAAACATTAGTAGTTGCAGATCCTTATCCTTAAACAACTGTTTGGGAGCACTATCATTCAACCAGGTGTTAGTCATAATGAGGGCAAATGGTTTCCCAAAAGATAATGCTCGCTCAAAGAACTTACGTTTGTTGGTGAATGGTGGATTGGATACGATTACATCCCACTCAAAGTCAGGAACATAAGTGAGAAAATCTTGTCCCGTTGAAATGTGTGTGGAGATGACTAGATTTTGTGCTCCAATCTGCTTGACAAACTCACTCTCTTTGGTATCAAATGGACACCAGACCTTTGCATCTTTGGGAATGTATTTGAGAATGGGAGTTACACCGTATGCAGGAGTATAGCACTCGTCATTGTTACCCTGCGAGTACATTAGTTTGCCACTATCAAGAGTCATACAATACGAGTCCCAAATTGTTGGATTTCTTTCTTAGTCAGACTACCAGAGAGACGGGGATCTTTGTGCTTGCCGTGAATCTTACGCTCCCAATCTTTCTTGAGTTTAGGAAGAAGAATCATCAGCACATCATCACCAGTCAGTTTCCACACTTCCACAACTTTGCCACCTTCATAACGTGCAATGTAGTGGTTGGAGTATTTACCAAGCTTTTCTTCAATCAGATAACGCTCCTGCTCTTCCCAAGTATCTTGAACACTGATACCATTATACGTCCCATTGATAGAATTAGCAATGGTAGACTTATACTCACATTCACCCGATTCATCTACAGCATCAGCACCAGAATAGGTTTCTGCTACTTTATGCCCAAGAATACCAGCAAGATGTATCTCACGAGAGCGAGCATAACTGAAAGGATCTCCCCAACCTTGTTCATCACAAAGTTGATACATTTCCTCAAACAGTTGTTGAAACCTTTGTTCTGGTGTCACGGGTGTTCATTATCTACTAAAGGGACACTTTAAGTGGCTCAGTTTTCATCAACTGGCAGTTGTGCTACACTTTTGCCTTTCTTGTGGTCGTTGATGTACTTTCGTGCAGATGCTTCAGTTCTACACAGTTTCTCAAGTTGTTGACCGTTGTGGATAATGATGTATCCTTTGTTGCCATAAGGAACTGCTGCATAGAAATCCTTATACATTGTGAACCCTTCTTTCATACTAGAAACCTCTTTTCATACTCTAGAAGATCGGAAGGTGCTGGGATAATGTTGTCATCGTATTCTACAGCAGTTTTCCAGCTTGCGCCAGTCTTGCGATACAATTTGATGCCAAGATGCTGATACTTGAGATTAGTAGGGACGTGAACTTTATAGTCCACACCATCATTCTCCGTCAGCATACTCAACCGCTTGTTCTCATCCTTGGTGACCGTAATCGTGGAACAAGATAACCAGAACAGGTTCTCAAATATGTCATAATCAGACAAATACTTGTATGGGTTGTCCATAATCATCCGACCAATGAATTGTGGCGACAAACAGTGATCATGAGTACGCTCTTTTGGATTATCCTTTGCTGCCTCACTTATCAAACCAAGATGATTGACCTGAGCACAATCAAACACACCAATGTAGTAAATGCGTGTGATGGGTCGGAAGAAATCAGGTTCGCCCCAGTTGTCTATATTTGCCTGCAGAGAGTTAAATGTAGTTTGGCAGTAGGCTTTCCAGTTCTTGGAGTTCATTTTAATAAAAAGCGGTGATCTGGTTGCGGTGGATGGGTTCTAGGTCGCTTGCAGTAGAATTGCAGAAAAATCAGGTTTTTGGCCTAGTGGCCATCAGGGTTCTCACCGCTTGATGACCGACACGGCAGGTTGACCCTGATTGAAGATAGTATCAACAACTGCCTGCACTTTGCGTGAGGTGCTGATGCCAACCTTGTCATATACAGGCACACAAACCAGACCAAACTTCTTGGTTTCGTCACCCAAACGGATCACACGTCCGATAGTCTGAGAGATGCCAATGTAATCCATATTCCGCATAAACAACACCGCTTCCAATCCAGACACATTAATGCCCTCAGATAGGATGCTGTGGTGAATGACAACAAATCGCTTGCTGCTATCCTTACCCCAAGCATTGAGGGTATCAAAGAATACCTCACGGTCAACTTTCTTGCCGTCAATGACAGCACCAGTCTTGGCAGTAATATACATCCAAGAGTAACCACGTTGCTCTAGTTGAGCACAGAAGTCTGATTGAGAAACAAGACCCACAATCTGTTTGGTAGAGCGAGCACAAATCAGAATCTTGCTGAGGTTCTGGTCATCAATCGTCTCCATCAGATTGTCAGCGTCACGCTCAAAGATCATCTGCCGATCTTGAACCATAGGCAGTTGCTTCACGACAACTTTAGGAGGCAAAATGTATCCACCATCAACCAACTCAGGAGCAGGAACTTGGCAGATTACCTGACCATAAACCTCAGGGAGGTTCATCCCAGGTTTAGAAATAGTGGTAGAATGTTTGGGAGTTGCAGTGAAGAAGTAGCAACGGTTAGCATTAGCACTGAAGTGCTCAGTTGCAGGGAAAAAGTGACGCTGAACGCTGTTATGTGCCTCATCAAAGTAGATCGTATCCACATCAATCTCAGCATCAACCAGACGCTGCAAAGAGTTGTACGTGGTGAAGATCAACTGATGACGATTAGCAGCGGCACACATACCTGCGTGAACAACAATGTCGGCAGGTTTGGTAGTGCTAACGTGATGAGTTTCGCCACTGTGAACGTGCAGAACTTCAGCGTTGGTGATGTGCTCCAGAAACTCAGAAGAGAGTTGCTCAGCAAGCAGAATACGGGGAGCAACAACTACAACAGTCTGCGGAGTTTCAGACTGAAACTGACGCATTGTATCATAGATCATCTTCAGCGTTTTACCGCCACCAGTAGGAACAATCACTTGGCCCTTGCTGTGCTTCTGCATCGCAGCAATAGCACGGGATTGATGAGGACGAAGAGTAATCATTACAAATTACAGTGTTTCAGGTGGTTTGGTATCTAAAAGACATTATAGCACCCTTCTAGGCGATTGTGAAGGGTGCTGATGATGTATCTGTAACTAGAACACTTTGAGTGGCTCAGTTAATCTTTGCCGCCTTCGTCACCTGTTCCAGTGTACTTGTGCTTTAATTGACTTTCTTTCTTCTTACCAGTTGCTTTCAACACAATGTCGCGTAGAGTTCTTCTACCTGCTCTCTTGAGTTGTCTCTTTTCTGCTCTGGTGTATTCACCTTTTACAGTTTTAACTTGCTTTTGGCGTTGTGGTGCTTCTTTCTTTTTCTTAAGAAGTTGTGATGCCGCTGATGTTAATTCTTTTTCTTTAGGTTTAGCAGCAGTTGCAGATGCGCCTGTTTTCTTTGCAGCAGCTCTTGCTCTTGCTGCTGCTACTCTTTCTGCTTTTGCTGCTGCTAATTGTTTCTCTCTTGCAGACCCACGCTCTTGTTCTGGTTGCTGAACTCTTGTTTCTGCTTTACGCTGAGTTCCAATATCTTTGCGTGGTTTGTATTCTTTGGCAGGAACAGTTTGTCCCCCACCTACTCTCTTTGTCCTGCGTCTTTCAGGAGCAGTTTTCTTACGCTCAGCTCCAACTCTTCCACCATCACCAACGCGACGGATTTGAGATGAACCCATAACACTAGCGTCATAGGCTGCTTCAGCAATCAAAACAAACTCCTGAAAGGTTTTCATCAGTATCTAAACACTCTTTTTAGTATTTAGAACTCCTCCTCCTTTGCTTTATACGAACCCTTGAACACACGTCCCTCAGCATACAGTTGGCGGACACGTTCGCGGCGAGTAGCAATCAACAAATCGTATTGAGATTGTTGTTCCTTCGTGAACACAAAGTCTTGTTTCCGCCACGCATCTTTCAGTTCATTGATGTGAGGCAGCACATTAGCAATAGTTTCAGTCATTGAATCAAAAATCAAAGTTGGAGTTAAGGAAAGCGTTGAAAGATTTGTCGTTATCCTCTTCCTCAAAGAGGGGTTCATTCATTTCCTCAACAAAGTCAAAGGAAGAAAACTCTTCAATTTGCAGATCGTCGAAGCAGTCCATAATTTGTTTGTTGCTTACACTATTGAAACACTTTAAGTGGCTCAGTTTCAATCAACGGGACAGAATTGCTTTCATATTAGCACGCTTCGCTGCCTGTTGTGCTCTTGCTTCAGCACCTAACTCCTGGTGAACGTGCTTAATATGTGCAGTCTTTTGTGTTGCTTGGCGCTTAGCAACTTGTTGACTGTAGTAGTTTGGCTCCATATGTGGAGATTGTTCCATAAATTGCTGAAACGTCTTCATTTTACCAACACTTTTTCATTATTTATTGTTGGGACATCATTCCAATGTCTTATGACCCCCGCACAAATGAAAAGATTAGTAATGAGATAAGTGAGAAATATAAAGATCCGTATATAAGCAATGTTGTCTGCTTCTCTGTCATTTTTACCTGCTTTTTCTCCTAATGCTTTAGCAACTAATCGGAACGCAGTTTCCTTCTTCTTCGTACACCGATTCTCTGGTTTTGACATACTCTAACTCACACCACTGTTCTGAATAACAAACCACAAGCAATCGGTCATTCCGATGTATTGAACACGCTTTATAGTTAGTCTTATCTTTAGGACGCACCAATTCTTCAATTGTAATATACTCTTTATCTTTGAAATAAACCCAACCCTCAACACCTTTTCCGTTATTCCACTTCACATAGTCATTGACTTTGGGTTCGTAGGTCATACAAATGCACTTTCCAGGGGTGTTTGTTTGATAGGCATTGCTGTGTAGTTTCGAGTATTCTTAAACTCCACAACTTTACCAACTTCCTTACTATTTACAGGACTATAGAACTCACACTTTTTGTAGGAATAGAATCCCCAGATGGTGCGGGTCGGTTTTCCCAAATTGTAATCAAACCTGCGGTCACAACGCAACCAAATAGAAAACACATTACGTTTGAACTCTTCAACTTCATAGGAATAACCTTTGGGTGGTTTATGCGTAAACTGAGGAATTAAATCAACAGAGAGTTTCATCAACAATCGTAGAACTTTTCTTGAGTGAGAAGTTTAATCATTTCCTGAAGTTGCAGGATTTCCTGTTGCTGTTCTGTAATCTTTTGTTGTAGTTCTGTAATGCGTCCTTGATACTGTTCTTTTAATTCACCAACCATATGGTTGGTGTGAGATACATTTTGTGTCACGTCGTAAAACTCTCAACAACTTCAGAATCTACATTTTCAGCAAGAGCAAATGTCACAGCATTAAGAATGTTTTCCTTCAAATCACTGTAGTATTTCTCATAGAAATTACCATCATCTTCAGCAGAAATCAAATCAAAACATTCATCATCATCCTCTGCAATGACATTCCAAACTCCACCATATTCTGATGCAGGAAAAGGAACATAGTGTTGAACGATGTAAAGAAACTTTTGTGCCATTGTTGTTTGTAGATTACCTCTTAATTGTAGTAGTTTTTGTCGCCTTCGTCAAGGTTGTTTCGGTCAGCCGCAAATATAAATGCTGCACCGATTGTGAGTAGAGAACCAAGACCCATTCCAAGTAGAAAAGTCATCAATAAAACTCCGCAAGATAATAATCAACAGGAACTTCTAAACGTGCTGCTTCACGCTCAACTTCTTTCCAAAACTCTTCTGCTGCTTTATTCATCTCTGCTTTTTTGATGAGGTCTTGGATGCGTTTTGGAATCATTTTCGTCTAGGTAATCGAAGTGTTTAGAGAATAGAACTGTAAAAAACCAAGCAAATGCTGCTGAGATGATGAGAAAGTAAATCACCTTTGATTTACTATCGCCTGCTGACGATAGTACGCTTTATAGAGTTTTTCATCACGTTGGATTAGAAATACATTCCATCCAATCATTGCAATGAAACCAAGAGCGAAAGTGATGACATACTTACGGTTCATTTTTCAGTCTCAACAGTTGTCTTCAGAAGTTCATAATCTTGTTTTTTGTTGTAGATATTCATAACAAGATCCACAACACAATAACCAAAGGCAAATCCTGCCATAATTGAAGTAATCATACTGCTAGTGCTCCGTTAGGGATTTCAACGATTTCGGGGAGTTTCTCCTCAAAGGTATTCATATCATAGCACACCCATTCACCACTGCGGAAGACATAGGCATACTCTTCACCTTCACGAAGATACTCACAGAGGTCAGCATCAAGGCGAGGAGGGCAATCATCACCGCGATAAGAATAATAGTTAGGACCATAAACACCTTTCTTACCACTATCATCCCAACGCTCATCAGTCCAGGCACAGGACACATCACCACCATCAATCAGTTCTTCAGCAAGAGATTTGGTGTTGTAGTGAGTAGTCAGAATACGACCCAACCATTCGGGATAACCATCCCAGTGGTGATACACGGAAAGAATAGAACCGTCTTTGAGTTCAAGACCAATTCGTGAGCGAGTTGCCATCAGAGAGTTGTGCTTATACTACAGGGACACTTTAAGTGGCTCAGTTTCAGCAACTGTAGAGAAGTGCTCCAAGACCAGCACCAAATAGCGTCCATCCATTACTGTTAGAACCATAGTTATTCCAACTACCAGAATAACCACCACGATTGTAGTTTCGTTGATAGTTACCGCCATAGTTGTAACTATTACCAGTCAGTGCAGATGCAAGTCCAGCACCCAAAGCTGCACCAGCAACAGGATTACAAATACGCTGACGATATTGTGGTTGTTGAATAGGAACTGCAACGGGTGATTGATAGACATTACCACCATTCGGGCGATAGTATGTACCAGTTCCGCACTGAACATTGTAGCGGTCTGTATTCACCCGACCAGAAACATAATTGCCGTAACTATCATAATATCCAGGAGTGTAATTTTCCTGATAATTTGTGCAGACTGAATAGATGTTTGTTTGTTGTGCAAATGCGGGAATAGGAGCAGCAATTAGACCAGCAAGTAGAACTGCTTTGATGTTCATTGGATTTGTTATTCTAAAGTGATTATATATGAAAAAAGGGCACTTGTCCAGTGCCCTTGTGACAGTTATTCAATTGCCCATTTCTTTCAAACTTCGTACCAAATACTCAGTAAACTCCTCCATTTTTTCGGGCACTAATGCTTGTGGTCGTTCGGTAATAACTTTTCTAAGTGCATTCATCTCATTCCATTCATCATCAGTAAGTTTTTGATGCTTTCCAGATGAAAGTGTCATAGTTTTGCTCCCGAATACTCTGATATGTTAGCATATCCACATACATTATCTAGACATTTAATAATCTCTTCGGGATTGCTTTACATTACTCAATCTTCATCAAAGAATGAACCAAAACTACCTTTGCTTCCAGGTTTACGGCTCTCCAGCATATCCATAATCTCCTCAAACTTCTTGCACTGTTCCATATCAAGCAGAAGTTTGGAAAGTTGTTGAATTACAAGAGGTTTTTCATTCACGGATGCACTCTTGATAGCAGCACGAAGATGTGATTCTGCTTCAAGAAGATGGTCTAGTGTTTGTTTTGATAATGCCATTATTTTGTACCAAGTAATAGATTGTGATAGCGAAGAACTTCAGGATTTTCTAAATCTTTGCAACGTGGATAGAAGATACCATCACGATAGCAGGCAGCTTCTGGGTTTGGTTTATCATATTTTACCACATAATCTGGTGGTTGTCTAAAATTACACAAATCTCCTTGCTTTGACATAAAGTTTTCTAGACAAAGACCACCAATAAATGGTGCCAAACCTTTTAACATATAAAGAGTGTACATCAGGGTGTCCACTCATAACCATTTGTTTGAATATCTTGCTTTACTTCTTCGTCAACTTGTCCCCAGAAGTCATTCCAAGCACCTTGACATTCTGGAGATGGGTCATTTTTATCACACTCTAGTTTGACTGGGCGATGACCACTTAATAATTCTAACACTCCAAGACATTTTTGAGATTGTTCTTTGTGATAATCGTATTCGTCCTGCACAACTTTACGAATTACGGAATAGATTTCGTGCGGTGATGCTTCTCCACACGAAAGAGCATCGTGCAACCAATTTTCAAGGTTTTCAAGAGAATACTTTTTGTAATCCATAATCAATCTTCTCTGGGTTTAGGTTTAGAACACTCATTGCAGTAGTAGGAGAACCCCTGACGAAAGTATTTTACCACTTGATAATGCTTATCGTCAAGGGGTTTTGTTTCGCCACATTTACTACATATCCTTTCCGTATTGTTTTTTGGCTCGCTTGAGTTCTTTAAGTTCTTCTTTAATTTCTTTATATGCTGCTGCGGCATCAATTTTGTTGCCCATTTCAAGAGCAATAATGATGTCCACTCTCGTACCGAAGTGAGCAAGGGCACGCTCAAACGAATCAAGTTCATACATCTGGACCACTCCAATTTTCTATATTAAGAATATCTATACGTGCATCCACAGCATCAATCGCATTCATCAATTCATACAGACAATTAGATGTTTCGATGTTCTCTTGTTCAAGTGCAACAATTCGTTCTTCAAGTTCAATCAACTTGGAATAAACGTCGTCAGTTTCTACAATTGGTTTTTTAGATGGTGATATAAACCACCTGATAAACTTTCTCATAGTAATTGTCTCCAAAACTGTTCACCTTTTTGGAGTGCCAATACAACAGTTGTGTGCTCTCGTGCGTGTCTATCTAAATTATTTTCTTTGAAGTAGATATTAGAACGCTCAACAGCACACTTGAAGATATTAGCCCACATCTGTTGATTTGGTGTCAGTCGCAGTTTCATTTTTCACATTAGGGTGTGGTGCATACAGAGGGCCTTCATAGTTACCAGCAAACTCTGTTAAGGTCTTAACTGCTGCAACTACCTCAGGAGTTTCATTCCACTCCCATACATTTCCATTCTTATCAGTAAAAGTTCTCAGGCTCATAGTTTTCCTCCAACGACACCATCATACACTTTAGTTTCTACTTTGTCAAATCCTTCTTGCTTTTGTTTCAAATACCAACGGGTAGCACGGATACATTCTTCTTCTGTAAGTGAAGTAATGATGCACGTCCCATCCGCAAGATGAGACTGCCACAATCCATATTTCTTTTCTTCAACATAAAACAAATCATCAATCAGTTGTTTATCCATAATGACTTAATTGCCTCTTGAGTTCTACTTGCACACTAATTAAATGACTGTATAAAAATTTTTGATACTCATTATCTTTTAGAAGATTGGTGAGATTATCAATCTGCATCAACGCAAGAATAATTTTAGTTTTATCGCTCATTTTCCCTCACCACACAAGATGTAGTGCATTTCAAGTCACCAGAACTACCAACAACGGTAGATGTGTGCTGTGGAGTTTTCATATTCACATCCACATAAACTGCATACACATAAATGAATGATGCAACTACACCAACAGCGGAGAACCCCCAAACAATACCAGTGAATAGACTTTTCATTGCTTATTTCTTACGCTTTGTAGTGCGAGTAGTGTTTCTAGGGGTATCCACGCTGGATTTTCGTTTGCGAACTGAACTTGTACCTCCGTCACTTTTTGGTTTAGACTTTGGCTCCACACTTCTCTTGTTTGTTTTACTGGACTTAGGGGGTTCATCACGATAATCAATCTTTAGAGTTCTTTTGTCTAGTTTAGAACGAACCAAGTATTTTTGCAAGTCATAGTCATCTTTAAACCACGCAATACGGTTCTCTGCTTTGATTTCCAATCTTACACCAAAGTTCTCATAGGGAAACAATGAGGTATCAATCATAGACATTTTGTTCCTGCTGAATACGGTCCAAGTAATGATACATTGTCTCTCTGGAATACCTAAACTCACGAAAACGTTGTGGGTTTTTCTTTTCCATCTTGATAAGCATATTCAGCCAATCATAGCGTTTGTCGAGAACATAACCATAACGACGCTCATCGTGCATCAAATCAAAAATAGAAATCATCAGTCTAGGTGCTTTGGTTTGTCGGTGTCGAATGTCGTCCACTTTGCTATCTTAAGGCACATCAGCAAAGTTTGGTGTTCGCGCTGATACAAATTCCAATCTTTTTTGAGTTTTGCTGCGTGTCTTCTACGATAAGCACAGCACCAGACGTTATAGTAAATCTTATCCTTTTCAGACAGTTTCATCGCTGTAGTTCACATAAAGATTATCACCGCCAATATTAAGGTGATACACTGCACCATCGTTATGGTAGATCCCTAACCATACTGCTTTACCTTCTTCCATCACTTCATAGTGAACCATCTTCACATTTTCCCAAACAAGTTCATCTGGGTTTTTTACAAATCTACTCATTGGTTTTTCTACTCTCTTGTATTTTACACCCATAATGGTTGCGGTGTCTCCTTCTATGAGAACTTTTGAGATGTCTATTTCAGTCATTTTTCATCACAAAAGTTTCTATAAATTTCCCAAGCAAACTCCAAGAGTTGTTCTTCCCAACATTCCCAGTAATCACCTTTTTCACCAGTAAAACTATCAAACCCGCAGGATTTAGCAAGTTCAAGAATTTCTTTGTTAGTCATTCTGCCTCCTCATAAGCATCCTGTACCATCTCTGCGATTTCCATTACTTCTGCTTTGAACTCTGGTTTTGCGGTCTTTGCGATCTCATCATAGAACAGAGTAAGGGCAGTCGTCAATAGAACCAGTTGGCGTTTTGTGAAGTTCATTGTCCCAATCGTAATTTGCGTTCAGGTGAAGGAATGTGTCCGTAGAAAATATCATCATAAGGGTAAATATAGGTATCATACCATCCAGAAGAAAGTGCTTCCCAAAAATCATCAGGAAAATGTTCGATGGTATCATAACTCTCTAAAGCATACCAGAAGTCGTGAAACCCATCAAGGAAGAGTTCCCACTTTGTTGGTTCTTGAAATCTCATTTCAATCTTTCCAAGACATTACGAATGTGAGATATTGAAAGATAAAACTCTCTGGTATTTTGTCCCCCTAATACGATTGCGTTCAGTTCTTCAAGTGCTTCGTTGATGAGTTCTCTGCGTTCAGCAATAGCAAGCATTTCTTCGTGCGTCATTCAGCATCTCTCCACTGCTTTCTCATTCTAACATACTCTGGGTCTTTTGCCGCTAAGTCTCTGAAGTGTTTGAAGATTGTTGCTGATTTTGCTTTTTCGCACGTAAGTGCATCTTCACTCTGGGGTAATACCTTACCATCTTTAGTGTATTTTTTCCCGTCAGAATGATTCGCGTATCTTCTAGACCTCGTAAATCCCATCTCAAGGAATTTGCGGGCCATATCCATACCAATGAAATCATCGTTCCTTGCGTATGCACAGAACATTTCGTATATTTTAAGAGCAGATTTGCGAGCAGTAGTCTCATTCTTGAACCTCCAATACTGGCAAATATCTTCGGTGTATGGTCGCACAAGGAGTACTCCCTGCTCTCCGCGTCCAATTCTATATAGTTTTCTTGTACTAAAATCAGTGAAATCTAAAGTTTTGTAATCAAGTGAGTAATCAAACTCTTTCATCGTCCAGTGATGTCCTCATAGTCCATAAGTTTACCATAGCGGAAGTGAAGTTTCAAGCGAGGCCAATCCTCCCATTTGCCTTTCCAATCTTCTGGATAGACTTCAACATATTTGGTAATCATACAAGGACTTATCTTTCCGTGATTACCATTAGGAACCCACTTAAAGTTTCTCCATTTGTGAGTTTCTTGGTAGTCCTCATCACCCTCTTCGATAATTACAAAGTCAGCGGTATGTGAGTAATCAATGTAATACAAAACACCATCAGGAGAAATCCAATACTGAGACATTGTGCCACCAATACCATCTTCAATGTCTTTAGTTTGAAGACGAGTATTGGTGAATTGTTCCCCTAAGTCATAAGAAGAACGAACATAGTCCATCATTCCCATTCTTCTTCCTCCTCCTGATTTAAGAGATTTGAAATCTCATCAAGTTCTTCCAAAGTCATTGGCACAGTTTCTACTTTACCAGTTTCAATATCTTCTGCCATTTGATACAAATTCTCTAGAAACTTTTTAGGTAGAGTATCATCTTCACCAAGAGATTGCCAGAACCAACTATAACATTCTTCATAAGGGTCATCATAGAACATTAGAGCATAATCCTTATAGTTGCCTCGCATTAGATCAGACCAGATGCGAAAAGTTCCACCAATGTTTTTCCATCCGGTCATCCAGCAGTGACCAATATAATACTCAAACCAGTTCAGTTTCTTTGACATCTACATCATCCATATAGTCCCATCTCCAAGTACGGGAAAGAATATCAATATCTAGTCCAAACTTATATGCCCAGAACAACAAAGAAAATGTGCTACCACTTCCAGACTTGATTTGAATATAAGGCCAAGAAGGCCAATCATTCCAACTCACTGAAAATTGAAACAAACTCCAATCTCTTACATTTAAAACTTGGAAGTACCAGTCGTGCCCGAAATCGTATTGGTGCTTAAGATTAAACAGTTTCATTTTCAAGTTCCTCCAAGAGTTTAGTGTAGACATCAATCGCTGCCTGAGTGCAGTTAAGTTGTTTCATATCATAGATGTATCTTTCAACTGCCTCGATAATCATTTGATGTTTCAATTCTTCCCAACTATTAAAGTTAATCATTTGTTCTCATAGTCCATCGCTTCCATCTCTTCCTCAGTGTAGTTAGGATTATCAGGATTTTCATATCGGGAAAGTTTTGCTTTCAAATCAAGAACTTCACGCTCCAGAGCATAATTTTTGTTCTCAAGTTCAATCACTTGCTTGCCGTGATTTTCTGCAAGCACCAAATCAAACTCATTAGCAACCCTACGCATATCTTCTTCATCTCGCATATCATTGAAAGCAAGATAACAAGCACCTTTCATAATGTTAATATCATCGTGTCCCATCGTGCGAGCAACAGTACCAAAGAAACGAAACAGTTGAGTGCTGTTAATATCGTGAGTGGGAATTTCAAAAGTATAATGTTCTTCAGGCAGCATCTCATCATCATAGATGCCCTTACCATAAGATTTCCATTCAGTATCAAAATGAACTTTTAGTTTGGCGTCGTAAGTCATTAGAGGGGATTGATATACAGACATAATAAAACCCCTGACTGCGAAAGTCAAGGGTGAAAGGACGGTTAAACAACTGGACTAGGTTGAAAGGATTTGTCTACATATTTTTCTACAACTCTGCGTATCTTCACTGCACTCGGTCAAGCACTCAAAGTAGGAATTCATAAGTTCGTGCTGATCAATAAATTCATTAACAGTTGGCTCAAGTTGTTTCCATGCAGCTAATTGATTGTAAGAAATTAAATTGTGCATAATGACCTCCACACGCACAAAGAATATCATAATCAAGAATTTTCGTTCATTCTTATGACCTCATTATTCTACAACTATCTAGGTGTTTTGTGTGGGTTTCTTAACATAACTATACTAATATCTCATCAGTTGAAATGCACCATTCTTCTCTACGATTGCGGAGCAAGTATCAACAAAGTCACCACAACACATATATTCAACGCCATCAATTTTACGAATATTTGCGTGATGAATGTGTCCCACAATGATACCTTTATACCCACCTTTCTGACGGCAATAATTTGCTAAATCTTTTTCGTATTGACTGATATACTTTTTACCACGCACAGTGTTCTTTAATGCATAAACAAGAGAGAAACGGAAAATCCTCTCCAGAAACAAACTCATTGGTGTAATTAGTTCATAACCTTTGTTAAAAACTAATTGTTTCCAAGAGCCAGATGAAAACTCTGAATGTTGATCTCCGTGAGTGCAGAGATACTTGTCACCGTTCTTAGTCTTATACACATATTCTTCTTGCATTGAGAAGTTCTTATGATCAAACATACAATATCGACGTAACATTCCTTCATGATTACCAGGAATATATACAACTTCCACACCTTTCTTGGTAAGATTTAAAATTTGATGAACGCATTCAGTATGTTCTTTTTTCCAATGTGTGTTATACTTTTCCATACAATACACATCAATAATATCTCCAACCAATACCAACTTTTTGGTTTTGATTTTTTTAAGAAACTTGGAGAATTTTTTTACATTGCATCGTGTCGTACCAAGATGTACGTCGGATACAAACACAGCATCATAACTCATCAGTCTCTTGTCCTCCAGTCTTCTGGACGTTCTTCAGTCCACCAGTCTACCATATCATCAGTGCTTTCAAAACTTCTTTTACCAAATCTTTCGTGACCTGTACCACCAATATCAAGTTGATTCAAAAAATCATCCATATCTCCCTCCTTCATATTGGGATTTTCAGCTGTTCTTCTTGCCTGCCGCAACATTGTTCCAGCAGTTCGATTTACTTTTGCAAGTTTCTCCGCCCAGATCATATCTTCAAGACTTACCTCTTCGTGAAGTGCAATCTTTTCGCAAATTGCTTCCAAACGAAGACGATATTGTGTAGAGAGCATATGTATTATTCGGATAATGATTATTTATTTTTAGATTCTAACTCCTTCATCAACTCTTTCGCAAGTTGATTTGAGCGTCTCCACATAGAGTAACGTGCCCAGGGTGTTTGTGGATTATTCACCAACCACCAACGGAAAATTACAACCTTGTTTTTTACAATTCTTGTAATATAATAAAATGCCTTTGCCACACTCTCATCAGTTACGATAAGATATGCGGCACAGGCAAAGATTACAAGATAGACATATTGAGCAGTCATCTTCTCAGTGTTTTCAAATATTCTAACACATTTTCACGAACTGCCATCAATTCATTATAGCACTTTTGATTATGAGCACACTGTCTCAGTTCGTGATCTGGTTTATGTACACTTTCAATAAACAGATCCAGTCCTCGGTTCCATTTAATGTCGGGTGCTTCATCCATCTTTTTTAACTTTCACAGGACAAGTAGGAATAGTTTCACGAATGGTTTCAATTAATTCAGTTTTTAAGTATTCGGGTAAAGCACCGTTAGATTTAATCTTGTGAATTAAACTTAATGCTTGACTACAAGTAATCGTAGTCGTGAGAAACAGAGCAACCATTGGCTCTCTCCTATTCTATCTCTATTTAATCAAGTCGTGACGAAGACATACCAACTTACCAATCAGAACACCATAGTAAAGAAGTCTAGCACGATCATTTTTGTGTTTATGACTTTCCTCTTTGGTAATACGGATCAGCTCATTAATATCTTTGAGACTTAACTCAGTCTCATGAATGTTGTGTTCAGTTACTTCCATCAATCCCAACTTACGTTTTGTAGAAGAAATCCAGGCATCACATAAGTCCAGGCACCCAGGCCATCAACTCCACCAACTTTATACTCATACTTGTAAGCAAACTTGTTATGACTATCATAAGTCATAAATCCTTTTTCTTTATCAAAGTATGATTTGATGGTGAGTTTAAACCGATTGGAAAATACAGCACGAGTTCGCAGTGCTCCACCAGTCTCACGGGTTTCAATTACAATACAAGTATCCATTTGAAACTCTTTTGGTGTTTCAAGAGCACAGGGAGTTTCATATCGGAATGGGCGATACTCTTTCTTCTTGGCAACAGTTTCAGTCTGTGCAAATGAAGGAGTAGCAAACAGAAGAGCAGTCAGCAGCAGAAGTTTTTTCATTTGATAATCTCCCAGTGAGCATCGTTTTCTTTATTCAACCAAAAGCAGTATCTACGATTGATGGATACTACAAACAACTGGGTATCAGTCTCTTGCTCCACTTCCATAGCGTGAAGTTTATCCATTACATTGCAAAATCTATTGCGGGCTTTCGAACTTTTAGGATTGATGTTGATGAGATGTTTTTTGGTCTTCATCTGTTTGATTGAATTACAAGTATTTTATCAGATAAAAGGGGTCAGTGGTGACCCCTATGTGACAGTCTCTAAATCATCACTGACAATAACCACGAATGTAGTTTTCAATTTCTTCCCGACTTACACCAGTTTTGATGGTGGGATTTGCCAGTTTGTAAATTGCCTCCACAAAATTCTTATTTCGCAGGTTGAAGAAAGAATCCGAAACTTGTCCACTTGCAATCAGACTGTTGTTGACGTGACTTGCAGTTTTCACAAGATGCTGCCAAGGCTTTTTGTCAGTTGAAGTCGATCCAAGATACCGTTTCAGAGGGTATAGTGAGAAATAGGTTTCAATGTGTTCAGAGATATCAAAGTTGATACCAAGACCTCCCATTGCATCATCCAACATCGGATGCAAACGCTTCTCAAAGTTGTAAAGAGCACGTAGCAAATATGCAGAGAGTTCCTTGTTAGGTTTCTCTTTGTCCCAATCAACAGCATTGCACAAAGTCTGCACAATGTTCTGGAGAGTATCAAGTTCTCCGTCATTGATTGCATATTGGATCAGTTTTTCCATCTGTGCAACTTTTGTGCAACTAAAGTGAGGGTTAGAAACCAGAGGGAAGGGGAAATCAACAGGTTGCCAGGTGAATCCAGGAATACACTTGTAGAAGTTCATAGTGTTGATTGCTGGAACATCCCCACAACAAACACGGTGATACAGTGCTTCCCAATCTTTTGTAGAGTTAATGCCCTTGATCTCTTTGTAAAAGAGCTTTGATGCCTCCAGAGCCCGATCAGATTCAGACACAGCAGAATCAAATGCAACTACGCGCACGAACAACTCAAGGTCTTCATTTTTTACAAGAGAAAGAGCTGCAATTTGTGCGGTAGTATGTTGCTTTTTGACAAGATCAAAGCGACCAGTTGTTTCATTATAGAAGACAACAGGAGTTTCGGACTCACAGAAATCAATCGTGTGATTAAACAACTCAAAATTTTCAATACAGTACTCGGGACGCACAATGCGAACAGAACCCTGCTTGTAATACAGACTGGATATGGGAAGTTTTACAGTGTAAGTTGCCTTACGATCTGTTTGCTTGTTGTAGTATTCATAAAACTCATTTACATTCATAAAGCAATTCCCAAATCCAATGGGATACTTTATATGTGCGGTGTCAAGATTATCTTGAATTACGGAGCGAAGGCCGCGAAAACGAGGTTCAGAAACTAGATCTAGAGCAGAAATCGAATCAATTTGTTTGATTAGTTCAAGAGTGTTGGTCATTGAAAGTAAAATACAAGTAAAGGACAAAACCTTTTTACGAGGGCTAACTCAAGTGTCCACAATAACAGATTGGAGAACCGTTGTCAAGTGTGGCAGTGGAAATTTGTGATTCCCACATTACTAGGACATTTTAAAGGGCCCTATTCAAAAAGTCAAGGTCTCATCTGTTATCAATCTCTCACCAAGAACCCTAACCATTAAATCAAGTGAAATCTGTTGTGGTCTTTGCTTCCACCCGTACCATTTGCTTTTCTTCCCATTCTCGTGTGGTGGAAATTTATTTACAGAATGATACTGCCCCTCTGTGATATCATAAATTTTAGTTCCATTCTGCAACCACCAGTGTTTTTCTCCACGATAATCTTCTGCACTCATTGGAACTAATTCATTCGTATCCATAAGATAAAATAATGCTTGACTTGAATGATAGCAATGACCATAAAGAGGATTAGTCTTCATATCCTCTGGGTACATTAATTTCTTTCTACCTTTCAATAAATCTGGAGTTAAGTTCTGGCGAACCAACTCCATTACCAAAGTTATGTTATTTTCTGTGTATTCATATGGCTCAAAGACTAACCGACGTGTTTCAAAGATTGTATTGTCTTCATATCGGTGTCTCTCTATAGTCTTGGCCATATTCTCATCAACCCTAGCAAAGGTATTCTAATGATTTATCGGGGTTGTGTCAAGACCTCTTTATCATACCTCTTACCCACCCTTCTCCAGGACATTCATTGTGCATCTTATTAGAGTGTCCATCATTCCAATAAAATCCTCTTCCTTTTACCCATCCTTCTCCAGGACATTCTTTACAATGACGGTTTTGCTCTCCATTGTTCCACCAAATACATTCCTTCTTTTTTTCTATTGTTTCTTTACTTCTTTTACATTTTCTTCCAGTTGCTTTTATTTTCATTTTTTTTATCGTTTCTTGAGAATATGATCTACCAACATTTATTCCAGGTCTTCCTCTTTTCCATTCAGGTCCAGGACACATCTCGCAAAACTTTGTTTCTTTCCCATTATTCCACCACTTTGATTTTTTACGATGTTCTACCATCTTTTTTCTTGTTTCTTCTGGAAAGATAATTTCGGTTATTCTTAATCTTGCTGATTCATAAAGACGTGAATTATAATATCTTTTTTCAATATTTTTATTTTTACCGATCATAGATACGTGTGCCCATATCATTTTATATGTTTTTTGATCTTTTAATCCATATCTTCTAATAAAGGCTTTTTCTAATAGAGCGTGAGCAATGTAATGTTCTCTTGAAGTTAAAAATACAATTCTTTTATTTTTACCGTAAATGCTTACTGGAAATGTATGATGACCTTCTACATACAGTCCTTGTTTTTTTGCTTTCTTTTTAGTGTAACCTCTTTTCTCTGCTTTTCTTATGAGGTTACAATAAGTCCTTAAGTAGTTCATCGGCACTTAACTTGATTGGCATTAATATTTATAAAAAAATAGGAGTGGATTGACCCACTCCAACCTGAAAAGACGCCAATCAAGTTCAGGCATCAATATTTATGATGTTTGACCAGTCTCTGTAAGGTAATCTTCGTAAAGAATTTCTTCAAGATAATGTGCTTCTACTTCGTGTGGATACTCCCAGTAATCCAAATCTTCAAAGGTTTTATCATTACAAAGCATTTTACCTCTGCGTTCTTTAAGAAGACCTTTAACCCATTGCCGAATATGTACGCACTCGTGAATTAAAGTTTTTGTATAAAGTTCCAAATCAAGTTTTGGATCAATTTCAATCAGAAATTCACGAGGACGATAGATATCACCAGCAACAGAACAATATCCATAAGATTGCTCCCTACGAAGACCTCTGTGGTGGACTTCTACGGTGATATGATGTCTGGGTAAGTACTTGGACAGAAACCACTCTACAACACTGCTACAGCGTCTCCTACGGGCATTATAACCAGTAATATCAAGGTATAGCATTACAGTAGTGCCTTGAGTGCAACTTCAGTCACTTTAACGCCCCAATGGATGAACCAGATGAACGATGTGACAAAAAGTAATCTGTCTGTGGAGGAAAACCGCATCGGTTTCGTGTGTCTCCATACATTATAAAACCTGCCAGGATCGTTCTGGCAGGTGGGTGTGACAGTTTTTAAAGTGTCCTATCGGGCGTTTGCTTGTGCTCCGTAAAGATTGAATGATGGCGATTCCGCGAAGGCAGCGTAGATGTAAGTTTGGTTGCTGAGATTTTTGGCACTACCCGTTGTTCTTATTTTGAACCCATTAGACAGAATATCTATATTTGGAGTGCCGATATTTGCTGAATCTTCGGCATCGCTGAGGTTAGCGCAAAGAGTGCGACTTAATGAGTTGTATTCGCTTCTTGTCGAGTCATTAATATCCCAAAATGTGTATCCATTGTTGGTGCTTGAACACTTAAACATTATCCATCTAGGTCTAAACCCGGTTATCACCACCGGACCGTCGCTGCTTCCATTTCCGGTGTAGGAGCCAAATTTACTGAATCCGGGGATTTCTGCCCATAGGTAAGCTACATAATTATAACCAGAACGGTTGCAGTTTTCATTGCTACCTGAAGAATTGGTCTTCAAGGTGAATACAGTTGAACTGGTTCCTTTGACAACTCCGCTTCCCCAAGCAGTTTGTGCATCTGCAAGGTTCAAAACAAGGTTTTTGTTTGAATCGAGAGCGGGGTGATCAACCATCCAGTAGTCCGTGTATCCCCTACTTTTAACAATAATAAATGATGGAGTTTTTGTAAGTCCGTGAGAAATTGTGCTGTCGTTTACATTGTTTCCAGTATAAGTTATAATACTAAATCCTTGTTTAGTTCCAACAGAAGCACCAGTAGGAGTAATGGTTCCAGCAGTTAGTCCAGCAGCAGATGCCGTTGCATAACCAACATCATTAATATTAAAAGTACTTGAGTTTCCACCTGCTTTCCACGCCCAACTGACGATTGGGTAGGTATCGCCGTTTGTGTCACTATCGGTGCCAACAGAAAATCCATTGGAGTTAAAAGAAGTCAATGCTTGAGCAACGGTGACTTCTGCATCAGTACCATCTGTAATTAGGCGTTTTGTTGCGCCACGCACCGTGTCAAACAAGCAATGGTTAGAAGATACTGTTCGCCGTTTAATCCATACAAAATCCGGTTTGAACCCGACATTTATACTCCTCGCTGCACCATTACCCGTATAAGTCGTCACCCCTACATACTGGTCCGGACGAACGATAGTAGGTCTTGGAGTATTTGCAAGTGTTAATGGTTGGAATCCTGCTGGTGGTGGGAACTTGAAGGGTTTTTGACCGAAGTTTATCGTACCTTGAGCAGCAGTTGATTGTCCACCATCTCCAATTGATGGTGAAAAATATCCAGAGAGACCACTATAAGCAACTCCTTGACTAATTCCATTTTTGTAAAAAGTCACAGTTCCGGCATCCATATCCAATGCTACACTTATTGTATCTTTAGTTGTCCAAGTGGACCCATATGCTGAAATACTATTATTATTATATTTGTATGCGATTGCAAGATAATAATAACCACCCGATGTAGTTCCTGGAGTTGGACTTAAATTGTCAGTATCTTTAGAAATACCAACATTTAAAGCTCCAGTTCCAGTATCATCAATTACTTCCCAATACCATTTTCCAGAATTAACGTATATTGTTGATGCACATGCACTATCTTGTGTAGTTGTTGATGACCAAGTTAAATTGCCATTACTTAATGTTCCGTCTGGATTTGCAAGAGGATTCAAAGTACACCAACCACTCTGCTTTCCTCTTTGTGTATTAATATTCACAGTAAAAGGATTGAAGTTTGATGCAGTGGCATTACCATTTGCAGTAATAGTTCCTGGTGTTACATCTGCTGCTGTTGCTGATGAGTTTGATTTACAGCACAGAAGTTTTGTATTTGCTACTGAACTTATAGGTGCTGATGGTGGTGTGAAGTTTGATGTGTAGAGTGCGGTTCCTTTGACTACGTGAAGGTTACTGATGAAACCACCCAAAGCACTACCATTACTTGGATTATAAACCCCAACATATGAAGGGTACGATGCACTGCCACCAAATGTATTTGCATTTGTTGCAGAACTTCTCAATATTCCATTGACGAACATATAAACTGTGCTTCCACTTCTTGTAACTGCAATATGATTCCAACCACCCGGTAAACTTGCAGTTACAACATCTCCACCATTATAATACCAACTTATAAATGATGATGCAGTATTATAGTAAAGTTGAGTTTCTGTACCACCTTTATTAAATGTTATTGGTGATGGATAATATGGTGATGTATATGGAAAAGATGCATTTATGTATAGTTCAACAGTAAAATCGCCAGACAAAGAATAATCATTAGAAGAACCGATATTCAGGTAGTCGGTATTTGCACCAAAAGCAACAGCACCATCAGTAATCTGTGTTAGATTAGAACTATAAGAAACCCCAGAGGGACTATCAGGAACTATATCTGGGTCTGTGGATGCTGGTATGAAGTTACTGGTGTATTTTGCGAGACCACTATACGCTCTAAAATCTTGTATGTATCCATTAAAGTAAAGGTTATTATCGCCACCTTGTCGTCCAAGAGAAAGTTCTCCGTGTGTTATTGAACCACTTGTAACGGAACTTAAAAGAATACCATCTTTATAGATATCAAAAGTTCCTCCTGCACTTCTAACGCAGGCAAAATGATACCAAGTTCCAGTTGTTAATGCGACGGTAATATTTGTATTTACATTCCAACTTCCACTAGCAGTTCCGCCCAAGAAATTAAGAGTTGATGAATTTGAAAAATAGAATGCAATTCCACCTCTACTGCTTGTGGAAGTCATTACAGGAAGACTGTTAAATGCATTAAAATTAATCCAAAATTCAACAGTAAAAGTTGATGCGTTAATTGATAAACCACTAGTATTCAAATAAGAACTTGAACCATTGAAACTTCCAGAAGCACTATAAAAGTTTCCATAAGAAGAACTATAAGTTATATTACTATCTGTAACTGCTTTATTACTCGTCCCACCATTAATAGCATTACTAAAATCACTCTTAATACCAACAAGAGGTAGTGCTAATACTAAACTACTTGCATTACTATCAGTTCTTACACCAACTCTTGCGACTTTACCACCAC